TCTGTAGTTAAATTAGAACCTACTGCAGTTTTTATATTATCTTTTTTAAGATCTTCTAGGTATTCTTTTCTACCCTTGAGATCATATATTCTTCCTCTATTTCGTTCATATAATGGATCGTAATAAACTTCAGTATTAGTTCTTCCATATAATCCTAAAGTAATTTCTAGATTTTTTATCTCTGGCTCTAGATTTTTTAATTCTTCTTTTTCTTGCTTTCTTTTAGGGAATAATATATCTAATAAATTCATAATAATTTGTTTTAGTGTTTAGTAGAAAAGTAGCCGATCAAAGCCACTCTTCTTTAGTTTTTATGTTGGTTGTATTATTTTTGGCTGAGTTATTATATCAGGGGATTCACCTCCTATGAGAATTCTTTTTAAGATTTCAGATATTTTCTCATAGGTATTGTAAGTATATGGAATTTCTATAAGAATTATATTATTTTCCTTACAATATTTTCTAACGTTTTCATCCCTTTTTAGTTGTTTTTGAAAGGATCGCTTATCTCTATAAAAGTAATCTACGAATTCATAATGTTGTGCTCCATTATATTCTATCCAAAATGTTACTTCTTTTGTGGATGAATATATAATAAAATCTGCTCTAACTTTAAATTCATTATTTAGTTTTATAGTAACTTCATCAGATAGATTAAATTTTTTATCTTCAAACCATTGTAATACTAATTTTTCTCCACTACTTTTTCTATTAGTTTCATAATTGTATCCATTTAAAAAATCTCTTGGAAGTATTAAAAAATCTACATTATTTAATCTATCATAAATTCTAACATGAGTATTATAATTTATGTATTTAGAATCACTAAAATCATATCTTTCTGACCCATGTACTTCTATAGATCTTTTAATAAAATTATTTAATCCCATACTTTGTTCAAGGGAAGTTCTTTTTAATGTGCATTTAGGACAGCAATGATGAGGAGATCTTAAATTATCTAATGGAGTTTGCCAGAAATATTTATTGCATTTTTTACAAAGTATTTTCATTGGAGTTTCATTAGATATATAAATAGATTCTGAATAATCAAAATCATCTCCAAATTTTTTCTTTGCTTTTTCAAACCATTTTTTAGCGGCCTGTTCTCTTCTCCAATCGTTTCCATTCTTCATATTACATTCAGGACAACCAACTATTCCGTGCTTTGGTCTCTTTTTTAAAGTTCCTAAATGTTTTGCTGGAGTCATTTCGAAGTATTGTCCACAGAGTTTACATTTTAATATTAATGGGGTTTTCCAGGTAACATATTCTGTTTTATCATATTCGAATAAATCACCATAAATTTCTTTACTTTTTTGAATAAAACTTTTTGTATCTTTCACCTTAAGTTTCATATTGATTGCAATTTTTTAAGGAAATATCTAATATGTTTCTTATGAAGAAGGGCAGATTGATCAGATCCACCCTTCCTTGCAATCATAAGAAATAATAAATTAGATACTTCTAGTTTATTAAGTTATTTTTTTTAAATATTATCAAAAGTTCTTTCATACGTTAATCAATGAGTTTTATCCCATGACAGACTATATCACCTAAGAAATTTCCTTAGTCTACATACATAGTCGTTGAACCTAGATTTATATTACTATCTAGGATGCTGATTACTTGTATACAAAGATACAAATTTTCCAGCAATTCTTGTAGAAAACACCATGAAATTTTCCAAAATGTTCAAATTGCTTCAAAATCATTAACTATTTTTATTAATGAATAGACTATATCATCCATATTATATGTATGGTTCTATATTTAGTCGTTGAGAAAGGATTTTATTACTATAATCCTTTTTGCTGATTATCTATTTGATATCCCAGCATTTTAATAGAATTTTCATAAAGTTTTGTATTACTTTATGCTTCTTCATTCGAAAAAGCTTACTTGAATCGTAAATATTAACAAATTAATTGCTAAACTAGACTATATCTTAAAGAAATTTTATCTTTTCCTGTACATAGTCGTTGAGAAATTAGATCTTTGTCTAACTTTTGCTGATTACTTTATAGTTTCCAGCAGTTCACAGGATTCTATTAGGATTTTATTCCTAAACTGACAATTAAGTTTATCAGCTCTATCTGTCTTTATTTGTTATCTATAGCTTTTCACTATAAGAACAGAATATAATTTCAAGATATTTTATTATCTTGGTAAGTCTTTATTCGTTATACTGATAGATCTAAAACTATCAGCTTGGTATTACTAATTGCTAGTTTCACCAAATTTACTTACTGATAATCTAAAGGATCACTCTTTTAGACGGCCCAGTATTGACCATCTTCAGTCTGTGGTTATGTTAACTATAATAAATCATATTATTATAGCCCAGAATACAAATTCAACTTAGGGTTTTCTAAGTTGGTAAGTCTTTATTCGTTACATCAAAGATTACTTATTTAATACCTTTGACTCGGTATTGGGATTGTCCTTTCACCGAATTTACTTACTAATAATTTAGGGAATTACTTCTCTAAACGGCCAGTAATTATTTACAAACCATTTTCCGGTTGATGTGTTATAAGGGGTTCCTATATCACTTCAGACTATATCATAAAGAGAACTATGGCTTTCTCTTTCTTTATCCTTAGTCGTTGAGAAATAGATTTTATTATCTATTTTTGCTGATTTATGTTTTACATTTTCCAGCAATTCATAAAGATTCAGATTTCTATGTTAAAAAATCTGGACGATAAGTTCATCAATTGGAGCATCCTGAAGAATACAGTTATAGAAATTAAGAGTACGAACTTTGATACGGCTTGAGTTAGTTAAGATTAATCTAAGGTCGCATACTAAGTCATCCTTTCTGAAAGAATATTTAGTATCACGATCTGCAATTTTCTGGCGATAGTCCTTATGGTTTTTGTTTTAAATCATACTAGACTATATCATAAAGAGGAACTATGGCTTAACCCTCTTTCTTTGTACTTAGTCGTTGAAAAATAGAATCATATCTATTTCTGCTGATTATTTTTTCGTTATATTAGGTTCATCGCTCTTAATCCTAAATCTTAAGCGATGGAGATAACTATAACGAGATATTTCCAGCAGTTCACAAAGATTCATTAAGGAACTTTTAATCTCTTAATGGACAACTTTTAAATTATCAAACCAGTAAGTAATTGCCTGATCTTCCTTATCTACAAAAGCCAACGACAGGGTTCCAGCTGTGTTTTGACCTGTCTTCTGAATGATAGTATAATTACCACGCATTCTCTTTTCAAAACCTGATACACTATAATCAATACCTACCTGAACGGCATTTAATCTAGCATTGAAAATATCAGTACCAGGGAAATAAACTCAAACATTTGTTCTATGTTTAGACTATATCATAAAAGAAATCTATGGCTATTTCTTTTCTTTGCTAATAGTCGTTGAGAAATAGATTTTTTATCTATTTTTGCTGATTTATCTTTACTTGATCTTCCAGCAGTTTACAAAGTTTTACTAAGACAATTATTTATCTTAGGTACATTAATGAATTGAAGTTCCCACATGTCACCACGAAGGAATTCTTTATTATTATCTTTATATGTACTTTGATAGTCAATAAATTTCATGTATCCGTCACTTCCGCGGACTAAACTTGCTACGCTTGCCATAGTTTTTATTATTTTTTATCGTAATTTAAAGTTATATCGATCGTCATATCATTATCTACTAAGTCGCTCATTCTAGATTCCACTTCAAGTCCTAGTCTGTTATTTGGTAAGTCTAGGTAAAATCCAGTAATAACTAATGAATCTATATATGAGTACCCAGCTGATATTCTATTTAAGATCTGTTCTATTCTAGCTCTTATATCTCCGGCTGATTTAGTACTAAGAATTTTCCATTTATTCTTTTCCAATTCTCTAGCCACTTTTCCTATACAGAATCTCATCCACCCTGAAGTATTGAAGTCTTGTCCATTTTGATATTTTTTATAATAATATATCTGGTTATTAAATACTAGATAATTACTTTTGTATTCTTCAAGTTTTTCTTCTGGTGATTCAAAGGTGTAAGGATCTGTTGTAGGTGTTTGATATAAGATCTGATCGCTAGTTATTGAGTAAATATCTTGTAAGAGCCCTCTAATATGTAAATAATATCCAGGTCTATCTTGTCCGAAAATTGTTTGCCCTCGATAAAAATATAAGAGTCGATTATCAGTGTCAGAGGTATAATTAAAGACGTAGTTATTTCCGGCCGTATTAGTTTCCTCAGGATCAGTTGTTTCTATTAAGTTTCCGTTTTCCACTTTATAGAATTTTACTCCTCCAGTGGGTTGTGATACTATATAAATTGTTCCTGAGGTTATATTTTCGGCCGATGGGAGTTCTTGAGTTTCTACGTAGGTCCATCCATTATCAGAATTTTGGAATAATACTTGAAAACCTAAACTCCTTGCATACCCTAAAAATCTCTCGTATTCTGGATAATAACTAGTCTCTGAGCCTGTCTTCATTCCGGCCGAGTATTTATAGATATCAGGGACTAAGAAATAATCAATAATTCCAGCGTTGTCAGATCCAAAAATAGCCTCTGCCGCTTTCCAATATTCCCCATTTATATCTTCGGCCGTTTCTTTCCAGGCTCGTTTAAGATACCATGTTCCAGAAGGTAATTCAGATTCTTTAGTACCTTTTTTATATTCTACCTCTTCACCTGTTTCTCGATTTATGTAAGATGTTGAGAGAATACATCTAACTAACTTAGACTCTGAAGTAATTATAGTATCAAGTCTTTCCTGTCCAATAGTAAATAAACCACCTTCATAAATTTCTTGATATTTATACCTCTCGATTGTTACTCTATACTTATCATCTCCTTTCAGTTTCTCAATATTTACACTAATATCACTATCTAAGTATTCGGGATCTCCGCCTTCAGTACCAGTTGTTTTAGATATAAATCTCACTCTAGTACTTCCGCTCGAGATTTTTGATAGTATATTGTGTGTAGTGTTAAAATCTGGTTCGAATAATAGACCAGTAATATTAGTAAAATAAGTAACCTGAACAGAATATGATGTGTATATTTTGTAACCCTCCGAGATATTTCCTTTGACTGTATAACCTAATTGACTTGGAATTATAACTTCTACTAACCTCTTGAAAATTTCTTTATTACTTTCTTTGGCTTTGATTTCGACCTCGACTGTTTCATCATAATACTGACTTGGAATATTAGGGATACTATTAATTTCCTCTTTAAACCAAATCATTATATTTTCATAAGAGTCATTTTTAAGTTTTTTCAGGATTATATATTTAGAAGTTAATCCCTCGTCTATCGGGTGAAAATCTATCTCAGGGTTATATACTAAAGAATAAGCTAAAGTTTCATACCCTTTTGATACTCTTAGCAAGTCAGGAAGATGAGATAATAATATTTCTTCATTAATTTTTTCAGTATAATCAACATCTCCTTCCTCTATATATTTCGGATAACAATATTCAGGTCCAATAAAACCTGGATAATTTATGTTTAATACATCCCTATTTTCTAGAGAACTCGTATTATTAGTGTCAAGATTTTGTGGTAATTCTAGGATTTTCATATATTCTCCTAGATAATATATATAAAGAGTATACCACAAATTTCCCTCTTTATATTCGCCTTCTCCTGTTACTACCTTATACAAAACTTTATCTTCTCCGATTTCTGGAAGTTCTGTTAAGTTATAGTATAATTTTTGATCTATAGAATACTCTTTTAGGTCAACATAGTCAGGAGCATTAGTATTTTGTTCAACCTTAATTGGTCTATATAAGAATAAAGTAACTCCAGATTCTAAAAGTTCATCATAATAATCTTTCCCTGGAAAATCTGATCCAAACCAAATATCAAGTTCATCAGGAGTTCTCACAAGTATTGGTTTCTCATATGACATCTTAGAATCTACAACTTCAGAAAATACTGTAAAATCATCTTGTTCAGTGGAGTACTTTATATTAGTTGTTCCTAATCTTAAATACATAGCTTTATATTATTTAATTAGTTTCATTACTGAATTTACTCCACTTTCTACTATAGAACCGTAATCTGTTTTTGAAGAATTATCGGGAGCTTTATGTTGTATTATCTTAACTTCTGGAATTTTTCCTTCATTTGGATTCTCTCCTACGATACTAAATGATACCGTAAGATCTCCTGCACCGTCTCCAATATCCCCTGTATACTCTTCAGAGAAATCTTTCATTACTAAAAGCAAATCAAATTTTTGAATTGTACTATATTGTGGTGTCATAACATATATTCTACATCTGAAGCATATATTTTTATACATAGCAATACACACATTATTAGTATCTATTGCAGTTAATTCTAGAACTCCTCCAGTACCTCCTTCTTTATAATAAGATTCATCATGTCCTTCACTATTATAAATTGCAGCTTTAGCACATTCTTCAAAGTATCGTCTCCAAGACTTATATTGATCATCAGCTATAGTTAATCTAAATTCATTAGTAAATTCCATTGAAACAGGATAACTAATTTCACCATCATAGAGACTTAATGTTTTATTTGTTAATTTAGATTTTTGAAGATCAAAACTAACATACGGAATCCATCTATTATAAGCAGTATTTACTCCATGTTGAGCTATATTTCTAGTATTAATTTCATGAATCCCAGGAAGATAATTAAGATTTCCATTCTCAGGACCTACATAAGGTTCTAAGACGACTTCCCAATATGCATTAGTATCTAATGTTTGAGTTCTATAATCTGAATATCCAGTTGAAGTAAATTTATCTGGAGTTGTAATAAATGGACTAGATCTTAATACATTGTACAAACCTTCTACAGTATTTGCATCATCTGTGCCAGAAATTCCACATAATTCTTCTAATGTAATATTTATTCCTTTTCCAGATATATAATTAGATTTAAATTTATAAGTTGTTTCTCCACCGCTAGAGCCTAGAAACATATCTTTTGCTGCACTTCCTACTTTTTTCCAGAATTTATCACTATCCCCGCTACTTCCACTACTTTTAGTTATCTTGGATAATAGATTACCTTCTTTTTGAGAAAATTCTGAGTGACTTTGTGTTGGTAGAAATGGATTACTGCCTGACGGTCGTATATTTCCTTCTTCCCATCCATCTCTATATTCATTTTTTTCTGGTCTATTTATAGGATTAGAGATATCTACAGATTTGCTTCCAACTATTGTATTAACTGCATCACCAAGTTTATCTCCCAAGTTGTCGAGTGCACCAGAAACTCCTCCAGATACTAAATCGCCCAGTAAACCTCCATCATTTCCTGGTAATCTATATCGATTTGATTTAGATAATTTTTCAAGTTCATCTCTAGCTACTACAAGTGCAGCTATTGTTTCATTAAGAAGAAGTTGTCTTGCTGATCCATGTACTCCAGTCCATCCGATAGTTTTTTCAGCTGTCCATCTAAGATAATTACTTAAATTAAGAGATTCTAATCCAAATTTTGGTAATTTCATTGGAGGACCTTCCACTCTCGAAGACTCTTGTTGAATTAAAATCTCCTTTCCAAGTTTATTTATATACTCTTCTGCTCGATCAGGAGATATAGCTTCTGAACTAAGATATGCACTTACTAAAGATTGCATTTTCTTACCCCATTCTCCGGCTTCTTCCTCACTAAGTAAACGAATAGTTTCTTTATAAAGATCATCTTCAGTTAATTCCTTTAAATATTTCCAATCTTTTTGACTTTCATCTACTTGTGCTTCAGGAATTTTTTCTTTAATGTCATCATCTAATTCTTCAATGGTGTGATCTTTTTCAGTATCTTCCGGAACTTCTAGAATAGAATCGTAAAAATTTCCAAGATCTCCACCAAGACTATCTAACTCTTCTGGGCCAAGAGGAGTATAATCTTCAGATTGTCTAGGAGCATCACCTGTTTTTGGAACTTCAAGGAGAGAATCATAGAAATTATTGATATCTCCACCAAGAGAATCTAATTCCTTTGGACTTAGTGGAGTATAACCTTCATACCCATCTCCAGAAGTTTCGGGGAGTTCGAGTTTTTCATCTTCTAATTCAAAATCTCTAGTATCTTCAAGTTTATCTATAAAATCTTCAAGACTTTTAGGTTCGGATTCTTCTGTACCTTTTAAATCTATCCTTTCATCTTCTAGAGAACTTGATTCATATTCTTTAGTACCCTCTAAGTTTATTCTCTCGTCTTCTAAAGATTTAGGTTCGAATTCTTTAGTTCCGGTTAAATCTATTCTAGTGTCCTCTAACTCAGAAGCCTCATAATCCTTCGTATTTTCTAAATCAGCAAGATAATCCTCAAGTTCAGACATCTCAGCTTCTTTAGTTCCAGTCAAGTCTATTCTAGTATCTTCAAGAGAATTATTATCTTCTACACTTAAGTTTTCTCTATAATCCTCTAAAGTAGATATCTCAGACTCTTCAGTATTTTCTAGATCAATTCTTTCATTCTCTAGAGCTTTAGGTTCAGACTCCTTTGTATCTTCTAGGTCTATCCTTTTATCTTCGAGACTTTTAGGTTCGGATTCTTCTGTTCCGGTTAAGTTGATTCTGGCATCTTCTAACTCAGAAGCTTCGTATTCTACAGTACCTTTCAGATCTATCCTAGTATCTTCAAGAGAATTATTATCTTCTACACTTAAGTTTTCTCTATAATCCTCTAAAGTAGATATCTCAGATTCTTCAGTATTTTCTAAGTCTATTTTAGTGTTTCCAAGTTCTTCTAATACCTCTACAGTACCTCCAAGAGTTATTTTATCTTCAGGTAAACTCTTTAACTCTTCCCCACTTCTAAGAGACTCTTTATGATTCTCTAATTCATCTAACTCCTCTGGCGTTTTCTTAAGATTTTCCCTATAAGTTTCTAACTCTTTATCTTCTACGGTTCTCTCTAAAGATACTTTGGTTTTAGAAAGTTCAGCATCATCTACTGGATTTCTGAGTTTAACTTTAGTATCTTCAAGTTCTTTTAGATTATCTTTTCCACTATTTAATTTTTCTCTGTGATCTTCTAATTCATCTAACTCCTCTGGCGTTTCTTTAAGATCTTCTCTATAACTAGATAATTCAGAAGTTTCAATTGTTTTTTCTAAAGATATTCGAGTAGTATCTAATTCATTTTTAGAATCTACTTCGAGCTGTTCTTTGTATGATAAATCTTTAAATCCTTCAAGGTCTATTCTTGTTAGATCTAATTCTAGGTTGTGATTATCAATAAGAGATTCTCTTTTTTTTCCTAACTCTAGATCTTTTTCTGGAACCTTAAGATTTTCTTTTGTATTTATATAAAGATTTCTTACATCCCTAACTCCTTCTAGATTTAACTTTTCTGTACCTAGAGATTTTAATTCTTTTGGTTCCTCAGTTAATTCTTCTCGGCGGTCTTCTAGGGTTGGTTCAAGGATATTTTTTTTATTTACTATATCCTCACGATGTTTCTCTAGTTCTGTTTTCCTAGGATCATACAGATTTTCACGTGTCTTTTCTGTATACAACCCATGATTTTCCGCCGAGTCAGAGTTTCTATTATCAGAAAGTGGTTCTCGTGATGATTCTTTATATAGACTTTTAATACCACGAACCCCATCTAATCCCTCTATATGATCTTCGAGAGAATTAATTTCTGGAATCCTCCCTGTTGTTCTTCCAGGGAGTTCTAGATTATCTTTCTCTAGGGAAGTATGATTTTCTTGAGTTGTTCTAATACTTTTAAGATATTTACTAAGAGCTTTTACTTCCTCAGGTCTAGTAAGTTGATCACATCCAGGAATTTTATTTTGCTTCAGAATCTCATTTTCTATATTTCTTTCTCTCATAATTACATATCTAAAGTTTCAATAATACTATTCAATGTATAAACATAGAATACTTCAGCTACTTCAGAGTAACCCATTTTAAGAGATATTTTAAATCTGAATGTATATTTTCCACGAGTATATTGTAATTCATCCCCTACTTCAAGAGATCCATCATCTGTATATACTTCTAGATTATCTCTGTTTCGATTCCATACATCTCTTAGTTCATTCTGATTTAATATCAATATTGTAGTAAATTGATCATAATCGTTCTCTAATGTACTACTTGATGAATATGTACCTCCAAAAACATTTTTCCATTTTGAATTACTCTTTGGTCTGAGTACTACAAATTCAGTCCCAAGAAGTTTTAATTGTAATTTTATATTTTTCATTCCAATAGAATAAAGCCTATTTGCCTTATCTAAGTTTTTTGAAATCATATCCGCCATAATAGTATATATTTAGTTTAAAGATTAATCACAGTCAATAATAGTACAAAATTCTTCTGTATCAATTATCTCACGTATTAATTTATATATCTGTTCAAAAGTAAGAGATCCTGATAGTTTCATTACATATATATCTCTCTCTAGGATCGTAATTGTTCTAATATGAGCTGCCATAGATCTAATGAAATCATCAATTTCGTACTGACTATATTCAAGATCTTTTGGAATATATATTTTAATTGAAGATGGATCAGGATATATACTAATTACATCTTTGGGAATTTTACTAGAAACTTCATAATCCCCGATACGATCTTTATCCAATTTCTCTGTTAATTTCGTTATCATCTTTCTAGCTTGTAAATCTGAAAAATATCGAATTCTAGGTACTATCATTTTTCAAATATATTAGGTTTTACATCAGTTGACATGAATTTTTTTAAGATAAAATCAAATTCATTTCTTGTTTTAATTGTGTAGTTATATACAACTACTTTTCCAGTATCTACCCTATTTACTATCGTTTTTAAGTGACTCCAGAAAATAGAATCAATCTTCTTAAGTTCGTTGGTATCCTCTTTATTTACTGTTATTACGAATATTCCAGAGATCATTGACATATTAATACCTATATCTCCACCAAATTCTCCAACAGTATAATCTAGACCTTCAACATAACGAAGTCTTTTAAGGCTATTTTCTAAGTACTTATTTCCAAAGTCTCCTCGATATGTAGGAATTATATCAGGATCATTAGAAAAAGTTACTGCAGCACTATAAATTAAACCGATAAGATCTTCAGATTTACCGGAAAATAGAAATTTTCCCGTTTTTCCAATAAATTTCTTTAAATCATATTTATTTAAAGACTTAACCGAAAAATCCTTCTGTTCAACTTCCTTAATTCTATTTTCAACTAAAGCTTTGTTATCAAGAAGATTTATTTTTACTCCAAGAGTATTACTGAGTTCCATTATAAAGTTGGCTATAACTTGATAATTTGTAAATACAATAGCCACTGAATAAGAATTATTTCTAGAATTGATTGCATAACTACTATATTCCATCCCTGTATACTTCTTACAGTAATAGTCTAAACTATCTGAAGTCTTTTCCAATTCCTTAGAGGTCATTCCAAAAGTATACATGGTAATGGAATTATCTTGTATTGAAAAATTTAATTTATAAGCTGTTACATTTCGATCATTAAAACTAAACTTCTCATCTATTTTTGCTCTTTTATCTAATGAATCTCCTATAGTTACTCCAGAAGCTCTATAAATACCAAACTCACGACGAATTAATTTATCTACTTCTTGAAATTTAATAGATGACATTGGATTGTGTAAATAGTTTAAGAAGAATTTTAATACTACACCTGCTATAGTTCCATATTTACCTCCAGTTATAGCACCACTGGTAATACTAGCATCTTTTAGGAGACTACCTGTAACTCCTCCAATACCAGCACCAGCTAAGGCAGATTTTCCGATTACTTCTATAGCTCCTGGAACCTTATCCATATCCTTAGGACCTGTATAGTGACCCTCCGGAATTGTATATTGTTTTTGTCTAAATTTTGTCATACCATAAGATTTTTAAAATAATTAGTCGAGCTATTTACTATATCTTCTACAACTCTACCTCCTTTACTATCTACATACTTAGATGCAGCCTTAGACATTTTATCACCAACTCCAATCTTTTTCCACATAGTTTTCTCTGGTTTTCCTACTACACTAACTAAAGCAGATGTTCCAGGAATAGGTACTGTTTTCATAGCTACAGAAGTTATAGGTGCTTCTATAGATGGTTGAATTACTTTAGTATTTATAACTCTTCCTGGATTAATGGCTGCTTGATTTGCCGCCATTTTTACTCCTTCTATCTTATTTAAACCTCTTGCTGTAGCTTCTAAGACTTTATTTTGTGTTTTTATGGCGGATCTTTTTGCAGCCATTGGAGTCTTTCTAAGAACTTTTTTATTAAATCCAGCCAATACTCTAGTTCCTGTAAGAGAATACAACTTTCTTTTTATTATCATAATTTTATATATTAAACAAGTAAATCTCCATACCATCCAGATTGGAGTATATAATTATCACACCTAGATCTAAGCTCTTGATATGCAGGGTCGATATTAGATAAAACGTCAATAGAAACACCAGGGAGCAATAAAGAAGCTTTGAGATTTCTGATGTAATTCAATAAATGACATAATGTAAGGTCCATGAAAAATGTACCCCTTGATCCTTCTTCTATATTCAGCCAATAAATAGCTGCTTTAGATGATCCTGGATTAAACGTTTTATCAGGAAGAAAGTCAGGAATTATTGGTCGACTACATATTCCCCTAACATAAAATTGATCATAGCTAGGCATATCCATCATAAAAACATATGGACGTCTATAATCCGTAAAATAAGTATAGTTTCCTGGAGCTGGATAAGATATAGAACCTATTCTGTACATAGGAATAGAATTTGGAACTAATATAATCTGATCTTCCGATATTTTACAATCAAGAAATAATGTAAAATTACTCTTAATCTCACAATATCCTTCAAGTCCCATGTTCTCACAACTACACATCTGAGAACGGTTCATTTTCATCTCCAGAACTAATGGTAGAGTATTTTCAAATTCTCTTAATGACTCCTTAATTATTTCCAGTAGTATTTCATCTGCACTAAGGTAGTCATTTAAATCTAAAATTTCGTCAAGAGAAGTTAAATTGACTAATGCTGCTCGTATAAATAACTTCTTCTTAAGATCTATTAATAATGTTTTATCCATGATATAATACTGGTAATAATTTAGGCTCTACTTTTGTTGTTATATCTTTTCCTTCTTCGAAAAATATCTTTATGATTTCAGGGATTTTATTATTATCTTTATAGGGAATTCGAAGAAGACATATATTATTTTCTTTGCAATATTGTTCTAAACATCTATCTCGATTGACTTGATTTACGAAGTCTTGATATGTAGGTTGAAAATATTTTATCCAATGAGTATGTTGTTCTCCATCATATTCTATAATAGTATTTAATTCAGGAATGTAAAAATCTAAATGAAATATTCTATTATTTATTATTAATTTATATTGACGAATTATGTTTAAATAATAACTATTTAAAATAGAGTATAAAGAATTTTCCATAAACGAGATACTACTAGTTTTTGAACAATATATACAATATTTTCCTTCATGTTTTAAAAATATACCTAGTCTAGTAGTATCCCAAATATGATTATGAATATTACATTTCAGTATTAAATATGTATTTTGATAATTGAATTCTTCTTTAAATCCTAAAAATTCTAAAGATATATTATATTTTTTATTTAAATAATTTACTCTATTTATTATTAAATTATAATATCTTTTCTTTTCCTGTTCACGTTCAAATAACTCTCTACATTTAGGACATAGTATAATATTTCTACTTTTATCAGTCATTAAATAACTATAATAACATGAAAATTTTCCATGTTTACAACAAACTAATTCAACTGGAGAATTATAACCTGTATAGCTATTATGAATATTATAGAATATTGACAATTCATTTATGGAAGATGATTTATGAAATTCAATTATATTATTTTCTGCTTCTAAATTAGTTAATTTTCTTTTTTTTCTTTCTTTTGAACATTCAGGACAACCAATTAAATTATTCGAAATAAATCCATTATAGGTTGTTGTTTTCCAAATAATATTGTGAATATTACATTTTAAAATCAATTTCGTTGATGAGCCTTTCCAAAAATTTACAAATCCTAAAAAAGATATATTATTCCCTTCATTATTCTTCTTTAATATGGATTTTTGTATTCTTTCTATTGCTATATTTTCTGGAAGTGTTCTTTTTATTTTTGAACATTCAGGACAATGCCATCCATTTAATATAAAACTAGAATATTTTATAATTTTACTTATATTATGTAATTTACATCTTAAAATAATTTTTAGTTTTTTTGTAGATATATCTTTTGAATAGTTTTCTAATCCTAGGAATTCGATATCTTTAGTTAATTTCGAAATAATATTATTTATTATATCATCTTTTGTAAATTTTTGCATATTCTATTATTTATAAAGGATAGTATGCCAGATTTCTCCAGCATACTATCATAGTTTTTATTATTCAAGGGCTGCTCCTCTAGTATCTTCGTACTCTGAGACTGCAAGATCCATACCAACGTCGAAAATGTCGTGATATCAATATGTTTGCTAAGTATTATCTACTCATGTTCAGACTATATCTTTTAAAATCTTCATGAAAGATTTTAATTATACATCTAGTCGTTGAGAAATAGAATTATATCTATTTTTGCTGATTTTTGGATTTATTAAGTTCCAGCAATTGGTATAATAATCGCATATACTCTACGATGACATATTTCAAAGCTCTCTGGTATCTAACCAAAACGTTAACCACCATTTTATTCTGCATTATTGTTAAACTTAAATATAAAATTAATATTTAAGATCAGACTATATCATTTCAATAAGTACATAGTCGTTGAGAAATAGATTTTATTATCTATTTTTGCTGATTTATTTTATTATCTTCCAGCAATTCTCTTATTTTTCTCGGTAATATAAAAATCCAAGGCGCAATTATTTACGCTGAATTTGAACAGGGTTATTTGTCTCATCGATGATAATACGGTAATCATCGATATTATAAGACATTGGGAGAATAGTTGATTTGAACCAATAGTCAATAGTTCCAATCGCACTTTCCCAAAGTTTTGGTGCAATTCTCCAACCTATATACTGTTTAAGTAATATAGGCATAGCTTTTGAGATACGAATAGCTAAACGAGAGTTACCTTCATCTGAAACAATATTATCCACACTTTGCTTAGTATAATTCGTTTTAGAAAATTATTTGGTAATTTCGCTAGACTATATCTTGAAAAATAATAAAATTTATTTATCTTTTATACTTAGTCGTTGAGAAAGGATTTATATTAGTAATCCTTTTTGCTGATTTTTATTTTTAATATAAATTCCAGCAGTTCATAAAAATTCAATTTCAATAAATTGGACAATTTTGTTTATCATTCATATTCCAAGCGTTAGTTTGATAATTCCAGAGTACAGTATTTACTCGTTTTGATAGCAGAAGTTGACGAGTTTTCTTATTAAACTCTGTCATAGGTCTTTGATACTGAACAATACCATTAGTTTGTCCAAGCACAGGAGCAAATTCTGCATTATTTCTACGGTTTCTAGCTACAGCTTCCCAATAAACAACAGCAGGTGAGCAATAATATTTCCATCCAAATGTACCAGAGTCGATATCCCAAGGTGCAGATAGATAGAGTTTATATGAATCTTGTGCTATCTTAGTTGCATTATTAGCGATAGTCATATAATTTGTGCTCTGAACTGTTGATATTGGATAGAAATAGTTAGAGTTGATAGCCATATTAGCCAAGTAATTCTGGAAACTTAGTGATGTATTTCCAAGGTCACATAATCCTTCAACCACATAAATTTCCTGAATATTGATTTCGTCAAGTGCTTTCTTAAGATCCGATTCAGATACGTCAAGAATATCTGTTTCAGTTGGATCTACGCCTAATTTTGCATAAACTTGATCTCCACCATTTTCTTGATATTCATAGTACTTATATGAACTTCCAGATCCAACTCGGTAAACATCTCCAACTGACATACCTATTGAGTTGTAAAGATCAGTCATTGAAGAAACTGTTTGTTTATAAGAACCTGCATTTGGGTCATTAGGATCAAGTTCTACCCATACTTTATCATCAGCTCCGTATCCATAGTAGTTCAATCCAAGCTCTCTCATATCGTCAGGGAGTTGAAGTTGAATCATACTTAGGAGTTCATTGAGTTCTGATACTTCCATATCTCCACGGCCGGTTACTTTACCTATATTAAAGAACTGTACTTCGTCAGAAATATTAGGATCAAGAACAGCGACTTCATAAAAATCTCGCTGTAGGATACTTTCTGACGGTTCTACTGTTCCTTTCTTAGTATAGGTATCTAGAACGGCCGATAGTACCATATAAGGAGAATCAGAGTTTTCGTTCAAAGCGGGGTTAGTTAATTCTTTGGTAACTACTGCATCATGATTAAAACGTCTAATTCTAACTCTCAGATCAGTATTAGAGTTATATTGATTAACTGCATAATATTTCTGTTCTTCGAAACCAGACCAAGCAGAAGCATTAATATCTATAAGTTTTTGATTAGGATTATCACTAGTCCAATCAGGTTCACAAATTACGATATACTGCTTTCCTAGTGGACATCTAGAATCTGAAGTATCTAGCATATCCTGTCCTAGGTAAAGTTCATAGAATACAACTGCCTTTGCTTTATCAGGATCAGTCGTTTCATTTTCAGGAACGATATTATTAGGATCTGTGAAGAATTTATAAGATGGAGAGAAGAATTTATTAGTTTCATTCATCTGATTTACTAAGTCAGGGAGAGTTCTTACATAGTAGTCATACTGAGGACCATCATCAGTTGTACGATTACCAAGAATACCTACTCCATTCAAATTAATTGACCATCCATCTTGATCATGTTCTGCATCATCTCCATCAATATCAAGAACAAATTTAACGACACCTTTATCAGCATCTCTAAATCCCTTCATTAAAGCACCATCTCTAAGGATATATGTACTATAATCAGTTTTAGTCATGGGTTTAGCGTAGTAGATATCGTTAGCTTTAGATGCTCTACAAACCAGCATAACATTAGAGCCAGCCAATCTATAAGCATTCATCCACATTGTTGCAGCTACATTTTTATCTCCTGTATTATTAGCATCATGATAAAGATTATTTAAGGATGCCATATAATCTTCTGTTAAGTCTCCTGAAGCATAAGTTTTTAAGAATTCAGATTGACTAGAAATCAATGTAGGAACTGCTGGGCCTGCATCAGAAATTAAAGTCACTCCGATAATTAAACTTTCACCTGCAGTAGGATTAAGAGCTGCGGTATGTACTCTCTCTATAACTTTTACATACGGTTCGAGAGTTTCAGTCCATTGTGCCATAATTTAAATATAATAATTAATTGTTTTGTTTTAACCAACTTCTACGAGATATACTGGATATTTATTTCTTATAAATTTTTCACATATTCCAGCTATTAAACCAACATCAGCGGTTCCATCAGATATAGTAGTTATAGAAATTTCATTATATCTACTTTTACTTTCCTCTGTCACTGCACTTGAGTTTGGTAAGTTTCGTATTATGTTTTTTGTTATATCTTTTAGTTTATTATCTGCTATTGTATTTACTAGAAGTCTAAGTTCACCAGAATTTCTTGTTATAGCTACACTTATTGCTGACTTGAGAGAATCCGCCGTTTTAGGATCTCTTGTAAAATCGGAGCCTTCTTTAAAGCCTGTTTTTTTAAGATCCTCTACTACTCTATCCATTAATCTATTGTCAACTGTTAATTTTCTGGAAATAGCTTCATCACCTTTTTTTATAGTACCAACTAAGGCTCCAAGAGCTGCTCCGACTAATGTTCCGGCGGCTACTACTCCAAGTCGTTTAGCAAATGGACTTAGAGCATTTAATTTTCGGAAAGTAGGATTACTCCCTTCATATTTAATATTTTTAGCATCTTTTCCGGATAATGGTAAACTTAGGGTAGCTACGTTTCCACCAATTATAGCTCCTTTAACAGTATCAGATAATATACTAAAGTCTTTTCTTCTAAATGTAATCATATTATTATCATTTCTCTCGGAAAAGATTTTTTTAAATTTATAAGAGGTTGTCTTTTTTGGTTCTTTTACTTCTACCTCTTTTAAAGTTTTATTAACTCCTCCAAGTGCTTTAGTTAATTTATCCATTGCTTCTAGTTGTTCTTCTTGATATTTTTTATCAGAATTTTTTCTAGTAGCATTAATAGCAAGATTAGTTCCAGAAAATCCAGCAGTGGCAGTAGTAATTTTTGCCGTAGGGTTATTTTTATAAAACTCCTTTACATCTCTGATTATTTTCTTTGGTTTAAATTTTGCCATAATTTTTTATTAATTTTAATAGGAATAACCATCTCTTTGAGTCATATTTGTCTTCCAATCCTGTTTTTCTCTTCGTCTAGCCTGTCTCTGAGCATAATTAAGTCTTTTATTATACCATTCATTATTTTCAGCCTGTTTATTTCTATTTCGAAGAGCCATTCCACCTGCTAGAAGACCACCAACAACTAATCCAGTTTTTCCACCTTTACCCATTCTTCCGAGTAAACTACGACCTGCCTTATTCTTTCCGAAAGCTCCAGCAACAGCACCAACTGTTCCACCAAGAGCAGCACCACCAAGAGCAGCACCAGCTACAGAACCATATCCAGGAGCTTGTTTTGGTTTTTCAGCAAGAATATCTGAATCTTTCATTCTCTTAAGATTATCAGTATCGTCGTATTTAGTGAATAATTTTCTTTTTATAATCATTGTATTTCTTGATTTTTAGAATCTTGATATTTGAAAGCATCTTTATCTAGAGCCCGAGCTGTTTTATTTACTATTTTCTCTCCAGTTCCCCATGTTGCTCCTAAAACTGCAGCACCGACTGGAATACTACCTGCTAAGGCTGTTTTGGGGTTATCCATAATGAATTTACCTGCTTTTTGAGACCATACTGAACCTGAGTGTTTTCCATATCTATTTAACTGATGACCGAATTTGTATACACCTTTTCGACCACCTCCGCCAGATAAATTAGAAAGTCCACCTAAAATTGTTTGTCCAGGAGTTTTAAATATCTGTGAATTTCTTACAGATTTAGAAGCGCCAGTAAGTAATCTTTTAACTGCCATTACTCCAGGGACTGCATAGTTTCTCTGAGTTAATGCCATCTGATCTTTATATTGAGCTTTTTCAGCAGAGTATCCGAGAGCCATGGGAGCAGAACCTAGAGCAGCCATCGTTATTAACGTTCCTTTATTTTTTTTTGCAGCTTCTCCTAAAACTTTTCCAGTACCTTTTACTGCTTTCATTATAGATCCAGCAGAATAGGTTTTTTCAAGAGGCATTCCATTTTTCTTCATATCTTTTTGAATTGCTTTATCAGTAAGATATGAAGCTCCTGCCATTGTAGCTCCCATCATAGTTCCACCAATCAGCTTATTTTTTCCTTTCCACACAATTTTACCAACATCTTTAGCGAGACCTTTAGCATTTCCTAAAGTTTTATTATTCTTAAGAGTTGCTGTAAGTTTTGCAAAATTTATTTGAGCAAACTGTTTTTGTCCCATTACATCTGCTGCTTGTTGTGCTGCTCGTGGATTGTTTTTTGCGTTTTCTGCAATTTTATTTAAAGCTTTGGTCATCTTTCTATTTTGCTCCTCTGCCTGTGCTGCTTGTTCCTCAGCTTGTTTCATTTGATCAGAGCCTTGTTTTAGAGAAAGACCTGTACCAATAGCCCCTGCAGCATTTAAAGCCATTCCCCAAAAAAATTCTTTTTGTCTAAACTTAATCATAATCTAAATCCTCCTATAATTAAGTCTGCATATCTTGACCGGCAGTTTTAAGACCTTTTCCAAGACCTCTAGTAGCTGCAGAACCTAAGAGATAACCAGCTCCCATACCTAAAATACTTCCAAATGGTCCCCCTATCATTGTTCCAATAGTTCCTCCTAATTTAGTAGCTCCTAAAACACCACCAGCGATTCCGGCTACTTTATTATCAAGAGCTTTACCAACTCCTTCTGTAACTCCTCCAAGTGTATTTCCGGCAGCTTCAGTTAGTGCATTGTAACATTTTCTTTTTAATCTGTATCTTGCCATTTACCTCTTCCTCCACGATTTAATTCTTGATTTAATTTTCTCATTTCTTTTCCTAAATTACCGATTCCAGCTAATTCACGTTGAGAAGTATTCATTCTACCCAGTCTATCCATATCTGTATCATATTTTCTCCCTTTAGTGAAACCAAGAGCTGGGTTATTAGTATTTAATATCTTGGTTTGAGAAAATCTCTTTACAATCATCATGCATTAAGTAAATATATTTTATAACCTAATCCGAAGGGTAATATATTCAATGCATTAATAGCATCTTCGATAGATTTGAATTCTAAGACCAATGATCTTGATTTTTTATCATATTTGATAGCCTCTCCAAGCAATTCAGAAACTTCATAAGATAGATCAAAGGAAGGAGAGAATGAACCAGATAGATAGGGATATTGTTTATCACCGCCTTTACTCTTAAATTCTCTTTGCTCTAAAATTGATCCTGGAAATTCTGAATACTTCTTTTCTTTCTTTTTTCCACCTCTTCTTTCTTCAGGATTATCATTCCTAGGTCCAGAAGTGTCTCCTAAAGAAGTATTATTATTTCCTCCATTATTGTTATTATTCCAATTTGGATCACTATCTTTTGGCGCAAATATAGAATGACTTACGTTTAATTGCATATTTCCAAGACGTTTATCATATGTTTTACCTGGAAGTCTAACCTCATCTGGTAACTTTGCTTTGGCACCAATTTTTAGATACATTCTATATTTATCTTTTCCAAACATAGAAGTACTAATTACAAATCTTTCGATTACTACATTATTTCCTCTAAGAACAGGAATTAATGCACTAGTATCTATTACTCCGAATTTATTTCTATCAGAATATCGCATAAGTTTTACATAAAGACTTCTCATTGCATCATATTCTGTAAATTCTTTCTGTCTAAATTTAATCATGCCACAACTGATAAATTATATTTTGTAGCGAGAATTTCTATAATATCAAAAGCTATTCCTAAGTGATCAGTTTCTGCTGTGATTACTCTGGTTTCTTTATTAATATCAGTTATTCTCATTCTAAAAATATCTTTGATTAATTTTTGAGTATAATTGTATAATTCCTTATCCTGTACTTGAATTTGATAATATCCAGACTCATTTTTTATAAATGAAACTAAAACCATAGCCTTAGAATTAACTCTACTAACGCTATCTGCTTGCTCTGGAGTTATAATATTAGGCCGTAATCCTTGTTTCTTTAAATATTCAATAGCGTCCGGCATTAAATTTTGGATAAGGTATTTCTTCTTTCTAAAATTTATCATAACCCTTTGTTTATAATTGTTGTTTCAGTATCAACCGGAACTTCATAATGATAATCTGGATTATTTCGTTCAAACTCTATATTCTGAACTATTTCTTCTAGGAATTTATATCTATCATCAATTACTTCATAGAAAAATAGTTCACATCTGAATTGACATTGATAAGAGAAATTTGAATTATCATCTTGTTGATATGTCTGGTTAAAATCTTCAGTTATTCCTCCCCATTTTATTGCAGCTGTCCATCTTTGTCCATATCTATCTGATGTTTTGAATTCACAGAAATTAGTAAGTAATGTGACATTCATATATCTATTTTTAAAGTCAAAGAATAATGGCATATCAGTACTTCTTAGATAAAATTCAACTGGTATTTTATGCTGCATTACTTTATCATCAGAATACTTAGGATGATTATCTTTCACTGGAGTCTGAAGAAATTGATAAACAACATGTGATGTTTTAGTTAATGTAGTTTCTTTATTAATTCTAACTAACTCTAAACCATAATCATCTAAAATTTTACGTAATTCTAGAATAAATTGATCTTGATAATCTACAGCTCTTATAACATAATCATTATATTTCCTTCTTAATGTAAATATTGTTTCAGATTCAGATTCAAGTGTAACATCATCTGAACTAATTATAATTTTAGGAAAATTTCTTATCTCATAACAGCTTGGTCTAGGTCCAATAGGTTGAAGATATATAAGATTTCCAGAGTAAAACAAGAAATTTATAAACTCAGGATTTTTATAATCTCCTTCCGAAACTACTATTGTTGTATAATTATAGTTTTGGATAACTCTAGATTCTGAGTCATTTACAATAACTATATTAATAGTATGTGGATCATAAGTTAATTTTCTTAACTTAAGTCCATTTAATGTAACATAAGTATTTTTAAATAATTTAGGAAGTCCTGTAGGGAGCATGTCAATTCTTTTTTCAGTACACGGTATTCCTAAAAGATCTGATAAACTTCCAGAAGTACTTCCTGGAGAATAAGTTAGAGTGAGAGTAGATCTTGAAGTATCCTCTACTATAGAGCTTATTTGTCCTTCTTTTACTTGAAAATACCTACATTTATTAGAAGAGAGTTTAAGACCTCTGTAAATTACATCACTCATAAAACTTATTTTAATATTTTAAAATTAATTTTCAGGGATTAACTTCTTCCTTAACTATTAGCTTTATTTTCTGCTGCTAAAAATGTACCAGCACCTAATGCAGCAGTTCCGGCGGCAGCAACACCTAATCCTTTACCTATTCCAATAGTGCCTCTTCCCACAGTAGAAGCTAAATTCTTAAAACCTTTGGCATTTTCTCCTGCTTTAAAAGCTCCTTTTGCTGCAGTCCAATTTGCCGCTGTTTTGGCGAATGGAGAAAATAATCCAAAATTTTTTCTTTTAAGCTTATAAGTTGCCATAATTATTTCATAATTTTTCCAAGTGCCTGCATACCTTTTTGATCAGCTTTTGCATTAAAAGCTTGTTTTGTCATCTGAGATCCTGTTTTCTTTAAAAGTGCATTATCAATTTGTTTAGCTCGTGCAACTCCAAAATCCTTAGCTCCAGACATCATCATTCTATCTCCAACTTTTCCTCCAACAGCTTTACCAGCTTTCATTAGTCCAGTATTAGTTTTAGCCATTATGTTAGCACCAAATGCACCTTTTTTAGCCCCAAGAATGGCTGCACCTGCTGCGAGGCCACCTAAAGCTAATTTTTTCCCAGTACTCATTCCGCCTTTATCATCAGAATATAATTTTCTCTTTAATCTAAATGTACTTGCCATAATTGTAAAAATTAAAAAGAGAAGGAACCTTAAGTCTATAAGACCTAGGGAATCCCTCTCTTTGTTTAAAATCATTTTATTCTTTAGGGATCTGAGAGTTTAACGATCCAAATGATTTTTATGGTTTAATTAGATACCGAATTTGAAAGTAACCTTCTGTACCAATTCAGGAGCCATATACTTAGTACCTTCCTGATAGTAGATACCAGAAGCCATCTGAGTTGGGTTATTGTAGTTACCAATAGTCGGAGTATCAGTCAAAGGCATATAGATACCACGTGCAAGCGGAGCCATCTGACCATCTTTTGTTTTGTGAATTGCATAGAAAGTACCTTCACCCGGAGCTTCAGCAATATCAGTAGAACGAAGTACAGGAATACCATTATACCAACCCAACAGGTCATTGATATAAGTCATCTTAGTATTACGTTCCCATTTACCAATCATTCCACCCTTCTGGAATTGATTAGATGCCATATTACCAGCTACATAGGCAGTAACATCAACACCCTTAACAGCTTTAGTTGCCAATGCACTTTCAACATTAATCAAGTAAGCATCGAACAAGTCAACTCTAGAACGATAATCCATGAACTGACCAGTCATAACACCCTGAGTCAAATCCAAGTCAGCCATAACGTTACCATTATAACCTTCTTCCAAAGTAGAAACCAATTTATAGTTAATTACCTTAGTATACAATTCACGAAGCTTAGTGAACAAGAAAGTAGCCATATCAGAACCAGTTGCTTTCTTCATAGCACCTAAAGCAGCAATGTTATATTCAGCTACCAACATATCAGGTACAGTAGCCAAACCAAGCTGTTGCATCTTAGCGATAAATCTCTTATCATTAGCATGTGCATTAGAAGCACCAATAGTATTACAAGGAGTACCAGTAACATCTTCCTTACCTACAATAGTGATAGTTTCTGTAGCAGCATCACCAGCCAAAGCAGTAGCCAAAGTAAATTCTACACGACCATTCAAATAGTTGATAGTACCGTTAGAAATCTTACCAGCAACAGCCATGAAAGCACCCTGACCATTATCGATCAATTCGAATTTTTCAGTTGCAGTAGCAATCTTAACACGTACTGTACCAGGGATAATCTTACGACCAATCAAAGAAGAGTAGTCAGCATTAGTAGTCGGAGTAATATTCAAAGTAAAGTTACCCATAGCTTGAATATCCTGATAGTTATCTGGACCTAAGTTAGGAATAACAGAACGCATATCAGTTACACCCAAAACGTCGAACCAATAGAACAAACCATTAGGCTGATCAAAGTCACGTTCGATAGACATATAACCTGCGAATGAGCTTACATAAGAAGCTACAGAAGCATTGAAATACTGAGTAGACAGCAACGGAGTTTCTGCATAACCAGAGAAAGTCTTCTGCAGCAAATTACCTGCATTACCTAGACCAAACAAATCTTTCATTTCATCGTTACGAGAGAACATCTTAGCATATTCACGAGAACGAAGGTTAGCATCTTCTGCTGATACTGAGCTATTAATAAGAGCCTCCATCATTGAAGGAGTCTGCATCATTTGCAAATACTGTGTATTCATAATGTATATAATGTTTTTATTATTTTTAGTTTATGTAAAATGGTTTTTGAGGATAACCATAAACCTATCTATTTATATTTAATTACTTACGAAAACTATTTCCAGTCAACCATGATACTAGAGTATCATTTGTATCACTGAATTTCTTTTCTGAGAACTGAGCTTCCTGAAGATCTTGTTCTTGAGCCTGTGCAGGAGCTTGTTTTGCTTCCATAATTTGCTGAGCTGCTTCTTCTGCTACTGCTTGGATACTTTGAACTGCCTGAAGTGCTTTATCTTCAATAGCTTCAACACTAGTAGCACCACCTTGTGCAGGAGCAACACCTGCCGGAACTGCTACTTCCTGAGGAGCTACAGCATTAGGATCAGCTAAAGGAATTACAGGAGTATTAGGATCTACTTCTCCAGCAGGAACAGGAACTGCACCTACAACATCTGAGAAGAATTTATTAAGAATAGGATCTTCATAATCTCCTGAGAATTTCTTTTCTTCTTTATCAATAGAATGTTCTTCAAGTTTGTCAGCTTCTTCTTCTGATAATGGATGACATTCAATATCATCTTCACTCATAGTAGCCTTAGTAAATTCACCATTTTCCTTATCTTCTATAATTGCTTCTGTAGCTGAAATTGGAGTAATGATTTCTTTATCTGTTTCTACTTTCTTACCAGTTTCAATAGCTTTTTCTACTGGACAATGACCATCTTCTTCAGAGAATAGACGAACCATATATTCAGTAAATTCCTCACCTTCAGAGAAGAATTTAGTTTCTGCCTCATTACAGTAGATATCTTCAGAAAATTCTTTTTCTTCATGATTTTCAACTTTATCTTCTACTGCAATACTGTTTGTTAGATTATCGGCTTCTGCTTCTGAGATAGGATTAACATCAAGAACTTCTTCATCCATCTCAGCTTTAGTAAATTCGCCATTTTCTTTATCCTGTATAACTGCAGTCTTAGAATCGATAGGCGTAATAATTTCTTTATCTGTTTCTACTTGTTCGCCAGTTTGGATTGCGCTTTCAATTTCAGCAGAATCAGCCTCTTCAGAGAACAAACGAATCATATACTGAGTAAGTTCTTCATTTTCTGAGAAAAATTTAGTTTCTGCTTCGTCACACCAAACATCAGAGAATTCTTTTTCTTCTTCCTCATCTTCGTCTTCCTCTTCTTCAGAAACAACGATATGATCTGTCAACTCTTCTGCTTGATCTTCGCTTATCTTTTCAAGCTCCATTTCTTCACCTTCTAAACTAACTTTAGTAAATTCATCTTTATTTTTATCCTGTATAACTGCAGTCTTAGAATCGATAGGTGTAATAACTTCAGAATCTGTTTCAATCTCATCACCATTTTCAATAGCATCTTCAATAGCATCCTGAGTTGCACTAATACTATCTACAGATTCAGAGAAGAAACGACACATAAAGTCTGTATTATCAGCTTGGAATTCAGTTAAGTAAATAGTATGATCTGAAAATTCTGCTTGTTCAGGTTCTCCAAGTTGTTCATCTTCAACTACACCAAGACCATTCAAGAGATCGATAGCATATTCACGAGCGTCTTCGGGGTTATCAAAAATTCTAACTCCTGCTACTCCTTTTTCTGTTAAACTCTGAACTAATTCTTGAGCTGATGCTTCGTCATACTCTGGAGCATCTACAATAACATGATTTACTGGATCTACTCCTACTACAAACAATGGATCAAACTGTTCTGCTTCACTAAAATTCTTAGATTCTAGCTCAGTAACATCCATATCTTCACCATTAAACTCTACCTTTGCTTGATCACCTGTAGATTCTGACGTAACAACTACTTCATTTTCACCAGTTTTTTCTACTTTAAGATCACCTACTTTAGCTGTTTCTTCTGATTCAATAACTTCTGAGAATAATCTTTCACAAAATTCTTGATCTGAGAAAATTCTAAGAACTACGCTATTATCAGTACTTACAGAGAATTCTTTTTCTTCGCATTCTTCTACAGCTTCAGGACCTTCTTGTGCAGTAATTTCTACACTTTCTTCATGACCAGCTGCTGGATTTAAACCACCATCAGGAAGATTCGGTGCAATAACAGCACTACCATCCATATGACTTTCAACTTCCTCGTCAACTGCACCTACCTGATTACCCGGAGTTACTCCATCCCCTTCCGGATGAAGATATCCCTCGATTTGTTCAGATTGTTCAGCTGGATACATATCATAAGTATCGTCCTCATCGGAAGCTTTTTCAACGATAGTAACTTCGCCATTTTCTTTGTCTGTTACTGAAACTTTACCGTCACCGATATTTTCATATTTTACTTCTTCAGTATCAACAGAGCCATTAGCCTTAGCATCTTCAATATCTTTGGCTACTTGCTTTGCTAATTCTTCATCCTTATCCTCTACAGCTGAGAATAGGACTTCCATAAATCTTGTATTTTTCATACTGAGTTTTATAAATATTTTATTTCATTATATCAACTTGATTTCCTTGAATTTTGATTACTCCACGATCAATTAATATATCTATTATATTATCTGGAGCATCATCATATCTCTCTTCTAGGATTTTTGTAAATTCTTTGATTCCCATTGCAGAATTACCAAATTCTATCTTTAAGTCTCCAATAATTCCAGAGTCTTCAATCCAATCTTCTACTTCTTCAGTGCTAGAAAACTCAACTTCTTTCATTTCTTCAAGTGGAAGAGAATGAGCTTTTTTAATTAGCATTATACCTTTCGGTCCTAAAGATCCTTTAGATTCTAACATATTAATTATGTCTTCCTTAGGTCCTTCTATTGGGTCTAAATCCAAAATCTTAGTCACTGATACGATTAACTTAGAGAATAATTTAGATTGTAAGAATGCAGTTTCAGGAATAGTAACTTTATTATCTTCATCAATACTAGCAAAACCTTTTTCAACTAAATCTTCGGCGGAAATACCAAATGCCTTAACAACTTCTGATTCATTTAAAGTTTTGCCAGAAAATTCTTTTAATTTTACCTCAAATTCGTTCGACGGTTCTGAAAATTCTTTTTGTACAGCGGCATTATTATCTCCGCCGAATAACGAACGTCTTGAGAATCCTTTTTCTACTTCTTCAATTTTTGATACTTCGACTTGTACAGCTTCAGGAGTATTTTCAGGACTTGGTGTAACTTCTAAAACATTAAATCTATTTACAGCTCCACATTTAGGACATAAGAAGTTAGTTGTAGTGGCTAAAGTATCCATAATATAACCACAATCTCTACACTGAATTTTCTTATATTCTGCCTGAGTTACTCCACCTGAAAATAACTTGCGCCGTGGAGAAATCGAAGAAGAGAATAATTTACGTCTTTCTACTTTCATAATCTTTTAACTGTTTTCTTCAGGGTTTTCTTCTTCTACTGGCTCTTCTTTCTTCGTACCATTCTTCGGCGCGAATATTTCCTCTAACATTGCATTAACAAAGTCAGAATAAGCAGCTTGAATTTTTTGATATCTTGCCTTAGATATTGCATTAGTTTTAGATACCTCAGACATAGCCATCTTATATGGTAAGAACAATTTTTGTACACTTATCAATGTATTTATAAAATTTATTTATAATTTAGACTATATCTTCTGTCTATTTTGACAGTTTATATACATAGTCGTTGAACAAATCACTTCTTTAGATTTATCTAAGTATGATTTGATGCTGATTTATCTCATTTAGATATTTCCAGCAATTCATATAAAAAACGCATATTATTTACGTACATTCTTACCTAAACTAGAAGCACCAAGTAATGTTCCTGGATTTTTTCCATTCATGATTTCTGGTGTAATCGACTTCATAATATCCAAAAGATCTGTAGTAAACAAAGACTTCATGATTTTAAGTGTTTCTGGATCTATTTTCTCTGGGCCGCCTTGCTGTTTTAGAAGTTGTTTGTAAGATAGAATCAATACACGAAATCTTTGACGAGTTGAATACTTTGATTCACGAATTCTATCTCTTAATGCAATTACTGAGAAATCTTTTTGAACAGGTTCTTTTGGCATCTTACTAACGGATTCTAAAACTTCTTCTACCATTCCATCTGCGGAGAAAACTTTTGCTTTTAACTTTGTAAATTTTCCATCAATCTTGGATGATTTTAACATATCTCCACATCCAAGAGAATTTAAATCAGAGAAAGCTTTTACTTTAAGTCCTTTAAATTCAAAATCCTTTGGAGTATATTCTATATCCGAAAAGTTTTTTTCTTCCCCATCAGATATTAGATTTCCTTCATCATCCCAAGTCTGTACTACTTGAGCTTGTTTCCAAGAAGGGTTCAAAGTAACATCTAATCCCTTGATACTTACTAATTTACGTAATGTATCTACTCCAGAAGTAGATGAATCCCAATATCCCAATTATTTAACTAATTTATAATTAATTGTAGACTATATTATCTAAGAAAATTTCTTAGTGTTTACTCTAGTCGTTGAGAAACTATTTTTATTAATAGTTTTTGCTGATTTAATTTATTATTTTTCCAGCAATTAAAAACATTTTCATGAATTAACTTTGAATTCATGCCTCAGATATTGTTTAAGGATAACTGCACTTACTCCAGGACGAACTCCGGCCTTTAATAAGTACTTTAATCTTTTTATGTTTTGTGCAGCCTCATCATCTGCTAAGGCTTCATCAAATAACTCTATTTCAGCATAACACCAAGAATCAGGCATAAGCTCTAATTTTGTTACATAAAATACAGGAGCAGCAGCCTCTGTACAAAGTAACATCATATCATCTTTACCCACAGTCTTAGATAATGCTGTTCCTGAGTTTTTTGCATTAGCCAAATTTCTTGCTCTGTGAGTTAAACCTCCCAACATATTCTTCGATTCAATAGAGCTTTTATAAGCATCACTATTGAGATAATCTTGAAGAACTTGTGCTGGAATATGACTCCCATCACTTGCTAAAATTTGGCTGCTTGTTGAAAATAATTTAACTCTACAGCGCATAATTAATTTTTTTATTTATATTTTATATAAACTTTTATAATCTATTAATGTATTTGGATCTATTCCATATTTTATTGTTTTATTTAAAAAATCAGATACTTTTTCATATGTATTTAATATATACGGAACTTCTAAAAGAATAATATCTCCATTACTATTTTTACAATAATCTCTAACGTCTGTATCTCGTTGAAACTGTTTGATAAAATCATCTTCTACCCAATTATAAAAATTTTTAAATTTATTGTAGTGTTGTTCTCCGTGATATTCAATCCAGTAAGTTTGATTATTTACTACTATAGAGAAATCTATTCGAACAGATTTAGTTTTATCTTTTCTAATATTATTTACAACTACTTCATCTAAATAACTTATTTGAAAATTTTTTAACCAGGTTATAATTAATAATTCTCCAGTAGATTTATTGATTATAGGATTTCCCATTTTTCTATGTATATGATCTACTGGGGACATTTTAAATACATCTCCAGTACAATTATCTAAAATAGTTATTGGAGTTACGTAATTGATATAATCATCTAAATATGTATATCTATCTCCATGTACTTTTCTTGCTTCTACCAAAAATTGACTATCTGTCTTTTTATGTTTAATAGCTCTTTTATAAGCTCCTAATATAAAATTATCTTTCTTTTCTACAATAAAATGTAAAAAATTAGTTTCCCAATTTCCTATTGTATCTCCAGTAAAAGGATTTATTTCATTTACAAATACAGAAAACTTACTAGTTTTATTTTTAATAAATTCACATGTATTCGTAAAATCATATTCATATTTATATTCTGAATATTCCCTTGATAAATTAAACTGTTCAATTAAATCACTTTTTATCATGAGAAAATCACAAACATAATTAGGATCTTCTCTTAATCTATTCTTTATGTATTCAGTAGTATGAAAATACTTATCTGAATAATAGTACTCTATTTTCTTATCTATCCAATATTCAGTATATAATTTACTTATTGGCAGTTTTAAAATCCATCTACACTCCCATTCTAGAAAATTAATCCCTAATCTATTTTCAATAGAGTGTTTTAATTTTGAAAAATTATTATACCAAATTCCTAGTTCAGGAACATAAAATAATTTAACTAACTTATTTCCTTCTTTTATTGTTAATACTATCTTATAATTTTCTGATAATTCTATTGGAACTGGTAAAAATTTATTATCAATTGACTCATTAGTTATCACATTATCTACATATTCAAATGAATCTATCCGTTCTACAATAAATTCATTCCCTCTCTTAGGTCTATTAATTTTATAAAGTTTTACTAAATTTTGTATAGTATTAGCAGAAACTTTATAAATATTTCCGATTTCTTTATAGGTTAAATGTTTTTTGATAAGATTTTCAATATCTTCTTTGCTAATATTTCTATCAACTAAAGATATATTTTTCTTTTCATATTCAATGCCTAATCTTTTTATTCTAAGTCTAGTTGCACCTTCTGTTAAGTTATATAATTTAGAAATTTCAGAAATAGTTAGTTTTTTATCAAAAAGAAGTATTTCTATATCTTCTTTAGATATTATAGTTTTTCTTTCTGAGATATCAATTCCAAATCTTTTTATAGCTTTATGAACAGCACTTTCACTTGTAATTCCATAATGATTAGCTATCTCTTTATATGTTAGTTTCTTATCAAATAATAAATACTCCAGTTCTTCTTTGTTCCAATCAATCTTTCTTTTCATTTATTCTACTTATAGCTTCCCAAGATATCAAACTCTAAATTTATTTAATTTTCATTAGTGGAAGAGTAACTCGCGACTTTTACTCTTCCTTAGTGATTTTGAATAAATGAAAATTAAATATAAATTCCACGATATCTCATCGTCTATTTATCTAGGTCGAGATGACACGGCTCAAACGTGCGACTTCTTGGTCCCAAACCAAGCGTTCTATCTACTGAACTACATCTCGAATCTATTCTATTTATTCTTCTTTCTTTTTTCATTCCATTTTCGAATAGCTATTTTCCCTGATACATATGCACCACCAATAGGAAGTGCTGCAATAGTTCCTGCGATAGCTGCTTGTTTTGTTTTTCCAGCTTTTGCAAGTTTGGCAGCAACAACTCCAGGAACAATATCAGATGTTCCAAGAATTATAGCTTCATCTGGGTGTTTCTTTACATACTCCACCACCTTCTTACCAGTTTCTTTAGGATGAGTTACTGTATGTTCAATAGATTTTCCTATTTCTTTAACTTTATCAGTAACTTTACTAAATCTTTTAACTCTCAACATAGTTTTTATTAGTTATTATTATTTTCTTTCGTTGAACTATCCTGACTCGAACAGGAAATCCCAGAACCAAAATCTGGTGTATTGCCAATTATACTATAGTTCAATCATTTCTCCATAAAATATATTTTTGGAGTTTCTGATATAATTTCAAATCCAAGTTTCTTATATAAATTTATCGCATTTATATTTTTCTTGGATACTGTAAGTTTATTAGCCCCAGAAGAATTTATCAAATCAGTTGCTATTCCTTTTCCTCTATACCCCGGAGAAACTTCTAGAGCAATAATAGTATCTTCTTCGCACGCTATATATCCCACCAACTCATCTTTGGCTGGGTTTATTAATAATTTTCCAGCCGTTTTTCCTGGTGTATTTCTTGCGTGCTTTAACATATTCTCCTGTGACTTATATTTTTCTATATTTTCTTTGGTCCAGGGAAGTTCTTTATATTTTTGTTTTCGTAGTATTATCATAAGCTCTAAAAACCTTATATGTGTAATAATAAATATAGAAAATTATGAAAAATTTAAAAGTAGGAGATAAAGTTAAATCTCGTAAAACAGGATTTTATGGAGTAGTAACTGATGTAGATATTACTCCTAATAAATTATTTGTTAAAGTTAAATTAATGTTAAACGATAGAGAAGTAGAAATTCCAAAAAGCGTTCTGGATTATGTTACTCCAGAAGAATGGGAATTTGTAAAACGTATGGAAGAAAGAGATTGAAATATATCTCTTTTCTTTTTTTTCTGTTCCTAGGACTTGATCGAACAATAGACCACTTTCCTCTGGCCATCCTAGGAATTGATTATATATTATGGAAAAAGAATCTTAAAATATATTTTCCAACATGTTTTGAAGTTCTTTTTGTGACTCTTCTCTTGGATCCGCTGTTATTTTAGTAAGAGATTCGAGTTGTTTAGCTATTCCTGAAGAATATCCCATCTCTTCTCCTTCATCAATAGATAATTTTAAAGAATAAACACTAGAAGCTAAAGCATCCCATAAATCCTTGCTTCCTGGCTTAGAACCATCAGGATTATCAAATAATGGAGATATTGATGCTTTTTTAGGATGATCTACTTTACGTTTTGGACCAACATATCTTAAATCATATGCCTCTCTTTGTAATCTTTTATATTCAGGAATTTCAAGAAGTTCATTGTTTATTATATACTTCAAATAAAGAGCCGGTTCACAAGGAGTATTATCTGTAGAAATTCTCCCATTATTTCTAATTCCTTCTCTTTCACAATATTGAAGTATTTGTTTAGAAAAAGCTTGGTCAGCACTAACTATAATATTAAATTTCTTGTTAAGATCTTCTATAAACTGCTCTATGTGAAATAAACTCGTCTCTTGTCCTTCTAATCTGGATACACCTAAAACAAAATGACATTTAATTTTAGGAACTAAAGTACCATTTATATTTTCCCAATGATCAAAACTAACTGCTGCTATTCCAGTTGTATCATCTACTACACCTAAGTCAAGACCTAGCCATATAGGAGTACCTCTTGGAATAAGATTAATCATTTTTTCTACATGATTAATAATCCTATCTTCTTTATCATAAAAATCAACTGTAATAATTTCAGGAATTCTATTCTTTATTGTTGAACATTTAGATAAGTGTTCTATAGTACCTCCAAAAAAACTATCTGATGATCCTGTATTAATACCAGATTTATCTTGAAGAGCTTTAATCAAATCAGATTTAAATTCTCCAAATAATTGAATAGGTACATGTTCCACTCTATCAGGGTCTTGATCATCTTCTAATTTATAGTTCTCTTCTTTATCATTTTTATTTAATATTCTTGGAGGATATTTACCATCTCCAGTATAAACTGAGAAAGTTATTCCCCTTGAACGTTCGTACAGATTTTTTCTAACTTCATAATGAGAAGGTCTACAATCCCAAGTAAATTGAGGTTCTGCATTCTCAAGAAATATTTCAGTTGGACCACCTGCACCTCTACTAGAACTATCGATTATTAGATTTCCGGCTAATGTTAAACTTTCTTTTACATCGAAACGAGATGTAATACGAATATACGTACTATTTACACGTTCCATAGCTTTTTCTTCGTTAGGCCAAAAATTGACCTCAGACATGATTGCAAAAATCAAGTCAGTTCCTAGTCCACCTGCCAATCTATTTCTATAATACTCTATTATAGTTTAGAATATAAATTTAACTTATATTTCATTATAAGTTAGTAAGTCTTTATTCGTTACATCAAAGATTACTTAGATTTATCTAAGATCCTTGACTCGGTATTGGGATTATCCTTTCACCGAATTTACTTACTTTATTACCATATAATTTCTTAATATGGAGGGCAACTTTTTATACTACATTACCCCTAGGACCAGAAGTTAATATTCTTATATTATGTCTATGTGGTAAATTTCTAAAAAATGGACTCTGCTTTAATACATCATCTAGCATCCATCTTCGAAATTCAGCATTTGCTACATCTTCATCTCTATGAAAGATGATAAAGCTAAGTGGTTTTTTACCTAATTTAAATGTTCTCCACGGATTAGCCATACAACTTAACCTAGCTAGTGTATTTGTCATAGCTAATTTAGATACCGTAGACTTACCTATACCAATAGCTCCTGACAAACAGAGTAATGGTTTTGCTGTTGTAACTTCATTTGGAAAAATTCTCTTCAATCCATCTTTCCAAAAAGGGAATATTACATCTCCGTGATCAAAAAATTCCTGACTACCTAAATAATAATCATCAGAATATAATCTTTCTATCGTTGGAGGTCTGTGTGTAAATCCTTTGAGACGAAGAAATACCATTATTTTTTCATCTTCTGTTAATGATGTGTATTGATCCCTAAGATCTACTTTTGCTAAATCTTTTTCTATATTTTTAGTGGGATCAAAATGATCTGTAAAATTAATCATAACCTTGATCCTCTTTTAATAATCATTTTATTTCTTATTAATAATCACTTCCCAAAACATCTGACTCTTCTCTTCTAATGTGGGAAAGACTGTCGTCGGCCAAACAAATCTTTCCCTGTACTGTATAAATATGAATAAAAGAGTCTTCGATATTTCTTCGTTGACTTTTGTTCCTTAAGACTAAGCCAACAATCTTAAGGATATATTTTAATAATTATCTATTATGCAATCTATCTGTAAATTTCATATAATCAATTAATCTCTTTTTATTTCCAGTAGCTTTAAATCTAGCTACTTCTTCGGCATCCTGAAACAAAGTGATAGGAGCATTTTTAGAAGTGTAATCAGTTACTTTAGACATCTCACTCATTGCTGCATTAGGATTACCGTGATTTCTATTGAATTTAGATAGAATATTCCCTGATCTTAATCTAGACTTAAAATCAAATCCATTATGGGTATTTTTATATAAGTTACTACCTTTCCTTCTTAACAATTGTTCTGATTTAGGAACATTTACTTTCTTAAACTGTTTTGGATTAATTTTTGGATGAGTCATATTCCAATGTTCTATAGGAAATGAAGTAATCTTATTTATATTAATTGGAGTTGATATTTTCGGTTGTATAATTCCTTTTATAGGTTTCATAGCAACTTTTGGTGATTTAAGCAAACTAGATGCAGTTATTCCAATAGCTCCTGCAGCTTTTCCCAGAAATCCAAAATTCTTTTGCCTGACTTTACTAAATCTTTTTACTTTCATATTTATAATTTTTATTTTATGTTGTGTGAGAGAGATTCGAACTCCCGAAAGCAAAGCTAATAGATTTACAGTCTATCCTCGTTGACCACTTGAGTATCACACAAACTTATTATTAATTAACTGGATAATAAAGATTTCACTACATCAAATAAAATATGATCTTTCCAGAAAAATAGGTCTGATTCATCTTTTATTTTTCCAAAATGAATGCACACTCTAGATTTATCCTCAAGAATATCAAAGGGTACAAGTAATACGATATTATGTGTATAACTGTACAGAGCGAAAAAGTCTACTTCACCTTTCTTATATAATCCAGAATTATTTTGAAGGTTGAATGATAATTCTCCATTCTCATCAATATAACCAGCAGTAGATTTAACTTGAATTTTATAAAGTGTTCCTCCAATATCGGCAATCACATCATATCTATCTACTCCACAAGGTTTAGATGATATTATCCCAGCTCTTGCTAATTGAAATATAGTTGCACACTCACCTATATATCCTAATAAATCTGTTGTTAATTTTCCATCAAATTCAGATGATTCTGCAATACATTTCTTAGGAGGAGGAGCTATCTTTACAAACTCTTCTACTTTTTCTTCTTTAGTAGATTTATCTTCTGGTTTTTTACCTTTACTGAAACTAAGTGAATATTTCTTTGCACAATCGGAACAACAAAATCTTCCAGAACCAAAAGAACCATCATGCATTTTACCACAATGTTCACATTTCTTTAATTTCTTTCTGTCTGATACTTTTATTCCGTATCTATTTGCCGCTTTACGTATAGCTTCTCCAGTGCATCCATTAGCATATATAGCTGCAACTTCTTTATAAGATTTTCCTTCATGGATTAATAATCTTATTAATTCTTCTCTGTCGTATTTTTCTTTTCCCATAATTAATTGTTTTTTTTATTTTTCTTATCTTTAAAATTATTGCGGAGAGATAGGGATTCGAACCCCAGGAACCTTTCAGTTCAACGGTTTTCAAGACCGCCGCAATCGACCACTCTGCCACCTCTCCTAAAACAGCTCTCCGTGGTAATTACGATATACCGACCCTTTGATTAACAGTCAAATGCTCTGCCTCTGAGCTAACGGAGAATATTATTTTTGAGCCTCTTGTCGGATTCGAACCAACGACCCCGAGATTACAAATCACGTGCTCTGGCCAACTGAGCTAAAGAGGCAATTTTAGTGGACAAAGATGAACTCTAACTAATTCTAGCAGATCTACAATCTTCCTCATTTGTCCACTTCATTAACTAATCATTATGTTTTTTATATTTTTTTTACTCTATCTTCTGTATTAATTTCAGCACCAGTTCTAGCAGATTTTATCTTTTTACTTAATTTCTTTTTATGTGTTTGATAAGCAATTGTTCCTGCCGTAAGTCCAGCTGCAATTTTACCTGCATTACCTTTACTTACTTTTAATATTTTTTCAGGTATTTTTGGCAATGTACTTATATCTACACCATTAATTCTAGCTCCTGTGCTCCTAACTAGTTTTTCTGCTTTATCTAAATATTTTGCAGTGCCATATCCAACAGCACCAACTAAAGCAGATTTTCCAACAATCTCTGGAGCTTCATCTAATAATACCTCTTTTGTAACAGCGGATTTAGAATCTTTTATAGCTTTTTCTGAATCCCCATGTATTTCAAAACTTTTACTTGCTGCCTTTTGTGCAGAATTTAAGTACTTCTCTGATTTAACTTTTCCATTACCTTCTTGAATCCAACCTATACCAATCCTAGAATCAGGAAGTTTAGAATATAATTTTCTTTTTATTTTCATAAGTTACTACTTTTTATTCTATTCCATGTTCTTTTTGGAATAATCTCATAAAATCTGCCACTATCTTTTTTGACTCTTCACTCTCCATTTCATGATTTCCGGTCTCTTCTGCAATTTTTTTCAACTCAAGATCAGAGCCTTTAACGATTATTTGATTTTTCATATCTTCTAATTGTTGAATAAATTGCATAATCTTTTCCACAGCAATAAATGAATCTTGTAAAGTCATTTGTGAACTATCAAAGAGTCTCATTGGATCGAGTATATAATCAATACAAAGACAAAGTTTAGAAATCATATTGAGAATTAGAATAGGTCTTATACTTTGAAATACCTCAGAAACATATAATTCTAATATATGTCTAGACTTTGGATCTGCCACATTAACTAAAGTATTTGAGAGGCTTCCGAAATCAACATGAAGATCTATATTATATTCTTTATTATAACTAGTAAAGACTTCATTCAATTTATGAGTTAATTCTAGTGCTTTTTGTTCTTTTTGATTACTCGCAATAGCACTAGCATCCATAATAATATTGCGAGCCGTTTTAGGGAGTACTGGAGCTGACCCTATAATATTTTTTAGGTTTTTAGATACATCCTCTTCCGGCTGCAAAATCTCATAATCTCCCGGGTCATCAACAGCTCTCCCTTCTTTCCCTAAAATTTGTTTCTTAAATTCAGGGTCACTAAATGGGTTAACTGTTCCTATCATACATTTATTATTTTATAGTTCTCGCGCTTTACAACTATCAACCGTTTACTTTTTGCACTAGGTGCAATTAATCTTCGGTTGTAAAAATCTAGCGCGTTTGTTCTATAGAGGAGATTGATTACACTACCTCTATAGATTATTTCTTTTACTTCTTAGATCTCCATTTTTTAGCAAATTCTTCTTTTGTCATTTTTCCATCTGCTACTTTTACTCGATCTACTGCTAATTTTGTTTTAGTATCAAGACTACCACTATGTTTTCTAGCAAGCTTATTAAGTGCAACACCTGCTCTAGTACCAGCATAAGATCCTGCTGCACCTGAAACAGCGCCAATTCCGGCTCCAATAGCTGCACCCTTTTTACCACCAACTACAGCACCTAATATACCGCCACCTATACCACTACCAATTGCTGCATACTTAGCTGCCTGTTTTCCGTATTTATGAGATTTTCCATCTTCATAAGCTTCAACAAATGCTTCGCGATCCTTCTTAGTAGTCAGAGCTTTATTCAACTTAATGTTAATCTTATCACTAGTTGTAAGTTTTGGCTCATCATCTTCCTCTTTTTTTTTATCAGAGAAATCCTTTTCTTCTAAACTTTCTGCATCTTCTGCAACACTAAAGGTTCTCTCTTCCTCATTTTCCAGTGTTACATCAGTAGTAGAGAAGTATCTCTCTTCTCCTGTCTCATCTTGTAGTAATGAGAATACTTTACGTCTAATATACATACTTAATTACTGTTTTTATTTGATTTATATTTAAAATATTTTTTAAGAGGTTTTATTACCTTCTTAATTCTATCACTCTTTCGTTTAGTTACCCCAAGTTTATCTGTTTCTTCTAAGGTATCTACACTAGAATCAAGAGGATCAAGAATATATCTTGTAATTACCTGACTTGATTTTTGATAAGTTACACCTTCAGGGGCAGCTTCTGAATAACCGGAAAATCTTTTAATTTTCATTTTATATACGGTCTTAGTGGATCAAATCCTTTCTCTTCTTGTTCTTTAGAATCTTCCACTCCTTCTGTAAATGTCTTTTCTTTAATCATAATCTTACAAGTTTGTTTTCATTGATACTGTTGGCGTAGGCTTTGATTTTGTTTTGTACAATCCTATATTATTTACTTCCTGCCTACTATTCTGAGCGTCAATTTTCTTTACTTTTAATTGATTATCTTTTTGAGCTTCATCCTTTTTCTGTTCTAGTTTCTGAGTTTGATTGACTTGCTTCATTTCTTGCATTCTTTCCTCAGCTTGCATTCTCTGTCGCATTCTCTGAGTTTCTAGGATTTGACGTTGAAGTCTCATTTGTTCTATTTGCAAGTCCTTAGAAGTCATTTCTTGTTTAGCTAGACCAATTTCTGGAGACTGTTCTGGAGTGGGATCATTAGAAGCAAATAATTTACGTTTAATTATCATCTTCTTTGAATAATTTTAACTGAGTCCAAGCTGTTCTCGTTGTGCCTGAAGTTTTTGATTAAGAAATTCTATATACTGCTTAATCGTATCTTCATTTATTAGAGATTCTGTACTTGGGTCAATATCTTTAAGTAAGTTTTGAATATAACTTAAATATGATTCTGGTTCAATTAATGGAGTTGCTTGTTCTAAAGTTTGGAGTGCATTAGATAAAACTCCAGAGATACCTTGAACTAAACCACTAACTGATTCAGCTTCATTTATCTGATTGTTATACTCTACAGTTGTTTTCTGGAATATATGAATTTGAACTAAACTTGGATCTAAATCTTCATTATATATTACCTTATAAATACTACAAACAAGATTTACTATTGAATCTTTTATTCCTGAAATTAATGATGTTACTCTTGAATTAGCTCTTTCTGACTGTTGAAGTACTGCAATGATATCTCTATAATCTTTTTATTATAGTTTAGAATATAAATTCAACTTTTTATAAGTTGGTAAGTCTTTATTCGTTATACCTTAATTAGATTAATCTAAGGCTTGGTATTACTAGTATTAATAGTTTCACCAAATTTACTTACTAATAATCTAAAGAATTGCTTCTCTAGACGGCCAATTTATTAACCACTTACTGCCAGATGTTCCATCTAATATAGTAGATGGTAATCCAAGAGGAGAAAGAACACTATTTCTTACATAATCAAGATTCTGTATAAGATCTAAAAGTTTGTCTGTTAATTTATCAAGTGGGAGTAGTGAAGTCCTTGAGGTAATGGTACTATTATAGTCAGGAAAAACCTTAACATTTTGAGTTAATGCAGACTCAATGAACGAGGTGACATCGAACTGAGATGTGATGAATGAAGACAACTCATTCGTATTGTTTGCAAGTTTCTGTAATCGAGCGCATAATTCGTTCATTGTCTCTAGAGGGACACTTTTCGAATATTAACAATTATTTAGTTAAACTAGACTATATCTTTAAGAATTTATATATAAACTCTCTCTTTGTATCTAGTCGTTGAGAAGGTAGTTTTTACTATCTTTTGCTGATTTATCTTTACTTGATCTTCCAGCAATTTACAAAGTTCCATTAGATTTTATTTATCTAATCCGACAAATTTTAATCGGTATTTAATCCCAATAATTGAGGCGATGAAAGATCTCTTAACGAAATAAGAGATATCAAAAGCTCTTTTATAACTAATTCTTTTATCTTCAAAATACTTGAATAAAATAACGGTTCAGAAGCCATAAATGATTCTTTCCTAAGAACTTTATTTCTATTTTCTGATCCCTTATTTCTTCCTAATTTTGGCTTTTCTGGTTTAGACTTTTCTTTCCATCCTTCTTCGAGATCATTTGTAAGTCGAAGTTTAGGATTACTTATATATATTACCTCAGTACTAGGAATTTCATATAGATTTCCATCATCTCCGATTGCTAAAAATATATCTTCTATATTTCCATCCTCGTTCTTTTTCTTCTTTATAACTACTGCATTTGGATTATTAAGTTCTTCTGTTCTAAATACAAGATGACCTTTTTCATCTCTTTGAGTTTGAAGCATACTATAATAACCTCCATAAAATACATAGTCATTTATATGGTCTCGTATATAATCAATTATTTTAATATCTTTTAAAAGAATCTCATTTAATCGAGTAGTTACAGCTTCATTATTTGTAGAATCTTCAGGATTTAATACAGAAACTATTTGTTGGGTATCTTGAGATATAAAATTAACTACATAATCTGAAAAGAAATTTGTAGCCATCTTTGTAATATCTAAAAGATAATATGACCTAAGCTCTGCCATTCTATCAAGATAACCGGATAACCTAGAAGAAGGCTGTGAATTACCAAGTAAGGGCGAATTTCTTTCATTATCTAAGAATCTTCCATTTCCAGTTCCTCCAATAACAGAATACCCTCTTCCCCCACCTTTACTAAATACATTTGAACGTACAATTTATTTTAATATATTTTATTAAATTTAGACTATATTATCTAAGTACCTACTATAGTCGTTGAACTCTATTTTTAATCGATAAATAGAGATGCTGATCTATATTTTATATTTTCCAGCATTTTAAGGTATTTTCTTAAGATTTTATTCTATCTTAAGCCTCTACTACATAATTAAAGGTATACGTGAATTTCCAAAACTAATTCCTGAAAATAACTTTTGAAATATTGTTTCTGATTTTTTCATATTTTATATAATTTTGAATAATCTATAATAGAGTTTATATCCTCTCCATTTAAAATTACTCGATTTAATAATTGTTCTACTTTTTCATAAGTGTTATATGTATACGGAATTTCTATAAGGATGATATTATTCTCTTTACAATATTTTCTAACTTCATTATCTCTATTTAATTGTTTAAGAAAACCTTCATCTGTTTTATGAAAATAATCTACTTTCTTATAATGTTGTAGTCCATTATACTCTATCCACAAACAACAATTATTATAATTAAAAACATAATCTATTCTAATGTTCCTATTATTTAATTTTATAGAATATTCCCTTGTATAATCAATTTGATTTGTTTCTAACCACTTTAATACATTTAATGCGCTTTTTCCTCCTAATTTATTACAATCAGGACATCCAGATCCATAAACATGATCATAGGCTGTTTGTTTAAAAAACTTTCCACACCTATTACAATAGATGTCTAATTTTTCAATGGTTTGTTACTTGGAGAAATTTCCATTACAACCGGATAGGTGTACTTTAATGGTACAGGTAATAATTTATCATTTTTAGACATGTTATTTAATTATCACTTCCCGAGATATCAATTATTACGTAACCTTACTTAGATTTAAAGTGAGAGGATAGAGTAGCTAATTCTATCCTTTTCACTATTAACATGTCTAAATAAGTCTTTGCGATATCTCATCGTTGACTTTTGTAGTCCTAAGGAGAATCGAACTCCTCTTTCGAGAATGAAAATCTCGCGTCCTAACCGATAGACGATAGGACCACATTTTTAATAAGACTTCAAAGCCTTATATATGTTAATATAAGAATTTAATCTTCACAATCTGTGTTGATTAAATTTGCTACGCAGAGATACATGGTTCGTGAGAATAGTGTATCTCATTTTTTATCATTAAGGTATGTAGTAGAATAAATCAGTATAAGTTTTTTACTACAATAAAACTTGGAACTTATACTAATTACCTATGTAAGGTAATTTTATTATTATTATTTGTCGTAAAAGGCAGTACAGTTTGTGAAAATAAGACAGTATTATTTTTATCACTTCAAAGCCTTATATATGATTTAAAAAATTAATTCTCATTTTTTATGAGGATTAAACTTGCTACATTAATTTTTGTAGTAACTTGCCAAGAGATACATAGTTCGTGAGAATAGTGTATCTCATTTTTTTTATTATTAGAAATATATAATAAACTGAATATCATTCCTTACTACATCCTTAAAATGGAATAGGTATTCAATTATAGTAAAAGTAATTTAAAATTAAAGATAGTTTACTTCTTTTTCATAAATGTAGTATAAGCATTCTTACCATACTTAGACTCGTAATCCTTTACTATATTTTCAGCACGTTTCTTTGCTTTATTTCTATTATATAATCCAGATATAGTTGATCCAATCACAGCCCCTGTAGCAGCTGTTTTTAAATTACCCATTGCTAATCCAGGCAAACTCCCAACAAAACCACCAATAACTGCTCCTGCGGCTCCAATCTTATTATGAATGTTTTTATCGAATTTTGAAATTTGATATAATTTAGAATCCTGCATAAATTTATTAACACCATTCATAATAACCCATTCACCATCTTTATACAAATAAAGATAATCTCCAGATTTTGCTTTATAAAGAGTACTTCCATCTTCCAGATTGCTACCTGAGTTTGGATTTATATTGTTTTTATGCCACTCTATATCTGGTTGAGTTTGAGAAAATCTTTTAACTTTCATCATAATATTATTAAATCATCTAAAGCAAATCTTTTTATTCTTCTCTTATTTCTCCAGTCATTACATCAACACTATTACCTCCTCGCCGAACATCACCAAATATATAAACAGGACGAGTATAAGATGGATGTAATGGATGTCTGAGAACTACATTTCTAGATTTAATAATCTTTTCTGCTTTAACTAATTCTTGAAAAGCATCTTCTAGAGTCATACCTACATAAGGAGTTATAGATCTATCTTCAAGCCAGTTTTCATTGATTAGTTTAAATTCATAGGCTTCTTCCGACTCGGCCGCGACATTTACAAGAAGCGTTTTTCCAAGAGGTAATGAATAAACAATTACCATTCCAGAAACTTCAGGGATAAAACTATTATTTTCTTCAATTAGTATACCTTGCGCTTCATAGAATCTAGCGGCCGGATAAGAAGCCATAACCATAATATTTACAGCTTCAAGAGTTTTATTAAATTTCATATTTTATAATATTTATATTAAGTTCTATAGAGGAGATTGATTACACTACCTCTATAGATTATCTTTTTTATTTCTTTTTATGATCATATAACTTTTTAGCCCCGATCATCGCACCACTAGCTAAAGCAACTCCTCCAGCTATTTTACCAGCTTTTGTGTTCATTAATTTTTTAGCCCCATTCAGAATCTTCTTTGAGTCTTTTGTTGTTTTTTGAGCTACTTCTGCAACTTTTTGAGTTTTCTCAGCGGATTTCTTTACTGCCTCTGTAGAAACTTTCTTAGAACCTTTGGATGTCATCTTATCAACTACAACATCAGGCTTAGTTGACGTTGTTCTTACAGTAGTTGTTGTCTGACCACTTTTCTTAGAAGCAATTTTATGAGCAGTTACATTACCACCTTCTTTCTTAACAGTTATATCTCCTGCACCTTGATTTTTAATTTCAAGACCTCCCGGATTTGTCGCAACTGACTTTCTAGTTTTAGAGATATTCTTTACTTGTTGAGAAGCTTGACCTGCATTACGATTAGAAGACTCAACTGCTTTTTGTGCTTTCTGAGTAAGTTTCTGAGCTTCTTCCATTTTCTTCTCATCAACTAAATTAGCTGGATTAGAAACTATTTTAGCTGCTTTTTCTTGTGCCTTAGCTGCTTTATTTGCTTGCATCTCGGCATTGTGAATAGATCTAGCTAGTTTTCTATTCTGTTTTCTCTGTCTAGCACCGAATTCTCTTTGTTCTAATTCTTCTTCAGTTGGAATTGAAATACTAAAAATTCTTTCTTCAAGATTATCCAAAGTTACATCGGTCGTAGAAAAATACTTCTCTTCTCCTGTCTCACCGTCTTGTAGTAGTGAGAATACTTTTCTTCTTATGTACATAATAATTGTTTAAAGTGTTAATTATTTTACCCCCCCCCCTTGTTTAGAGAGAATTATTAAGAGGAAAAGAGGTTAGTATAGATATTAGACGTTTGTAGGGATGGTGAGACTCGAACTCACACGCCTTCATTCTTAGCACAAGATCCTAAGTCTTGAGTGTCTACCAATTCCACCACATCCCCGAAAATAGTGTTAGATAAAAAGTTCTAACACTTTATAATATTCTCTTAATGTTTATTTGCATGATAAGCGGCTAGAGCTTTTTCAGCATCTTCACGAGTATCATAGTGTGCATCCCAATATTCGGCCGGAGAAGTTTTCAGGCTAATAATTCTCCAGACACCATTTGAATCTTTTTGAACTACTCCAGATTTTCGTGCCTTCTCTGCTATAGCCTGAGGTACTTTTTCTCGGCCGGAATAATTCTTTTGCCTGAGGATAATCATAATTAATGGATGTTACCTAAAAAATCATTAAGAGTTTTTAATGCATCATTTCTAGAGTCTAGGTTAGAATCTCCAGCTTCACGTGCTTCTGTTTCGATTGCTTCTTCAGCTGCTTCAGGAACGATTTCTACTTCTTCTACTGTTTTATCAATTTCCTGAGATGCTTTTTCATAACCTTCTTGAACTGCTGATGCTTCTTGAGCCGGTTTCTTTTCTATTTCGGCTCTTTCATGGCTATATTCTGGACTTCCAGGAGCTGCCGCAATATTCGCAATTTCTTCTTCATGCGAATAGGTCTTATTTCTAAGTATAATCATAATCTTTTATGTATATATGGTTAGTTTTTATTTTTCTTCCAACTTCCTAATTTTATATAGGACCACCAAGAATAATGTTTTCTGGTTTTTAAATATTCCAGGTTTTTATCATTTAGATGTGCTTCTTCTTCAAGACTAATATCATGATAAGCATAACCAAAGCTAAATCCTGAAACTAAAAGACATAATAACCACTCCAAGAAATACCATACATAAAATCCGATGTAAGCCATTTCCTTCATTTGTGCTGTATGTATTTCTTCATGATTTAAGTCTTCTGGTTTTATATTAGCATTCTTCCTTACAAATAAAATTCCAAAGATATTTACTGCTTTATAGCCTGGAAAAGGAATAATATTATTTCTTACTATTTTCATAAAACTTATGTTTAGTTGCGGAGGAGGAAATCGAATCCCCGACCTTTGGGTTATGAGCCCAACGAGCTACCAACTGCTCCACCCCGCGATATTATATCATGTATTATTATTTTCCACCACGACGAAGGGCATATAGGAAATTCCTATATCCCATAATTTCTATTATTTTTTTTTACTTTTGTTGATCTTTCCTCTTTTCATACATCATTTCATAGTACTCTTGAGGAAAAGTTCCAGTCATACAGATATAATTTCCTGTTTTAGCAGACTGAGTAAAATACCACTTAACCGCTCTTTTAAGAGGATTAAAGATTACTTTCTTAAAAATTGTTGTCATGATTAATTTAGTTTTTATTAGTTAAATTTAGTTGTAATTTATATTTATTTGTTTCCCCTGTGTGAATCGAACACACGTTATGGGATTAGAAATCCCAGGTTCTATCCGCTGAACTAAGGGGAAATTAACTAATAATCACTAAGTCGTTCTATAGAGCTAAACCAATAACTCTATAGATTATATTTTTATTCTTTATTTTTACTTTTTCGATATCTTTCTTTTCTATCACTATTTTTGTTTCTAGATTTATAAGTATCCAACTGAGAATCACAATTAGGACATATCAATCTAAGATTCTCTCTACAATTGTTATTAGCATGTCCATCTACATGATCTAATATAAAAGTAATAGGTTTACCGTTCCAAGAGTCTTCCATACCACAAATCTCACATTTATGATCTTGCTCTTCTAAGATATATTTTTTAGTCCACTTCATACATTCTTTTCCATAGTATGGTTCTGGATCTTTCAAATAATTCTCATATTTTTCTCTAGATTGATGCTCTTGTTGACACTTATTACAACAATAGAGTCCATAAGAAGTTTTCTTAGGAGTAAACTCTTTTCCACAATTCTTACAGATAGCCTTTTCCTTCTTAGAAACTCCTTTTCTAAATGTTTCACTAGAGTTTATTTTCCTTTTCTTAGGTAGCTCTATCCCTAACTTTTTAGCTCTTTTTACAATAGCATAACCAGAAACACTATATCTTCTACCTATCTCTTCATAGGATAGCTTTTCTTCGAAGATTAACTTCTCTAATTCTTCTTTTGTTACATTACTTAATTTACCTTCGTTCATTTTGTGAATAACTAAGTTACTTCCAGTGAATCGTAAACAATACATCTTATTAATTCTATTAAAGAGAGCCCCGTCGAGCTCTCTATCTTTCACAAAATGAATTAATAAGGAATCGATTCATATCGTTAACTTATCGCGGAGATGTAGAGTTCCGACCTCTAATCGTAAAACACGATCGATCTGCTTAGCAGGCAGTCCCTATTCCATTATAGGTTACTATCTCCGTTCCTATTATTTATCTTTCTTTCTAAGTTTCATTCCAGCTGCTATACCTGTTCCAATTAAACCAGCAGTCGTAGCTATTTTTCCAACTCTTCCTGTTCTTTTGGCGATATTTGCATCTTTATTAGATATTAAAGTTTTCTTAAGAGCTTTAACACCTGATTTATAGGCTTCATTATTTTTAGAGGTAGCTGCTTTATATACTTGATCTGCTTTCTTGACTTTTCTTTTGTGGAAAATTAGATCTAAAGCGCTTCCTGAATTAGTTTCACCACGAGCTACTTCTGCTTTAAAATTATTAGCTTTCCTGGTTGAATCAAGTTTCTTAATACCTTCTTTAAATGCTTTTTTTGCTTTCTTTGATTCCTGACTGGTTATATACTTCTTAGCCCCACGTTTTATTAAGTCTGTTGCTCCTACAGTTCCAGCTGTTCCGACTAGTGCAGTTCCGATAGCTTCTCCGACTTTCTTTGGAGTTTCATTGTCAGAATCAGAATATGTTTTATTTCGTAGTATTTTCATATTGATTTAATTTGTTTATAGTTTCCCAGTATTTTTCCTTGTCTTCTGAGAAATATTGTTCTTTTAATAATCTAATTGATGTAAGATTAGGGAACAGATTGTAGATATTCCCTGACTCTCTATTTAAATCCTTTGTTAATATTTCTTCAGTAAACCAAAAAACATCTTCAAAGTAATCCATCATAGTTTACCTTTCTATTAATCCAATCCGCAAGTATCTCTATAATTATTGCTGTAATGATATTCTAATTCAAACACTCCATGGATATTAACATAAGAATAGTATGTTAATAAATCTTCAGTATTCTTTTTATAAAAATTCAACCCTAGAATACCTCTTACTCTATTTCCAAAATCCAAATCTAATTCATTTAATAGAGTAGAAGATATTAGTTTTCTATTAACTCTAAATTCATTTAAAACTTTATCTCTTATTAAATTTTCTTTAATAATCTTCTCTTTTAAAGAATCTAGATCTAATATTTTTAATGTTTCAGTCAGATTATTTATATTAATAAATATCTCATTATTAAAAAAATTTTCAAATGTACTTATATTATTATATAATCTTTTTAATAAATCTATATATTCCTTCTCATCTCTTATATTAGAATTATTCTCTTTTATTCTAAGTAAAAACTCTAAATTCTCTATTTCTTCTTGCAAAGGAATAATAACTTTTTCCCTCTTCTTAAAAATATTAGAAAATAAATTATTCACGTTTTCTTTGTTTTATCAGTCTCTATTAACTTACCTTTCTTCTGATATTTCCCTAAAATTTCTTCCCAACTCCAAGAATATACTCTAGATGGAGTTTGTCTAGTTCCAGTTCTATAAGTTCCAATAAGTTTTTCTCTCCCCAAGACTTTAACTGCCGCTATAAATCTGAGCCGGAGTTCTTGTAGATACCAATATTCATCAGGGAGAACTAATACCTTCGGAGATTCTATTATTCCAGGTTTTACTAGTGAATCGGCTCTTCCCATTAGCGGCTTGTATATATAATAAGTAGCTCCTTCTATGTTCGTATCCTCTCCCGGAACTGCTGATATTCCTGAAAGTGCTGATCCTACATCTGGGTACAAATTAATTTTCGGTTTTATATATTCTCCATCTAAGTCTGGTCTTGATGATATATAGAACAGATCGGAGACACTTTTTGTTTTTCTCTTTATTATCATATGAACATAGTATTTTTACAAAGAACTAAAAAGAAGAGGTCGGAGCTAAGTCCCGGGATACAAAATTAAGTAACCTACTTAACCCATCTCCGCAGCAACTTTAGCGCCGAACCTAATCCCTGAAAACAATTATTATCTTAAAAAATATAATATCGATTTCTTAGTATAAAAGGAAGAATCTGTGTCCATTTATATGTGAAAAATAAACAAATTATTAACAACTATGAAAAAGAACTTACTTAGTAGAAAACTAATCGCTATTAGTAATATATGGATATGAAAAACAAAATTACCACGTTTGGAAAGGAGGGAAGGACACAGATTCTCCTTATATTTCATATATAAGGCTTATATTAAATTTAACCCTCAAAAGGTGGGTTATTTTTGATGTTTTTTACTACTTTTTACCCTAAAATGAGCCAAAATAACCCACTTTTATTTTTTATCTTCAAAATTGATGAAAATTCGGTAACTTATTTATGAGGACAAAGGAGCTTCCCTTATATTACACCCCTTTTCGCTACCGCTAGGGGTGTCTAAGGAAGAAACTTTGAATAAGATATATAGGAATAAACTCAGAAAATGAAGATATTTATAAAGATTTTATATTATTGATTTTCGCCTCCTCAAGAGGCGAATCTAATCTAAGTACTAAATGTATACTTTTTTTTAAGATAATATATTCTTTATCTATTACCTTATTTACCCCATTTTAAATCTACATTTTGCTCTTCTTATCCTTTCAAACTCTAATTAATGAAAAGGGAGACTCCTGTGTCTTCAATTTTATGTAACTGGATTCTGTATTAAAAGAATTTATAATAATTAGATAATAAAATTTAAAACATTAAATAATATGATAAAAAGATTAAATGATTATGTAGTTCCTAGAGGAATAAGATTTATATCAGAATTAGGAACAGACTTTAGATTTTATAAATTCCCAGTAAAATGTATTATTAATAAACAACTTCCAGGGTGTGGTTTTACTGAATATTGCTTAAGAGGACCTGAGAATGTTATTCTGTGTAGTCCTAGAAAAATGTTACTTAAAAATAAGAAAGACCAGCATAGTAGAGAAGTTTATTTAGTAGTGAATGAACTTGAAAAAGAAGCAGAAGTAGATAAAGATCTTTCCAAGGTAGATAAAACTAGATCTCAAGTATTTATGGAAAAATTAGATGAGATGGTTAATGGAAAAGATACTGTTTATAATAGATTAATGAATGAAATAAAAGATTATTTGAGTGAGAGAAAATACCTAGGAGATAAGCCTTGTAAAATTCTGGTAACATATGATTCTTATAGAATTGTAAAAGATATTCTAGAGAGTTTAGGTATATTTCAATCCTTTTATACTATAATAGATGAATTTCAGACAATCTTACATGATTCTAAGTTTAAGTCTAATACAGAACTAGACTTCCTTTATCATCTACATCAATCTCATAGTGCATTATTTGTATCTGCAACTCCTATGTTAGAGGAATACTTAAATATGTTAGATGAATTTGATGGTTTACCATATATTAATATGGATTGGGGTGAGGAGGATTCAACTAGAGTATTAAAACCTTCTCTTAAGGTATTAACAATGAAATCAGTAGGAACTAAATTACCTGAGATAATAGACTCTTATAAATCTGGTAATTTTGAAAGTGCTATTAGAATGGTTAATGGATATCCTACTAGAGTAATATCGGATGAAGCTGTATTCTACGTAAACTCTGTTAATCATATTACATCTATTATAAAGAAGTGTGATCTCCAACCAGAAGAGGTAAATATTCTTTGTTCTGATACTCCTGAAAATTTAAAAAGAATACAAAAGAAGTTAGGAAAGAGATTTACTATCGGAGAGGTACCATTAAAAGGAGTTAAACCTAAAATGTTTACATTTTGTACGAGGACTGTTTACCTAGGAGCAGATTTTTATTCTACCTGTGCTAGATCATTTATATTTTCGGATTCTAATATAGACTCTTTAGCGGTAGATATTAGTGAAGATTTACCTCAAATTCTCGGAAGACAAAGACTCTTTGAAAATCCTTGGAAGAATGAAGCCATTTTCTATTACAGATCTACCTGTGATTATAGAAAGGTTAGTCAAGAAGAGTTTGATAGAGAAATAGAAAGAAAAAAGAAAGCTACTAATGATTTACTTCTTTCTTATAATTCTACTCCAGAAAAAGCAAGATTAACTGTAGCTGAAAGATACCAAACATTAGCTAGAACACAGAATTATAAAGATGATTATATAGCAGTAAACGAACATCAGAGTGGAACTTTGATACCTGTACTTAATAATTTAGTATTAGTAAATGAGATTAGAGCTTTTAGAATACAACAAATAGATTATAAAGATAGATTTACTGTATTTAGTACTATATATAGTACTTTATCTCCAGATGATATTATTAATCAAGAAGTGTCTAGATTTTTAGAGCAATATCAAAAGTTTGGAACATTTAAATCTAAACTTAAGTATCTTTGTGAATGTAGTTTTAATGATACTATGACTAATATAATATTAGATCAGATTGGAGAACATGATAATATTAAATCTTACTACTTAGCACTTGGTCCTCAAAAACTTAGAGCATTGAAATATGATAGATATTATATAGAAAAGGAGTTAGGAGTAGTAACATTTAGCCAAGAACTTCTAGAGTCTAATATATATTCAGAATTTAAAGTAGGAGATAAAATAACATTATCTGATATAAAATCTAGACTTGAAGTGTTATATAAGTCCATTAATTACGATGCTACACCTAAGGCAAAAGACTTAGAAAATTACTTTAATGTAAAAGAATCTTCAGCCAGAGTAGAGATAGATGGGGTTAAGAAGGTGGTAAAGATATATAATATAATAAGTAGAAAGGAGGTGTGTTAATTATGTTTGATAAAATTAAATCAGCTATTTTTAAAGCTACTCGGAATACTTTATCAAGAAAAGATCCAGAGATAGTAAAGTGGAATAATGAGATGGCAAAATATGAAAAGAAATTCTTTAATGAGTATTTATCAGATTTTAATGAAAGTAATTATGAATTCTTAAAATTAATTTCTACAGATAATCATGATACTCAGAAATATTCTACTTCATATGAAAAATATCAAATTATTGAAGATTTTAAGAATCTCATTAAGGGAGATAAAAATGATGCTATAATCATGACGGAATTAGTTTCAGATCCTAGTAAAAGAGGTGAACAACTTATGAAAGATCTAGATAACTATAGGAAAAGATATGATGAGTTATTTAATGATTTAGAGCTCTGTGCAATGATTTATAAGGATCCTCTTTTAGGAGATAAAATAAGTAATTGTGTAGTGTTGGATATCTTTTTACATGGGCCTGAAACAGAAGAACTTGAAAATATAAAAATTAAACATAGAATTTTATTATGATCATAAGACGTAAATTATTCTCTAAAGAAGAGAAACAAGAAAGAAGCAAATCTGATATAACTTCTGATGTAGCCGTTGGAGCAGGAATGGGTGCTTTGATAGCAGGTTCTGGAAGATTATCCTATGAAAAAGCATTTAATCCTCAAAAAGAGGTAACAGAAGATTCTATAAAGAAATTATATCGAAAGAAAAGTAACCGAGATACTGATAAATTAAAAATGAAGCATAGATATAGTAATGCTAAACAGACAGTAAAAGATATAGTTACTGGAAAGAAATCAGATCTTATTGAGAAAACTAAGAGAAATGAACATCAATCTAAGGAAATAGGTTTAAAATTTCTAGATAATAAAAAGAAATTTTTAGATAAACCCTTAGAGGAATTAAACGAGACAGTTAAATCTGGAAAGAAATTATATAAACCAGTGAAAAAAGTTGGAAAGTATGCAGCAATTGGAGCTGGAATAGGAGCTGTTTACGGTTTAGGAAATAATCTCAAGAAACAAAGAGATAAAATAGAAGATGCTGCAGGAGATAGAGTTGCAGAAGTAATTAGAGGAATAGGTAAGAAAGGAAAATAACAAAACAACCTAGTAATTCATGGAAGAAAGGATTACTAGGTTTTAATTTTTTTTTATAAATAATGATTATATTAAGATATAAATATTTTAATGAGGGATTGGTTATTAGATGGCCTGTTCCTAATCCAAGTCTTTTATTATATCCTAAAATAGAAAAGACTAATAGATTTAAGAAAGAATATGAACTTATCGGAAAAGATGCTAGAAAACTTGTAGATCGTTTAGAAGAAAGTTTAATGAATGGATATATTTATGAAGATGATCCAGATAATTCTACTAAAGAAGAAACTCATTGTCTAGAAGATTTTAATGAATATACAGGAAATTATCCACATTTAGTATATAGTAAAAGAATAACAGGACAATTAAGATTTAATTATTCTATATACAAACCAAAACAAATAACAAAAAATGGAAGAACTTATTATGAATCTAGAGTTGTTCTTGAAAATTGTTGGGATCATAAATTCAGAGATATAGAGTATTGGGGAACTGATTATCCACAAAGAGATAGATACAATTTAAAAGAAAATTTAGTTAGTATTAAGCCTTACAAAGAAAGAAATTCTAAATGGTGGAATTATAAAGCAGTAGTACCTAAAAAGATAGATACAGCAACTAAATTAGATATAGAATGTACTGATGGAGTTAAAAATTATTATACAGAAATATTTCCAAGATCTACAGAAAGTAAAAATCCTATAAGACCTAGTGTTGAAAAATCTGAAAATCTCAAAACATTTAGAATAAAAAGAGTTACACCTGATAGAGATGAAAAATACATATACTATAAACCTTAATAGTGAAATTATAAAAAAAATAGTAATTATATGAAAAAACTAATAGGGAAAAGAAGTATTATAGATTTTGTATTTTGTAATGATAATAGTTTAGATTATATTTCATATACTAAAATTTCTGATATATTTCGAGCTATTAATGATCCAACAGGGAGATATACACCTGGAATTTATTTAATGCCTTTTTCGAAGAATTATTTAATAGATTCAGTAATAGCTCTTAGACTTATTATTTGTTGGGTGGAATTTCGAGAGAAGGATCCAGAATTATTAAAAAGTTTAGAAAGTTATTTATTATCTTTAGGTATAATCTCTGGATCTTTTACTTGGTGTGATTATATGAATAGGTCTTGGGAAAATATTATAAATGATTTTTGCCCTGGGATAAATTATAAAAATGATAATCCTTCATTGGAAAATAATTGGTTAGGGGATGTTCCGGAGGATTTAGATGAACTTCCCTTTTTAACTAGATATAATCAGGCTAGTATTACTGATGAGCTACTAATTAATAAATTAAATAATGAAAATATACAATTATGGAAGCACTAAATGTATAAAATACTACTTTATATTAATTCTCGAAAATTGAAAAGTGTAATAGAATAGCTAGATGTATTGTAGCTATAAAAGGATATGAGAATTTTATTATAGGGAAATTTTTATAAATAATTTAATATATATGAGAAAGATAATCAAATTTAGAAATAAGAAGGGAAGTAAAATTTTTTTCGAGTATGTAGATGAAGTTATTATATCTGTATATTGGGATAAAGGTAATATTCGCTATGATAGATACGAAGATATGCCAATAACTAGATGTAGTCTGGTTGCTACTTTTTGGGACTATGAAGAGATCCTTAAAAGAGTATTAAAAGATGATAAAGTAGCTAGGAGATGGTTTAGGAGGAATGTGAAGCCCATTATTATCGATGAAAACGGATTAACACTAGGAGATTTTATATTACCTAATGATATAGTAGATTATGAAAAAGCAAGAAAACATGATCGTATGATTCTTGGACTTGAAGATAAGTAATAAACACTAGATTAATAAAAAGAGTGATTAGGTTTGCTCTTTTTATTTTTTTTTCTTTCTAATCAATAAAAAAAGGTACTTCCATCCCCTTGAGGTTCTTATGATTGAAAGTAAAAATACTCCTCTCAGAAACACTAAGAATCTTATAGATGTGAGAGGAATAAAATAATCTCAAAAAAAAAGATCCGCGTATTATTGTGTTGCGCGGAATTATATACAAATTTTATATTATATTTTAACAAACATTTATTTTTAATTTATTATTTTATTTAAATTATGGGAAATCGAGTAGATGATTTTTTGAGTAAATTGGCAGCGCAAGCACCAAAAGCAAAAGAAAACAATTTTGAGCAGAAAAACAGATCATTAGAAAAAATTTATCTTAACTTCCCCGGAAATTTTGGTAGATATCAAGTATTTCCGTTGGATAGTGTAGTAACTGACTTTCCGTTTGTTACTTTATTCGGAACTCGTGAAATTAATATCCCTCGAAAAAACATGGCGGCGGATGGAACTGAAAACACTTATAATGCGTGGATTAAGCTCCTACCAAAAAGTGCTTATGTAATGAAAGATATGACAGGTAGATTAGTTTCTTCATTGACCGCCGCAGATGATGAATTATTATCACAAGCGCATATGATCTTTGATGAACTTTATCGAGAACTGGATGCAAAGAATAACCGCGACGAATTAACGACAAACTTAGTCCGGTTGAAGAATTATACTATCTTCCATGCATTCTGTCTTAATAAATGGGATCCGAATGAAAATCGTAACCCTAGTCGTCAGAATTTTACGGCATTGTTCGTTGCGACAGCTAAAATGTTTACATCAGTAGTTGAAGATAATATTCAAGAAAAATCTTTGATGAAAGGTGGAGATAATAGCTGGATTTCAGAAGTTTATAATCGTGATGCTACAGGACGTTCTGGATTCTTGATGTTTAGTATCGGAAAGAAGAAAGACGGAGCAGCTGGATTTGCTATTACTGCCACACATGAAGTTGGTAATGAGAATTTTAAGTCAATTCAGATTTCAGAAGAAGATATGGAATTGGCTGCAGATCCATTGCAATCATTTATGTCTTGGCAGGCTAATAGAGATAACGATACTCCTGTTGGTCAGAAACGTTTATTCAATGCGACCTTGATTAAAGAGTCTATTGAATATATGTCAGAAATTTTGGCAAGCATCAGACTCGCTAAATCTCAGGGAAGTGTAGATTTTAAAGAAGCTGTTACAAGAGTTAATAATGAAGTTCTTGCAAAACAGGTTCCGACAGATAAAAGTGGTTTTCGTCAGACAAATGATCCGATGTTAGCTTCTCTGTCTGGAGGTGGAAATTCTGCACCTCAAGTTGATCTGAGTAAAAACGATCAGGTTTTTCAGACTCCTCCCGTGTATCATAGTGATCCCGTAACAGCCAGCCCTGTAAATCCAGGTAATGGTGGAGGATCTCCATTTGGTGGTGGGCAACAGCCACAGTGGGGAGGATTTGGACAAGGTAATCAACAAGCACCTTTCCAGAAACCAAACTTCGGAGGTAATAACGACAGTGACTTGCCTTTTTAATGATCTGAAAAGGAATAGTATAAAATAATAAAACTAAAAGGTAGAAGAGATTTTAACAGATTTCCTCTACCTTTATTTGTTTAAAGTTGGAAATAATAATGAATAATAAACAATATTTCTACTGTTTCCTGGATTTTTCACTAATTTTGACAAGGTCCCTCTTCGTGATAAGTAAAGGAAAAGACATCGGAGAATATACGGCCGGGGAATTAATCAGAACCTGTATATGGACGATCAATAAAGTTCTTAGGGATTATGGTATTAGTGCTAGGAAAGTGATTCTAGTTTATGATAAGTGGGATGAATCTATAGGAGGTTATTATACATCTTATCTTTTAGGGGGACAATATAAAGACACAAGGCATTATATGGATGAAACGATTTTTGAGGGTATGAAAAATGATCCGGCCGTTTCTCCCGACGACCTAAAGAAAGCTGCATGGGAATTGTATCAAAATCAAGTAAAACAGACAGCTAAATATACAATGATCTCTGAGTTACCTAGATTTGGAATCGGAATGCTTGGGAGAAGTGGCTGGGAAGCTGATAATTGGGCTTATCTATTAAGTTGTGAGCTCTATGGAAAAACAGATCTCCTTAGTCTTTTTGTTACTAAAGACTCAGATTGGATGTATTGTTTATCACCAGCTACTCAATTATTTCGTCTCCCAGGAAAAAATGAAGAACCTAGGATAATAACCTATGATGAGATGTATTATTCAATTCCAGAATCAATTAGAAATGCTGGAATCGGATTATATCAATATCTCAGCCTTAAAGATAGTCTAGGGTATGGACATAATGATCTAAGAAAAACTGTAAAACCTAGAATGAAGTCTGAAAAAGTAATCTTAGAGGTTTTATCAGGAAATTACGAGAACTTAACAGATCTAGAACTTTTTGAAAAACAATATAAAACTTTCGATATATTCAGTTACCCAGGGATTGATGAAGCTAGGGATATGATTAATAACTATCTTCCAGTATGTGGTTCCCTTGGAGATGTTTCTGAATTTAGAATGTTTTGTAGAACTCATAATATCCCAGGAATTTCAGATAGTTATTATTCAGAGTTCATTGGGAGATTAGATCAAAAATTATATTGTGAGTAAAAAAAAAATGAAAGACATTGTAACCCTACGTGGAATAAAATATAGCTATGATGAAAGAACTGGCCGAATATTTAAGGAAGGCCAAGTTTTAACATCATCACAAGCAGAACCGGTTTATAGTTACCTTGGAGATAGTTCAGGGGAGCCGGTTTTTGGAGGGATATTACTTAAAGATATAGGTTCAATCTTAACTCTTAATGGTAAAATTTCTCCAGTAACAGATCCTAATACAATAAGTTAAAAAAGAATTATGGCAGGATTATTAGGAGGAATTCTTGGAAAATTGACTGGAAAACAACTCTCAATCCAAGAAATTATGAACATCGACCAAGGAAGAAAAGATAAAGCTTCTGAATGTGTAGTAAGATTGACAAAAGTATATCATGTTCTCAAAGAAGAATCGATCATGGATAAACTAAGATCCGTATTTTTTGGGAAGACTATACTTAAGATTTATTATTTAGTTTTTAAATTTGAAGTAACGTCTAAAACAGGTAATACTTATAATGTCATAATTCAAACTTCCCCAGATTATGATATATGTGGGTGGAAGAATTCAAAGTGTAAAGTTTATTGTGAGTGTAAAGATTTTCAATTTAGATCGGCGTATCTTTTGGGCAAGAATAATACGCTGTTTTTGTCGGATCGTATAAAAATAAAACTTGGTCCAGCATTAACTCAAGCGCCCAAAGATAAAACGCCGACAACTCTACTTTGTAAACACTCTATGGCAGCTTTACAATATCTAGTGAATAATTACCAAAATATAATGAAAACTATATAAAACTAATGATAGAATTAAAACCTCATTATAGTTTGTTGTTTATAGATAATAGAGATACAGAAGTAATATTAGCAAAATATACTGGTTCATTTAAATTACCATCTAATATTACATTTACTAGATTAAAGAATCACTTAGTTATTTCGATTAATATCAAGTGTCATAGTTCAGAATCTGATGAACTCAAAGCAACATTACTTGAAAATAGATTTAATATTCAAAGTTTTATTGGTTATAAGATTAATAATGACTATTGGAATATTATTTATAAATATGGTTATTATAAGAGTTATCAGTTTTATGTAAATAGCGAATTTATTGTAGAATATAATATGATTAATTATTTTTGAAGAGATGAGTAAAATATTAGCAATTTCGGATATTCACATTTTTGATTATCCACAAAGAAATTCTTACGATAAGCAACGTTTAACTCAAGCAAGAACAGTAGCACAAAATATTATAAAAGCTGCTACTATTGAAGGAGCAGAAAGAGTTGTAATCGCAGGAGATGTTATTGAAAAATCAGTTCTCCGACCCTATGTTCAAGCAGAAGTTAAGTTATTCCTTGACACTTTAATGAGTTTCTTTAAGGAGGGTTATATAATTTGGGGGAATCATGATCAAGATAATAAGTCGATAGATTCTGAACTTATTGATTCATGTCTTGCTGTAATGTTACCTCCTAATCTATATTATGCTGATCAGAAAGAATTAATAATTGATAATTCTAGAATAGCATTTAGTAACTGGAGACCTGAATTTGATCTTTCATGGATCTCTGGACAAGTAGATGTTTTATTTACACATGCTACTATTAATTATGGTGGATCAGATAAAATACAATCTCAAGTTCTGGATGAGTCTAAATTTGGATTAGCTATTTGTGGTGATATTCATAGACCAGCTCAGATTGGAAAATATGTTAGTATAGGTATTCCACAGAAATGTAAAATGTCTGACTATGATAAATCAACCGGAGTTGTATATGATTGTGTATCTAAACAATTTAAATGGGTAGATCTAAATCCAGACGATAACCTTATGAAGTTTGTTTATACACCTATCAGAGAAGATGAAGGTTGGAATCAAGGAACTGGAACTTGGAGTGTGTATAAACCGGAAAACTTGAGTATTGCTGGGGGAGTAAGAGATATTAAAATTCCAGCATGGGAAGAGATCGGAAACTTAATTGATAATATTATAATAGAAAACAATCTTCAAGGAATTCACTCTGAAGTTCTTCGAAATCTTAGAGACGTAGATTCTGAGGAAGTTGATTTTGGATTCACTCTTCTCAGATTATATTGTAAAAATTGGAGAAGTATAGACGAAGCTGATATTTACTTCGAAGATGGTGATAAGATCTTGATAACCGGAAAAAATGGTTCTGGAAAAAGTTCTTTGCTTAGTGCTCTTAAATATGCTTTCTTAGAGTGTAGAAATATTAAGGATTATCTACAGTTCGGAGAAAAAGAGTGTATCTTAGCAGTAGAGTTTATGTATCAAGGAAAGAAGTGTAAAATTCAGAGAGGAAATAAAAAACATGGATGCTGGATTGATGATGAACCTCTTAAATATAATAATAAGAAAGAATTCGAGGAAGATATGTATCGTAGATTTCCATTTATTGGATATATGGATATTTTCTTATTTGATTCAGACCATCATAAACTGATTGGAAATATTACCCCTGAAAGAAAGTCGGAGATAATTAGTAAGTTCTATAAGATGGATAGAATTGATGCTTATAATAAAGAAGCTGGAATTCTATTAGATCAAGTTACAAAATCTTCGAGTGTATGGAATGAAGCAATTAAAAAATCAGAAGAAATCCTTAGGTATATAGATACTAATCTTTCTAATATCCAACTTCCAGGACAAACAAAAACAGAACTCACCCAACTAAAATCGGAAGGCTTAGAATTACAAAGAAAAAATAAAGAATGGATGAGTTACTTAGCTGATTCTGGAAAACTTCAAGCACAGGTTTCTCTTTATACTGAAACTCTAGAAAGATTAATTAAAGAACAATCTACCTATAGACATCTTCAAGAAATAGATTCAGAGATTGCATATCTTCAGTCCGAGGTAGATAATGAAAATCAAGAAATATCACAACTTCGAACAATAGAGTCTGAATATTCTTTAAAGTTAGATAGATATAATCAGGTGTGTGTAGAAGGAAAGAAAACAACCGCCGAATTAGAACGCCTCGAAAAAAGTAAAGTATGTCCTAGTTGTGGTCAGACTTTGAAGAATACAGAATCTCTAGATCGTCATAAACAAGAAATCTTAGGGAAACTTGAAGAACTTAGATCCGAGGCTATAAAGATCGGCGATGAACTTAGAGGAATGTCTGAGAAAAAACAACAGGCTGATTCGTTAATTTCAATTGCCTCTGAAAAAGTTAAAACCTTAGGGAATCAAATATTTATGTTGATGTCTGAAAAACAAAAAATTACTAAGACAGCTAAAGATATAGAAAATACAAAGTCTCTCTTAGAAAATTATAAGACTCAATTAAATAACTTAGGAACACCAGAAAAAGTAGAACTTCCTGATAACTTTATGGAAATTATGAGTTCGATCGATTCTGGAATAAAAGCTTGGACGGATCATGAAAGATTAATCCAAGATAGAGCTGTAGAAGAAGCAAATATCTTAAAGGCACAATCTGAGTTAGGATTAATTCAGAATGCTTTAGTAGATCTTAAAGAGTATATTAAGCTTACAGGACCTACAGGAAAGATTTATGAAGAAATTATGACAAGATTAGCTGAACAATTTACAGATAATCAAGTTAAATATTCAGTAGATACATATAATTTCAGAAAGAAGGATCATCTTGACCTTACTAGTAGGTTTAATAATAATGGAAATTATGTCTCTTATGATGCATGTAGTTCAGGTCAACAAACAGTTTTAGATATCAATTTTCTTAGTAAGATAGTAACTAGAATGGGACTGCTTATTATGGATGAATTCTTAAAACACCTAGACCCAGAAAATCATGATAATTGTATAGATATGATTAGTAGTATGAATATTGGATGTATTATGATTTCTAGTCATATGGAATCTATTACTTCATTTAATAATAAAACTTGTAGACTTGAATTAAATGATTCAGGAGTTACAAATATTACAATAAAATAATTAATACGATGAGTGAAGAAAAATTAAAAGAATATTTCTTAGAAGAAGAGAGATTTAACGAATTTAGTGATTTCTTTGGATATAGAGTTTTAGGAACATTTCAATCTTTTCCAAAATATGGTACTTTTATTTCTAGTGGAATAAGAATTTTTAAAACTGAACCCATTGCTTGGGTAGAAGAATTTAAAATAGGTATCGTTCAGAATGCAGGAGATTATTTGGTTATGGTTTCTCCTGAATGTCCTGAGGTATACTTTACAATGCCAGAGGAAATCATAGATAAGATTAAAGATATTTATAATGCTGGAAACTATATTAACATAGACAACGAAACATTACAAAAACTTATGGAAGAACTGAATGATGCAAATAGAAAGTGGACAACTAATCCAATTATGACAGATTCTGGAAGAATATGGTATGATAGTTCTTCAGCTAACCCATTCGTTCCATATTCTCATCAGACAACTACATCTACATGTTCTTCAGATTATGTTGTATCTTCTGCATCAGGAATATCAACTAATATAAATCCCAATAATACTAATACTTATGTTACAGGATATAACATATAATATGTTAGAGTTTGCAGATGTAAAGAATCCTACAGACTTTTTTAAAACAGGGGATCCGAAAGAAATGATACCTCTACGAACTCTTTATAATAATGCAAGACTTCTTTGGGGACTTGGAGCAGATCAGATTCTTTTAAGTATAGCACAAGGTCAAGCAATTTATAAGCTCGCCTTGTTGGTGAAAAATAAAAGAAGTATTTTTGGATGTTTAGTATATATTCCAGGTCAGAAAAGACTTGACTTATATACATCTGAATCTCCAGAGATACCACTAATTCAATGGAAAAGACAGAAGGTAGTGAATAAAACTTATCCATTACTTCTCGATCTTGCTGGAATTGAAAAAATGTTCTCTAGGTTAATTACTATCTTATGATATTTAAAGTAGTTCGATCTAAGTATTCATTAAAAGTATGTAAACTAATAAAAGTCTATAAAGGAGCTTTTAGACTAGAGAATTCATTAGATGTAAATATATTCGATTATAATAAATCTTGGGATAATCTAGTAGGAGATGATAAAGTAATTACAGTTGCTGAATTAATCCTTGTTAAATTTCCATTAAGTATTTGTAAAAAACTTACTAAAAATTTTATATTACTTAATAGAAATAACTTTGATGAATATTCGGGTTATGATGACTTTGTTGATAAAAAACAATCTAAATATGAAGTACATAATGCTTATGAATCTAATCCAAAAGCTTTACAATTCATAGATATTCCTTTAGAAGATTTACTATATGATGTAAAAGATCTAACCAGAAATAATTATATTGTTCAAAAATCATTATTAGAATTGAATAAATAAAAATAAGAGAAAGACTAGGAAATTAATCCTGGCCTTTCTTTTTTATTCACAAGAAAAAATAAGTTCCGATCTTCACAGACTAGAACCTATATAATTCATGAGTTTAAAAATTTGTTGTGTTTCTATTTTACATTCACATATAAGGTTTTCAAGCGTTTTCTTTGTTTTACTTTTTCAGTAGTTTCTAGAATCCAACATAACACTTCTTTTTCTAGGGATTCTTGATTTGTAACCTGTTTGTGTTGAGTATATACAGATTTATCTTCTAAAGTAATAAATGTTAACTCTACTCCATAGAATTTTTCATATAAGATAATCTGTTCAATAGCTGCTCCAAGAAAATGAATTATATATATTTCATTCGTTGAACCTTCTGTTATTCTAACTCCTGAATCTGAATTTTCGGTTAAGTAATCTAAAAATTTCTTAATAGATTCTTTGGTTATTTTTCCCATTTCTCATCTGATTTTAAAACTTTTATTACTTTTCCGTAAATATTTTTAGTCCAACCATTTATATGTCCGTGATTATTTCCTATCTGAGCACCTTTAACTGGATCTATTGTTTTAACTAGATGTGTAAAAAATCTTCCATGAACTTTACAATAAACTATATCTCCAACTTTTATTGAATCTATTCCAGAGACAGGTTCTAAGACATGTTTTTGACCAGACATAATAAGAGGAGTCATTGAATTTCCTTTTTCAGAAGTTACAAATGTTTCTCCTGCCTCTAGACGTTCTTGTTTAGTTCTCGGCTTTTTTATTTCTTCTTTTCCAAGCGTTATGTTTTCTAGTGGCGTCTTTTTTATTTTTTGCTTTGACTTCATAACCATCATTAAATTTAAAATTATTAAATAAACCTTTTGTCGGATCATAAGATTTTTGTTTCTTAAGTTCCTCCAATATTTTATTATCTACATGTTTAGTATAATTATCTACTGGATCTTCTTTTTTAGAGATCATTACTTCTTTTCCTTCATATGTAATTTTATAATCTTCATACCCTACAGGAGGTTCTTTGAAGTATTCCCACTTAGGAGGTCCGAAGTCTGTTGATTTTCCGGCAAGGATTAAAGTTTTAGATTCTTTATCAACTCTCCAAAAACCTCCTCCCCAACATCCAATAGAATAATTTTTTCCAAGTAATTCAAAGTGAAACTCTACATTACCTAAAATTAATTCTCCTTCTTTACTAATTATAAATTTTTGCATAATCATTTATTTTATTATCATATATAAGAATCTTAAGAACCATTGAATTCCTTATAGGTGTAAAAACAAATAAAACTTAAAAGTTATGAAAGAAATAACGGTAAGTAAAGTACTAGAAAAACAAGATGAAGATAGTGTGAGGATGATTAAAAGTTTATTAAGACTTAAAGAAAAAATTATGACAATCGGAAAAAAGAAAGAATTAACAGCAGATCAGGCTAATATTATTAGTAGATTTAATCTTCAAGGATATTCAAGCTTAGAAGAGATTGCTAAGAAAAAGATCGAGGAGATTGAAGGACAAATAACAAGTAAACTTCAATTCAGTCATAAAGAAAGATTACTAGCATTGATTGTTCCAGATGATCAGAGAGATCTTTACGACTTAATAAAAACTCACTATACAGAAAAAGGATTTAAAACTTTTTATCTTGACAAAGAAAGAGTTCCAGAATTTAAGAATAGTACATATTTATTTATTTCTTGGGACATTGAGATAAAGAAGTAATATAAGATAAACCTTAGGGAAGAGAAATTTCCTTAAGGTTATTTACTTTTTGCTCTCCTCATACCTTAATTGCTTTATATGTGAAACCAAATTATATAAAAATTATGTTAGAAAATAAACCAACTATTTTGTATTCACTTGAAGAGATAACAATCATTCCAGAAGTAGTAACAAAAATAAATAGTAGATCTCAATGTATTCCATGGGTTCCTAGAATAGATGGTAAGAAAGATAGTGAATTCCTTCCAGTTATTGCAGCACCTATGGCATCTGTGGTTAGTCCTGAAAATTATAAGACTTTCCATGATAATCTAATTTCATGTATTATCCCTAGAAATATACCTCTCTCTGAAAGACTTAAATTATGTTCTGAAGTTTTTTGTGCTTTTTCTATGAAAGAGATTGAAGAAAATTTTATAGAACAACACCAACAAAGTACAGGATCTGAATTATATGTTTTAATTGATATAGCTAATGGACATATGAAAAGTCAGATAGAACTTGGTCGGGCTCTTAAGGAATTATATGGATTCTCAATAAAAATCGTGGGTGGAAATATAGCTAATCCCGAGACCTATAAGTTATATGATAAAGCTGGATTTGATTATCTTAGAGTAGGTATAGGTGGTGGAGCTGGTTGTATTACTTCTACTCAGACTGGTATTCATTATCCTATGGGTTCTTTAATTAATGATACTTTTCAGGTTAAGAGAGAATGTTCAGGAAATACTAAAATTATCGCCGATGGAGGAATTAGCACTTTTTCGGCCGTGATTAAATGTTTAGCACTTGGAGCAGATTATGTTATGATGGGAAGTACGTTTGGAAAGGCATTAGAGGCGGCCGGTCCAGTGCTAAGAGAATATTACGGCGAATATTACGAATCTCTTCCAGAAAGTGTAGATATAACCAGAGGAGAAAAGTTTTATCGAGAGTATTATGGAATGTCAACTAAACGAGCACAAGCAGAAATCTTAGGAAAATCAATAGAAACTGTAGACAGAGAAAAATTAAAAACTTCAGAAGGAAAAAGCGTGGTCTTAGAAATTGAATATACATTAGCAGGGTGGGCAAAAAACATGGATTCCTACCTTAGATCAGCAATGTCATATACAGATTCCTATAACCTAGAAGACTTTAAATATTCTAGATGTCAGGTTGTATCCGAGATATCTAGTGTTGGTATTAATAAAAAATAATTAAACTCTATGGCTAAAAAGAAAGCTGTTACTAAATCAAGTGTAGATGAAGAACTTGATCTAATTCGAAAAGAAAGAGATAGTATCTTGAATTTTAAAATTAATTTTAAATGCAAAACTAAGCATCAAAAAGAATTTCTTAAATCTATTTATGATCACGAAATTACAATAGTTAAAGGGCCAGCAGGTCAATATAGGGCCGTCTAGAGGAGTAATTCTTTAGATTATTAGTAAGTAAATTCGGTGAAAGGATAATCCCAATACCGAGTCAAGGATCTTAGATTTATCTAAGTAATCTTTGATGTAACGAATAAAGACTTACCAAGATAATAAAATATCTTGAAATTATATTCTAGTTTACTATAATAATTAGTAATAACACTGTCTGGGAAATCATATGTTTCAGTTTATGCTGCCCTCGATCTACTTAAGAATAGTGCTGATAATGGATATGAAAAAATAATATTCATATATCCAGTAGCTACAAATCCTGATGAAAATATTGGATATTTAAAAGGCGATCTTCAACAAAAACTTGAGCCGTACAAAGAAGCAGATTTCTATACAATGGAAAAAATATTTAATGCTTCTGGAAAAAATGGAAAGGAAGTTGTTCAAAAATTAGTAGATGCTGGTAAAATAGAAGTGAAAAGTAGTCAATTCTTACGTGGAAATAATATTGATAATGCAATTGTAATTGTGTCGGAAGCTCAAAACTTCGGGAGGGATACTTTTCTTAAAATATTAACTAGAATAGGTACTAACTCTCGTTATATCTTTAATTCTGATGAGCTACAACTCGATTCTATTTCTTTAAAATCAGGAAAAAATCAAAAAGGCTTACAATATGCTATAGAAAAGTTATCAGATATGGATGAAATAGGGATTGTTGAGTTTGGTCTTGAAGATATTGTAAGAAATGACTTAATTCCTGGTATTCTTAAAAGATGGCTTCCTGAAGTTTATGGAGATTTGGATGAGGAAGAGATATCTAAGAAGTCTAAGCAAGAAAGATTAGATGAATAAAAAATAAGATATCTCAGAAACCTTCAAATTCTTATATATGTAGTAAAGATCAGATGAAAATATGGTACTGATCGGAGACTACTTATTAATATAATAATAAATAATTGAATTTTATTTGGATATAACTGGCTTATGTTATTAGTTACTTCTAATTATAATTATGAGTATAAATTAATTGATCACTGTAACAATTTCCAGAGTATCAAGATCGAGAAGTATAATCTTCTCGAGGTAAACAGGTAAAGTTCACTAGGGAATATAAAATCAAATAGACTTTAATAAATTTTTAATTAAATACGTTAGTGCGCATATATGTATTTATGATAGAATAGCAAAAATTTATTAACTAAATATAATATATAATTTAGAGTTTGATTTTATATATCCCTAGTATTTTTCTTCTACGAAACTACTACCTCTTCGCGGTGTAGAAGACAACTAGCACTAAAGTTGTGAAACTAAATGTAGCAATGAGAGATGAGCGTTCCTATATGTTATGCTTTCTCTCGGAGTAGGGTGCCACTATGATTTATTATCTATAGTGTCAGAAAAACCTTAAGACAATAACAAAAGAATTATGACAAAGAAAAATAAATTAAATGAAAAATTTGAATTAACATTTAGTATAAGAAGTATTGCTTATTACTTTTTATGTATCTACTTAATTTACGTGTTCAAAGTTACCTCCCCAGGAAATATGACACACCTAGGAATATACATGGTATCTTGTTTTATTGGAGCATTTTTATTAGGAATAGAAAAAATGCTCTGGACTTATAAGTATGGTCAAGATGTGATGTTTAATCTAGGAAAACTATGGGGAATAAAGAATGAAAATTTTCTTTGGGTAGTTAAATTATTCAATACAGGATTATTATTTTGTAAGTATATATCACCAATCTTAGGAAGTTTTATTGGATTGGCATTATTTATAAAATATGTACCTGAATTTAATAATATAGAAATTTTATCAAGATTATCAGCAATTATTATAGTATATCTATATTCTATATATAAATTGTTTAACTACTTAAAAAGGATTTGAACTATGAGACTCAAGAGTTTAACAGAAGTCCTTGGGTGGATAATAGGAATCTGTCCAAGTGAGTCCTTGAAATCTAGTGAGAAAACTGGTAAGGAAAATGAAAGGAAAGGAGAAGAAAAAAGATCCCAGTTATCTTTGGATTCAAGTAGAACAAAAATCGTGAATGATGTTGAGCCTATTAAGGAAATTATTGTAGATATTCTGGATGATTGTTTAAAAGACCCAGATATTAAAAAGCCAGATGAATTTTTCCAATCCTTTGCTTGGAGATTGATAACTAATATAGTAAATTATAATTGGTTATCTAAAGCTCCAAAGAATAGAAGAGAAATGGAAATATTAATAAGAGAATATGGATACTGGGGCAGGTATTACAAAAAGATGAACAGAAGCACAATGTTCTATAATATTACCACTCCTAATATTAGTAATAGAAAAGGAGTTAAAGTAATACCTGAATACTAATAAGCAACTATAGAAAGGGAAATATAATCCCTTTCTTTATTTTTCTCCTCTTTCAACCTCTAATCCTTATACATGTAAATTATATAAAACTTAGAATATGAAAAAGAATTTAGAAAATCTGACAATTCCTAAAACAAAAGAGCTTCGTCAAGAGAAATTAGATGAAGCTGTAGCAATATTGAAATCAGAGTTTGTAGGATTAGATGATATTATAGATAGTATAAAAAAGTCTATAATTCCTTGGTACATAACTCCAGAAATAATAGAGAGACCAGTTGTTATTTCATTGTGGGGATTAACTGGAACTGGAAAAACAAGTGTAGTTAGACGATTAACATCTCTCTTAGGATTATCGGGGAAAACAGTATTCTTTGATTGTGGACTTGAAGCAAATGAATCATCTTCAGGAAGTATTGCAGATAAAATTGAAGAAGTTTTTGATTGTGATGACGACTGCGATTCGATCTCTTCAGGGTATGAAAAGTTCGGAAATGCAGTATTTGTATTTGATGAATTTCAGTATGCAAGAACTTTAGATGAGAACGGTCATGAACTTCTTAAATCACCTCTTCGACCTATCTGGACTATTATTGATAGTGGAAAGGTTAGTGTTTCTGAATATAGATATGATATTTCTCGTTTTAGTAACTTCGTAGAAGATTTTTCTGAATTTGCAAAAGAATATCCTGATATACACGTAGATAATGGGAAAGTACTGGACCGTGAAGAAGTTAAGATAGTTCTTGAGAATTTAGGATTATTTTACTATGGAAGAGATGTTAGTAGTCTTCTAGGAGGTGAAAAAAATTCTTATGCTCCGAAAGTAAGAAGTAGTGATAGAGAAGATGAAGAAGATGATATTTTTAAACCACTTAGCTTAATTGGAGAAGATAATCTACGAACTATGGTAAAAAGATTAAATTCTTTTAAAGCTAGACTTGGATTTGAAATGATAATTGAGTTGAACAATGTTACTACTTTAATTGAATATAGTAAAATTCTAGAGGATGCAGCTAGAATAATTACTAAACCAAAAGAATTAGATTGTTCAAGATCATTAGTATTTATTCTTGGAAACTTAGATGAAGCCTTTAAAGTAGAATCCGATTTAGATCCTGATATGGATGCAGATACTTTCTATGATAAAACAAGTAAAGTATCAATTTCAGATATTAAAGAGGCTCTCAAACAAAGATTCAGAGCAGAACAAATAGCTAGACTTGGAAATAATTTAATAAAATATCCAACATTAAAGAAAGAACATTTTATTAAGATTATTAAAAAAGAATTATCTAGAATAGCAGATAAATTTTTAGAAACTGAAGGAATAAAGATTAATTATGCTGAAAATATAGTTGATCTTATGTATTCAGAGGGGGTGTTTCCTGTACAAGGTGTAAGACCTATTTATACTACTATCGGAACTTTATTAACTCCTCTTCTAAGTGATATTCTAATCAATCGTACTGCCGAAGACAAAGAAGTGACGATAACTCTTACTAGAGAAACAGATCTCACAGAAAAGAAATTAAAAATAGATAAAACGTCACTAAGTATTATCTTCGGCAAACCAGAAAAAGTAGTAGATATAGAAATTCCTTTACAACTTGGGGAATTAAGAAATCCGGAGAGAAGGTTAACAAGATTTATAAATTCTGTACATGAAGCTGGACATGCGATAGTAGCTTTGTATGAAACTGGAATTTATCCTGTTAATATAGTTTCTGTTTCTACAGGAGATGGAGGATTTTGTAATACTTATGATCCAAAAAAAGAAGGAGAAATTGATAGTCGAGAAGATGTTGATTCAGATGTTAGAATATGTCTTGCTGGTTATGAAGCTGAGAAGTTAGTTTATGGAAAATATCCAGAAAAGTGTTTAATGGGTTCTGGAAGTGATATTGAAAACGCATGGGATTTTTTCTCTGAGATGGCTTACAGATGTGGGTATTTTGAACCTTACTCATATACAAATCATCTAACAGAAGAAAATTCGAGTGGTATACCTTCTGGATTTTTAGATAATGAAGGTTTATTTGTCAAACATCCTTATAAAGCTAGCAGTGGATACCTAAGAGATATGGTAGCTCTTAGATTTTCAGAGCTTAGACAAGATGTAGTGAATATTCTTAAAGAGGAGAGAAAATTACTAAAAGTAGTTGCATTATATCTTGGAGAAAATGGATCTATGAATTCTGATGAGTTTAGAGATTTTGTTATTAAGTACGGAAATAAACTAACTGATAAGTATGTATCATCTAAACTTGAAGAAGATAAGAATTGGTATGAAAAAATATTAAATAAGTTTTAAAAAAAATTAAAGGAGCTTTTACGCTCCTTTTTTATTATTCTTTTTTTAGAAGAAAAATAAACCTACCCATTCATCACGAACAAGTAGGTTTTCATAAAAATTAACACCGTTTATAAAAAACTATATTTTTCTTCAATTATAAGGCTTTTGGGGTGTATAGAATGACTCTAAAACTCCAATAATTTCGTATTCTATTAAAGTCTCTGAGCCATCAAAAATCGGAGGAAAACCAGGGGATTCCGCTGTACAATAAGCTATTCTCTTTTCTTTTCTTCGATTTTGTAGGATAATGTATTTCTTTTTTATCGACTGTCCGATATATTTTCTGAAGATTAGAATATCATCTTTCTTCCATTTACCTTCTTTACTATCATCTATCGGTTTTACTAAAATAATACTTCTATCCCAATTTCTCTCTGTTTTTCTAGTACCTGGATCAGAGAGAAATATTTTTTCTATTTTTATTATTCTCTCTGGGGTATACTGAGAAGTTCCTATTATAAAACCTTTTGCATCAATATCAGGTTTTATTATATAGTATAATATTATTAATACTATAATTCCAATATAAAACGCTATCATAAATCAAGTTCTTTTAAGATTGGTTCAACGAATTCTTTATACTGTGGATAATATTTCTCGAGAGTTTGTCTAGCATTGAGTGGTTTGTCAGGTTTTGTTATTCTTGCACATTCCCAATCAATTACAGCTTCTACCCAATCTATTTCTCTTGGAGATTTTAATTGTTTTATCCAATCCTTTCCGGTAGTATATGTAGGATGGTGTTTATTTATCCTCTGATGAAATTGATTTATAATTCTTTCGCCTAGGAATGGAAAGAATATAAATAGTATCAATTTATCCCAATCATGAAACCAGTGTGAATGATATCCAAGAAGTTTTTTCTCTGTTTTCATAAATGCAATCCAATGTTTCCAAGTATAGGGGATATGGTTATAACAATCTCTAACGTTTTTAATTATCTGTTTCATATAATTCATGTTTTTTATAATAAGCCCGTTTAAGTTCTCCAACTACATATATATTAGGGGAGACACATTTATTTTCCGGCCGAGTACAAGATTCATCATAAATCTCAGGGTACATATCAAGAATAAATCTAACTACTCCCTGAGATCTTGATTTTCCAGCTTTACAATGAACATATATGTCTTTTCCTAGATTCGACTCTATAAAATCTACTACTTCGGCTGCCTGTTCTTGAGTTATTCCTAAAAATTTATGACCTTTCCATTCTATTTCTTGAGAAGGTATATCATCAAACTCTAGATTTAATACAACCGAGGGATTATCTTTCTTAAACCAATGTAATTCATCCTCTTCTAAATAATATTTTTGACATTCAGGAGTCCCAATGATAGATATAAAACAACTATTACCCGGAAGATTATCATCATTCCACCCACAAGAACTGCACATCATATCAAATTCTGTATGACTGTAACAATATAGTTTTGGTTTTTTCATTTTTTAATAGGAAGATAAATAATAAGATCTGATCTAACTAAGGACTTTCCAGAGGTTATTGCTTCTTGAGAAAGAACTTTTTGAAGGGATTCTGAATAATATCCAGATATTGTCTTATAAAATATATAAGTCTTAGGAATTTCTTCCGAATTTTTTAAATTCTCACCTAAATTAATCCAATCTTCTTCTGTAGCTTCTGGATATACTGTTTTATTCAATGGAACTGTTCTAAATCCATAATAATTCCAATATTCATTAAAGATTTTTCCCAAGTCTAAAATTTTTTCAGAAACTTTTATATTACCACCAGAAAAATCAAACTTATAAGATAAATATTTGTCTGAAATATTCTTTGTCCTGATATAACTACTATAGGTATATCCTGAATTATCATTGTAGTATTGAATATATGATTTATAGAAATTAATAGTTTTTCCAAGATCATCTATATAAACATGACATTTCTTCTCAGCAGCTTCATGATCATTCTTTAATCGACTCTCTAAGGCTGAATCTTGACGATAAAATTCTTCAATAAATCCTATAGGGCTATTCCAGAATTTCCAAGAATAAGCTGTCATTTCAAAACGATCCATGATTTCTTTAATCTCTCCATCTGATAATACCCTAGGACAAACTTCGAATTCTACACTTTTAATACTTTCAGTGAATACAAAATCCTCTTTTTCTATACTCCCTGGATCATAAAATAAAAGTTTAGTTTCATATTTCTTCCCTAGTTCTTTTCCAAACTTAGCTTCTCCAATAAATATTGCTTTCCTTTCTTCATAGTTTTTAGAAATTCCTGAATATTTCCAAGGTAGTTTTTTAAGTTTGTATAAAGATCCAGGTTTAAGTTCGGCGGGTTTAAGATCTTTTGTTATTACTTCTCGTTTCTTCATTATCTCAGAAGAAATTCTATATTCTTCTGTATTAATCGGAAGGAGAACTAATTCTGTCCCTATCCAAGAATAAACACATTTTCCGATTATTTTCTTTCCAGCCAAGCTATCACAATAATCTAATATCCATAAGAAATTATCAATTCCTATTTCAATCTCAAACCCCCTTGGATCCCAAATTCTACAATAAGCTTGTCTATAATTCCAACCTACTTTTCCACCACCAACAGAACGATTCACTATAAAACCTTCCATCGGAACATTCTCAAATTCATCATCTTTGATTTTATGATCTCTCCAAGAATTCCAAGATTTTTCTTTTTTCAAAATCCCTGTCGAAGAGTCTGTGTAAGTAATGAATCCAAGTTTTTTAGTATAACAGTCAGATCTCTCTTGATATCCGACGTTAATTTTCTTTGGAATAATAAAATTTTCGCTATTTACCATAATATATAAAATTAAATTTTCATTGCAAATATAAGGGATTGACAACCTTATTTATGTAAAACTAAAATTTAAATAGAAAATTATGAAAAAGAAAATTAGAGAAATCGTAAGAGAAGAAATAAAAGCAACAATATTATTTTATTTAATTCCAGTTGATTTAGTTGCTTTCTTTTCATTAAATAGTGAAATAAAAAATATAAAGATTACTCTTGCTATCTTAATAGTATTTTCTTTAGCGGTATTGACTTATTATGTTCTTTGGAGAGTTATAGAATATCTCGAAGAGAAGGAAAAAGAGAACCCTGAAAGCCTTATAAATGATAATAAATAATAAATGAATGAAAAAGAAAACAAAAGATAGATTGATTTTTGGATTAAAAATCATAACAGTATTATCTCTTGGTGTTGCAGCAGGATATGCAATATACCGAAGAAGAGATAAAGCTTATAATTCACTCCCAGACAGTAAATTTGTTGGGAATATGATGAAAGGCAAGAGAACTGAACTAAATGTACCAGTTCCAGGTGTCTATGAATTCAAAAATGAAAATCATAATAAAGGTTACTATAATGTATTTAAGAATGGACCTTGGAATGTAGTAGCGCCAGGGTATCAGAAAAAAGACCTTGTGACTCCCGCGCCGAATCAACCTAAGAAAGTAAGAGTTAGTTCGGGAGGAGGTAGCACATATTTTCACGTAACACAAAAGCTATCCAGATCGGGAGCTAAATTGTACGGCGCGAAATCTATAAGAGGTTATTATATTCTTAAATATGAAAGTTAATATATACTATACATTAAGAGATTGGAGAAAATCCAGTCTCTTTTTTATCTTTCCTCCAAATCGATGAAAAGTGATCTCTCGACCCGTGACTTCCTTATTTATGCAAAGGGGATTCGTGTTGTGTGGGTTCCCAATTTATTTCTAAAACAAATAGTAAATATGGAAAAAATAGTAGAATATGAAGGTACTAAGAATCATTATATAGTACTTCAAGAAAATGCGATAATGAAAAATCCAGAAACAAGAGAATGGGAAAACTGTATTATCTATCAAGAGTATAAACACTGTACTCCTGAAGGTTATGTAGAAGTTCCTGAGAGTGAAAGAAAAATATTTGTAAGAGAAAAGAAAGATTTTTTAAGAAAATTTACGTTATGTTTAGATTTATAACTATGTATTATGGATGTTCTGGTACATTTAAAGCAACAACCATAGAATCAATATTAACAAGATGCCCTGGACTGTATAATGTTATGTGGTCTGATATTAAACCTTGGAAACGTTGGGAAAATATCTTAGGAACACAGCAAGATGATCGAAATTATGCTATTCTTCATCTTTGTAACTTGAGGAATGCTATAAAAAATAACTGGCCTCCTGGAGTGAATAACCTCTTAGTAGAAAGGGGAGTATCCGATATGCTTTATTATTACTACAAGAATAATAGAGAAATCGGTGAAAATTCGAAATGGATTAAGGATGTAGTTCATGAAGAAGATATCTTATGTGAGCAAAATTCGTACTATACACCAAGGAGAATATTATTAGTTCAGAAAGATTTTGATTTTGTTAGAGATGTTATTCTTAGAGAACCTACCCGAGCAAAAGAATTTCCAGGAGGGGTTCAAGAATATATGGAACATCAAGATGCATATGTTGAATTTACACAAAAGTATAATAAAATTGATGAAGTTATTAATATTAAAGATGCAGAAAAATATGTAAATGACTTGGGATTTGAATTTGATCCTAATAAATTTTAATAATAACAAAAAACAATATAACAAATGGAAAATAAAGTATTAAATTACTTCAATGGAGATGAATTAGCTGCGTCAACATGGAAAAACAAATATGCAGCAATAGGAGAAGAAACACCAGAAGATACTCATAAACGACTAGCTCGTGAATTTGCCAGGATAGAAGAGAAATTTGATTGGAAAAAAGACTCTGATTCAAGTTTAAAATTATCTACGTATGGGTATTCTAGAGAGCCATTGACAGAAGATAAAATCATGGAATTATTTCGAAATTATAAATATATAATTCCTGGAGGCTCTGTAATGTCTGGTGCTGGAACGGATGGATTAGTTAGTCTTAGTAATTGTTTTGTTATAGGTTCACCAAGTGATTCCTATGCAGATATCATGAGTACTAGAGCTGAACAAGCGCAACTTATGAAAAGACGTGGCGGAGTAGGATATGACTTATCAGAGCTTAGACCTAAAGGAGCTAGTGTTAAAAATGCTGCTAGGAGTTCAACAGGTGCAGCAAGTTTTATGGATGTATGTTCAGATGTTACAAATGAAGTAGCACAAAATGGTCGTAGAGGAGCACTTATGCTATCAATGAATATCAATCATCCAGATATTGAAGAATTTATTACAAAGAAACAAGATCTTACAAAAGTTACAGGGGCTAATATTAGTGTAAAAGTAACTGATGAATTTATGAAAGCTATGGAGAGTGAAAAAGATTACTTACTCCGCTTTCCAATAACTTATGATACAAAAGATCTTAATCTTGATGATTATAATATTGGAGAATTAGTAGAAATAAAAGATCCAAATTATCCCAGAGTTTATGTAAAAAAAGTAAATGCAATGAAACTCTGGAAACTCCTTATGCACTGTGCTTGGAACACGGCAGAACCTCGACGGGGTTAATATAGTTTAGATATAAATTATATTTAAAATCGTAAGCAATTGCTAGAACTATTTAGTATAAAACTAGCAGAATTATAATAAGTTATAAAATATATGTTAAGAGATATTAAAGGTTTTGAAAATTATTATAGTGTCAGTGATGACGGAAAAGTATATTCGAAAATAAGAAAGAAATACTTAAAACTGAATTATAAAAAGAATGGATATGTTTATGTTTCTCTTCAAGTAAATAATATAAAGATTACTAAAAGAGTTCATAGGTTAGTAGCAGAGGCATTTATTCAGAATCCAGATAATAAACCTTTCGTTAATCATATAGATGGAAATAAATCAAATAATAATGTTAAAAATCTTGAATGGGTGACTGGAAAGGAAAATAATATCCATGCTATTAATATTGGATTATTCGATCCTAAAAAACAATGTCACACATATGAATTGATAGATGTATCAGGGAATATGGTATATAGATCTAAAGGATTTCAGGATTTTATTAATTATATTGGATTAAAAAAGTCTAGTATATTTAGTTATATTCGAAATAATGAAGGGATTATAAAAACCGGAAAATATAAAGGGTATAAGATTATAACTTATAAATAATTTTCAACGACTATGTATTATGACATTAATTTAATAATGAAGATATAGTCTGAACTTATATAAATAATATAAGAAAACATATTTGGGCATTATGTTCGAAAGTACTATGCATAATTATTCACCAGATGGAGTTTATCCAAATTTTAAAATGGTGTCGACTAATCCTTGCGGTGAAATTCCTATGGGACCTTATGATAGCTGTCGTCTTATTCATTTGAATTTGAAAAGTTTTATTGAGGAACCATTTACAGAAAAAGCACATCTAAACGAAGAATTACTTTATGAAACTGCATATGAAGCAATGAGACTAGCGGATGATTTAGTTGAGCTAGAAATTGAAGCAGTTTCTAAAATAATTGATGTAGTTAAAGATGAAGAAAATAAATTAGAATATGAATTGTGGAATAAGATAAATAATACTGCAATTCAAGGACGTCGTGCAGGTTTGGGATTCACTTCTCTTGCTGATGCTATTGCTATGTTAGGGTTAAAATATGATTCTGATGAAGGTTTAAAAATGGTAGATCAAATTATGAAAATTATTTTCTTAGGGGAACTTGATTCAGATATAGATATGGCAATTGAGAGAGGAACATTCCCTATTTATGATGGTTATAGAGATTGGCATTTAAGAGAAAATGACACTGCAAAAGAAGGCAATAATGATTGGTATGAATTTATTCGTATTAATTATCCAGAGAGAGCAAATAGGATGAGTAAATATGGAAGACGTAATTTATCATTTTCAACAGTTGCTCCTACAGGAACAGTTAGTTTAATGGCTAGATGCTCTTCTGGTATTGAACCAATTTTTATGCCATATTACCAAAGAAAAAGAAAATGTATGTCTCCTGGAGATAGAGTAGATTATACCGATATTAAGGGAGAAAAATATACATTATTTGTAGTTGTTCATCCAGGACTTATGGAATGGGCTTCTATGAAGTATGGAAAAACAGAAAAAGAATTAAATGATGAATGGACAATTAAAGAATGGGAAGAAGCATTTAAAGAAAGTCCGTATTATGGTTCCACAGCACCTGAGATTGATTGGCATCAAAGAGTCAAACTTCAGGGAATAGTTCAGAAGTATATTACACATAGTATTTCTAGTACTGTAAATTTAGATAATAAAACTACAGAAGAAGAAATCGCAAATATCTACATCGAATCTTGGAAAGAGGGATTGAAAGGAATAACCATCTATAGAGATGGATGTAGAGAAGGTGTATTAACAGGTTTGAGTAAGAAAGAAGAAAGGCCTACTACTATTGAAACTAGAAAAGCTCCTAAACGCCCAAAAGAATTAGAAGCTGACTATTACCAAGTTAAAGTTAAGGGTGAACAGTTTATTATTGTAGTTGGTCTAATTGAAACAAGACCTTACGAAATCTTTGTATTTAGACCTACTGAAATGGCTGTTAATTTTCCAAATCACAAAGGAAAGATAACTAAGATTAAAAAAATGAAATATTCTTTTGAATCTGATAAGGTTACAATTCCAGATCTCAAAGTTTTAACCACAGATATTGAAGAGAAAGCTGCTACACTATATACATCAATGTTGCTTCGTCATGGAGTAGATATTGAATATATTATAAAAACAGCTAAAAAAGTAAATGATAATATTTCGAGTTTTTCTTCTGCAATGTGTAGAGTTTTAAGTAAATATATTGAAACAAAAGAAGTAAAGGGTGAAGTATGCCCTGATTGTGGTGGAAAACTAATTAGAGATGGTGGTTGTATAAAATGTCTTGATTGTGGATATTCTAAATGTCTCTAATAGATAATAAAAAGACCTTAGGGAGAAAATCCTTAGGGTCTTTATTTTACTCTTTTACAGACCTTCTTTCCTTATTATTGAATAATAAAATAATTAATTGAGATGAGTAAAATAATAATTGTTCCAGATGTTCATGGTAGGACATTCTGGAAGTTAGCAAAAGAAAAGATTAATGAAGTAGATCGAATTGTATTCTTAGGAGATTATTTAGACCCATATCCATTTGAAAGAATTTCTTCGAGAGAAGCTATAGAGGAATTGAAAGAAATAATAGATCTTAAGAAGAAATTCCCAGAAAAGGTTATTCTTTTAATAGGGAATCACGATCTTAACTATATGGATTTATCAGAAAATATATTTCCTTGTAGTAGATACGATGATAGAAATGCTCCTGAGATTAAAAAAATATTTGAAGAAAATAAAGAACTATTTCAATTATTATATAAAGAAGATAGATATTTATTTTCTCATGCAGGTGTTGTAGAAGATTGGATGAAAGAGTTATGTAAGTGTGAAAATTTAGATGAACTCTTAGGTAATCAATCTTTAGCATATGATTATTTATGGTGTGTTTCTGGTATTAGAGGAGGGTATGGAAAATATGGATCTTGTGTATGGTCGGATGTAAGAGAATTTGATAATACATTCTCAGGAGTATTTCAGATTTTTGGTCATACTCAATTGGCTAAAGAATTTTTTGGACCATCACCAGGAATAAAAGAAACATTTGCATGTCTGGATTGTAGAGAATGTTTTATATTAAATACTGAAGAACAAACAATAGAAAAGTTATGAAAATTGGAATTGATTTTGACGGAACCTGTGTTACTCATGAATATCCTAAAATCGGAAAGGATATTGGTGCAGTACCTGTTCTTAAAGAGCTAGTAGAAAAAGGTCATAAGTTAATCCTTAATACTATGAGATCAGGGAAAGAACTTGAAGATGCAGTTGAATGGTTTAAAGAGAATGATATCCCTTTGTATGGAGTTAATCAAGATCCTGGACAAAGAAGATGGACTAGTTCTCCAAAAGTACATGCAGATCTTTATATAGATGATGCTGCTCTTGGATGTCCTCTTATATATAATCCAGATTTTAGTGATAGACCTTATGTAGATTGGGAAAAAGTTAGACAAGTATTTTATGATTAAGAAACCAACAAAAGAAGAGATGTACGTAGTTAATCAGCCACGTCATCTTATGATATCAATTATATTAATGGATTATGATTACTATCCTCTTCCAGATAATATACATACTGGATTATGTAAACTTTCTGAGATTAGTGATATAGTATTCATATTCTCTGATTCCCATTTCGACAATTCTAAGATTAGTAAAGAAAAGATAACAACTCTTTATCAGGCTTGTGCTTTTATAGATAGTTCTGGAAATTTACCGAGAACTATTTTTAAGGCTCTACAATATGATAAAGAAATATTTGGGAAGCACATCGGAATAACAATATCTAGATGTCAGGATTTACAAGAATCTACACCTAAACTTTTTGAAAACCTAGAAAAAATAAATCAGTCTAGAATTATTAAGCCAGTGTTTAAGATTCGTAGATTATCATCAACAGAACTATATAACTTCTACTATACACCGTCTGAAGAAAAAAGAAAGAAGAAATGGAAATGTATTTTTGATGAATATTTATATTTTTATCATAGACATATTCTGAAGTCTGTTATTTTTCCATGGACTAGAGTAGATGTTCCTGATCCTGCCGATTATATAGATTGTAGATATTGTACTTGGGGATCTAACTCTTCAGTACTTTATTTCAGAAACACAACAATCGGAATATTCTTGGAAAAAGTAGATAAAGAATTTATTGATACTTTTACTGATCCGGATCCTAGATATCTTTTTGCTGGATTAGTTAAGAAAAATGGAATAGATTGTTTAGATTATAATATAGAGGATTTAGATATTGGAAAATTATGACTAAAAGATATAAACAATCAGGAAGAAACTCAGCTTATCCAGAATACATAGAAGTTTGGGAGTATGGAGTTGGATCTGTACCTGATTGGATTTCAGATAAGAGCAAAGTTACGTTTATAGATGGTCTTGGAAATGTAACTTTAGAAACTCATGATACTAGTACAGGTGGAGTAGAGATTATAGACTCTACAGGTACATCTCCTCTTATTAGGTTAGGTTCAAAAAAAGACTTAATATGTAGAGAGGTAGAAAATGAAACAAAAGTATTTGTATTGACTAGAATACAATTAGATTTATTATATAAATTAGAATTATGAAAGAATTAAAAGACAGTGAAAGAAACCTGATTAATGAAGGACTTGTAATGGTAGACTATTCTGCTGAATGGTGTGGTGGTTGCCAAGTAATTAAACCAATTGTTGAAAAATTAGCAACCGAATATGAAGGAAAAGTTAATATTTATGGATGTGATGTTGATGAATGTGCAGAACTTACATCAGAATTTTGTATAAGAAACATTCCAACACTACTATTCTTTAAAGATGGAGTACTTCAGAATCGATTAGTAGGTTCACATCCAGAGAAAACAATTAGAGAAAATCTAGATTTACTAATATCAGAATCAGGAAATGAATAAATTTGTACTTAACACATTAATTTTAGGAGATGATGACCTACATTGTAAGACAGGTGAAGTAACTTTGTCTATGATGAACCTGAGTCATACAAATTTTACTGGACCGGATCTTGATAAATTCGATTTAATTGTTTATCATGGAGAGAAAGGTTGTAAAATTTTAAAGTCCAGAGCATTTAGAACTGGAAAAGTAGGATAAAAATAAAGAGAGGATACCATTCAAATAGGTTCCTCTCAATTTTTTTACATCTCTCCGTCGTATTTTTTATCGTCTTGAAGAGTTGATCTTTTTCTTACTAATAGAGCAATTTCTACAATTAATTCTTTTAAAGACATTCCACCTTCATATGGGAAAGCCTCATCACACCATTGTTTACTAGAATAATCCTCTTCTTCTGGTGTAACTTCATAATCTCTACAAAGTTCTGCTACTCTTTGTTGAACATACTCTTTAGTTAAGATTCTAGATTCTGGAATAAAATATGCACTACTTCCAGTCTGATCTTCATGTCCCAAAGCTAAAATTGCTTCATCTCTAAACCAATCACATTCCATAAATTCTTGTGATTCTGGCCATCTTACTAATACATAGTTTTCATTCATATTCTTTAATTTTTATTACATCTATAAGAGTTTTACCTTCAAAGCCTTATTATTGAGAAAAACAAGAAATTATGAAAAGAATAGACTGTTCATTTATGGGAATTAGTGGAGAATGTTTTATCCACATCACCCTAGAATTTGAAAACATCCCAAGAAAAGGGGATAAGGTAGTACTCAGCAGAAACATTGCAGAGTATGTAAGAGAAAATATGACAAATGATGTGGAGAATGCAGAAGAATATGCAGATATTATATCCATGTCATTAGACAAAAACTCAGGGACTATGTACTTTTATGCAGTAGAAGTAATTCATTATCCAAGAATTGATAGAGATGTAGATGATGAAGCGATTACTAGAGTCATACTTAGTAGTAATAGTCTAGATTAAAAAAAAATAAAGAGAGGCCTTAATAGGTTTCTCTCTTTTTATTTTCTTCTTAGAGTTCAAGTATTCTTTTAAGTCGTTGTAAACTTCCAGGAATATCATTTCTATCTAAGTGTGATTCATTATTTTTTACTTTTAATTCATCCCTTTGTTGTATGAATTTATTATAAGCTATTTCAAAAATTTCTAGATCATAATCATGTAGTTGTCCATAAGTTTTTATATTTTCTGGAAGGTATTTATCTTGCCCACCTTTAAAGTTTCTTATTGCATAAGTTGTTTTAAAGAGATCTATATAAGCATTTTTAAGAACATCTACTTCTTCTGGTGTAAACTTATCTATAACATTCATTAATTTATAAGTACCATCACCACAATCAGGCAAACTCTCTAAATAATCATCTTCTATATTTACCCACCTGTTTATACTTACAACAAATCCAATAGGTGTTCCAGAATCTAATGTTAATATCTTATTAGGATAGTAACCTTGAGGAGAGTCACATAATCCTAGAACTTGAAAATTTACATCAATAGATCTCATAGTTTTTGCAATTTTCTTAGATTTATCAAATAACTGTAAGAACTCGTCGGAAAATACATACTTTCTATAAAGTTCAACTACTAATTCTTTAATTAGTTTTTCTAATCTTGCTAATTTTTTCTTAAGACCTGAGTTATCTAAAAGTTCTTTATAAGTTGATAATAAGATATCTCTCGAAATTAATTTACTTTTGTCTTTATCTAGAATCATGATTTTAATATATTATAAAGTTCTATAAAATTAGTTTTCAAAGCAGTTAGAGTTAAGTTTTTATTTTCCAAAGTTTCTTCTAACTCGAATAACTTATTACATGCTCTTTTAGAAACTACTACATATTCTCTAAGTTTTTCCAAAGCTTCTTTATATAATTCAGGACTTTGATGTTTAAAACTACTCCACTCATTACCTTTAAATAGACTAGGAGCAGAAATCAAATTCCCATCTATTCGTTTTTCAATTCTTATTCCTTTAGAAAAATAATAAAGATTATCCCCCCAATTTAAACAGTTTATATTTTCTTCAGGAAATTCTTTTTTTAATACTCCATCTCCTGTAAAATCAAATACTTGAACACTATTTAAATAATCCTGATACTTCATTGTAAATTCTTTTTCTTCTGGAGTTAAACATTCCAAGATCGCATCAAAAATAAAATCTACTAGTTCATTACGTAGGTTCTTACTCTCATCGAACTCTTTGATATACAATTTTTTAACTTCATTAATTATCTTATCTCTCTGATTTCTAGTTAATGCCATAATCGTTTTACTTTTTTACATTACTTACATTAATAAGGATTTTGCCATTATAAAAGGTCCTAAATCTTAATTATGTAAAACTAAAATTATACTAATATGAAAGATATTGAAAAAAGAATAGCTGAGAATATCCAAGTTCCTGAGGATATGTACTTAGAAGGATTACTTGATATAACTGGATTTTTATTTAGTGAGTTAACACAATTTCTAGAAAATGAACATCGATATATAGGTATTACTAAATCCTATATTCATACTGTTAAGTTAACTATTGAAAGGATAGATCAATCTGTTCGACCTGAAGATATAGAAATTTATGGAAGAATATTATACCTTTATAAACCATTTCTTAAGAAAGAATTCAAAAGACTTAGAAATAAAAAGTTAACTGCAGGAGATTCTGTTATAGTAATTATTAATAAAATCATAGAAATAATAGTCCAAGAGAAGAAACAAGATTTTAGATTTCATAAAGAAGTAAGAACTCTAAGGAAAATTATATCTAAATTTTTTGAAAATATTAGGAACAAAAAGAAAAAAGATCCGCTTTATTCTTTAAGTAATGCTATTAAAGAGTATAAAGATAGCGGATCTGTTGGAAAATATCCTCTTGATGTATTCTCTTTTATAGATAATCAGTATACGAAAGAGGAATTGAAAGATCCAGGGGAAAGACTAAAAGAAGAAAGTGATAGCAAAATAAATGAAATTTCTTTTGATAATTGATTTTCTTAGCTATAAAATAAAAAACTAGATAGAGTAAAATTCTATCTAGTTTAATTTTTTGTTTTAATTTTTCTTCTTCTCATCTTCGGCTTTTTCTTCCAGGGACTTTTCTTCTCCAAGTTCATATTCCATGGATTCAATATCTATCTTTCGATTTGCAAAGTCCTTCTTATCCTCATCTTCTATATCTACCGTATAATAAAGCATGATGTCAAATCCAAGATCTTTATACATTGGATTTACATCTCTTGCCTGAAACATTATGTGATTATATTCTGTTGAGTATGTTCCATATAAATTACTCCTTTTCTTGTAGATTGTCAAGTTTTCAGGAATAGTTACATAATGAAGCATATCAAGAGCTGTATATAAATCTACTCCAGGTTCATCATCTATTTCATCCTTCATCGGAAATCTTAGTTTATATCCTAAGAATGTAGATGCTATTTTCACATCATATACATCATCTTGAGTTTTCCCAAGATCATTTAATTCCTTACTGAAAAATGCAATATTCTCGAAAATATGACCTGTAAGTTTTTTACTTAAACTCTTACGTCCATTTGTATAATCGAATAAGTCCTGCATAAACTCTGAAAAACCATTATACTTAAGTCTTCCATCAGGCCAAAAAACATTATAAGATTCATAATCTCTTTTCGGAATCTCTACTGCTGCTTGAAATACTTTTTCATAAGTACGAGTTTCACCATTTACTTCCTTCGTATAGGTTACTCCCTTTATTTTATAAGAAAGTATATAATATCCAATAAAGAAACGATCAATATTTTCATCCTCCGTACCTATAAATTCTCGATTTAAGGTATCTCCTAATTCATTGAGCGTATCTTTATAATCATTTATTTTTGGATAACCAGATAGATTCCTGTTATAAGCGGTTGTTGGAATTTCGAAAATAAATTCTAATTTCCTTTTTCCAAACCTAGTGTCAGATTGACTTACGTGAATGATGTTCTCGCAATCCAATAATCCGCGCTTAATTATCGATTTATTACCCCATCTATCTTCATCTACTATATTACGAATGCGAATAAGATCTAGGTCCCACGGATTGATCTTTCCCTTTCTATCGCCGAATTGGATAACATTATACATTGCTAGTACTAAGTTATCACTTTCGTCATTTTCTTCGTCGACTTCGTCACTATCATTTTCGAAGGAATTGACAATTTCATTAGACTTTTCTCTTAATATGTCTGAAGAAATTCCAAGACCTTCTAGTGCATCATCGATCTGTTTCTTTTGTTTTTCTAATTTTTTTATTTCTTTTTTTGTTTCTCTGGCTAGCAGATAACCACCAAGGGCTAATCCTAAACCAATTAGTATTAGTTTTTTATATTTCATTTTTCTTTTCTTTTAAGTTTGTTTCTTCTTTTTATTTTTATAATATTCCCCTTTGTTCACTGCTAATCCCACGAACCATTCCTCCTTTTTTGGGGGGTCTATTATTTCCCATCCCTTTTTGAGGTTTACTGATAGATCCGTTCTTAGAAAATAATGATTTTCCTACACCATATAACATTATTCCCGCTAAAGAAAACATTGCAACTGCTATAATTGGTTTAGAACCTTTATCTAAATATTCAGATGTTATTGTTCTATCATTGCAATTATCTTTTAAAAATGTAGTACTTGTTTTCTGTACACCAAGTAACGAACCAATATTTATCATATCTTTTTATTTTTTGAATTAATTTTTCTAATCTTCTTTATTTGATAGTCTCCTGCAAGTGAAGCTCCGCACCCTATTGCAAATACAAGAGCTAAAACTTTACAACCTAATCCTATAGTACGGAGACATACATTAGCTACTGAGTAACTTCTCGTTGCTATTTTTTCTCTTTTTCTAATGTCCATTTTTTCTTTTAAGTTTTATTGTTAATATTTAAGTTTATAATTCTTTATTTAACGCAGTCAGCTTAATATGCTATTTATAGATGCTGACTCATCTATCTTGTTTAATATCTCTTTATAAGAAGGGAACTGGATGGACTCCAGAACCCTCCCCTGAGATAACAATAAACAAGAATTATGTTTTTGTTCTATTTCTACTTCTTTTTCTTCATCATCTTCTACTTTCATCATTGTGTTTTTCATAACCTAAATAAAGAAAAAAGAGTATAGAAGCACTTAATACCTCTATACTCTAAACTTAAAAGAAGGAAAATTTAGTTCTTCTCTTCAGCAGGAATTTCTTTGACTTCTTCAATACCGTCACCTGTGATCTTCTTTTTGACATTTCCAATCAATTTTTCACAGTAACCGTATTTCTGTTCTAATTTAATTGCTGCTATTCCAGCTCCAAATCCTGCTACAAAATATAATAAATTTTTCATTTTCTTATTCTCCTTCCTATAAGTTAACATTATTTACTCTTTGGTGGCTGTTGAGACTTCTGTAACCACCGTTCTTGTAACCACCATTGCCTCCATTTGTAGGGGCTGATGTTATTTCCGGCTTTACTTCAGGAATCATATCCGATTCTCCTATACCGGTAACTGTTGTTGCAACTGATTTCTTTCTCTTTAAAAGACCTATAGCTGCATTTCCTATACCCTTGCCAGTGGATATTATTGGTTTGTGGTATTTAACTATTATTCCACCAAGTACCATTCCAACGGCAACTCCTCCGATTGTGTATTTATTTCTACTAAACCAACCAGATTTTTTTTCTTTTTTAGTTTCTTCTTTTTCCATAATTCTTGTTCTTTAGAAAAATAATTTGTTAATATTTTTGTTATCTTATCTCTTATAAGGCTTTTACCGTTTTCTAAACCATTCGATTTTTAACGGCGAAAAATTAATGATCAAAATTCATTATTTTCTTTGTTTTTGTATAGTTGTATTTGTGTATGAATTTTGATCTTAAAGAATTTATTTTCTCATATATAAGAATTTAACGTCTTTTCAAACCCATCGTTTTTCTACCCTACAAAGAACTTATCTACTCCATGTTTATCTATAACCTTTAATATTATAGTTATAATAAGTTTATCAGTTATAGATCTAGTTTCGAATTCTGCTCTGGAAATATCACTACGATAATCTCTCATTATATCTGCATTCTTGAGGTTATATTTTCCGATGTGATATTCTTTTTTAGAGAGACTTTCAATAGTCATAGGATTATCAACTGTAGTAATATCAAGACCACGTTTATCTAGAAATTTATCATACAATAGATCTGATAATCGTTTAATTCCTATCTTCTTACAAGCTATATCAGGAAGTTTATTATTCTGAACAAATAGTACTCTATCTCTATCAGAACACTTCCAAGTCTTATCTGATAAACTAAGATAATATCCTTGAGCTAACCAATCCCTCTCTTCTATATATTTCATGGTTGTCTGTAAATCTCCTGCTAATTCTACTACATTTCTAAAAGGCAATGCAATCGGAATTAGGATATCAATAACTCCAGGAAGATGACTAGATAATATTACTTTCATAGTTCAATATCTAAGAAATACTTATAATCATTTCCAATCTTAACAAATAATCCTGAAACTAACTCTGGAAATCTAGTTTGAAGAGTTCTCAAGATACACATATAAGTTTCGGCCGTTTCATTGTAGAGTATTTTCTTTGTACCATCTTCAAAAGCAACGTATAAGTGAGAAACCTTAAAAACATTTCTCGTTGCTTTATCAATCTGGTACATAACGTTTATCTCTACATCTTCGGCCGTTATAGAATCTTTCATAATACTTCTAATATGATATAAATCCTCTCCATATTTTGTAACATCCGGATTTTCTTCTAGTTTGTAAAGTTTATTTCGTCCTCCTGTTGTTACTATGTAAGGAATATGCTCTACCGTACTAACTTCATATTGAACTGACTGAATCCATAATCTCTCTGTAAATTCAAAAGTAAGTTCCGTAATCTTGCTCTGCTTAATAAAAAAGCTATTTATTATATTCTCCATAATTATTTATTTTTTATTCATTTATTAGAGTTTTAAGTGAAAAATAATTGAATATTTTTATATATTTCATTAATTAATTATTCTTTCTTTTTAATAATCTCTAATCCATTAACCCTCTTATCGGGAAAATTAATCGTACACTTCTTAACCTCAAAATAATTCTCTAAATCTGTTGCTTTAGCTTTTCTATCATAACTAATAGAATCATAAATATTTGTTAACTTTGTCTTTATATCAACTAATGATAACTTATCACCTTCTTTAAATTCTAAATACATAGATTTTTCTAGTAAATCCTGACTAAATGTTACTATATTCAATTCTTTTTTAATAAAAGTTTTACTATAACTTAATGCTCTCAATCTATCTGGACCTAGAGTGGTGTAATAAGACTTAATTTCATCAGAATCAGCTATTTGTCCAAGAACTATATCAATTGCATCACTAGATAATCCATATTCACATAATAACTTAAGCTTATCTTTCATTGTATTTAAACTAATATATATTCTAAGAAATTCTGATACCTCTTGATTTACTATATCGTTATCCTCACAATATATACCAGTCTCTCTACACCTTAATACCTCAAAATACTTATCTACCCTCTCATTCCCCACATTAGGATCCTTCCTAAGATACTCTATTACATAGTCTTTAGATAATTGATCTTTTACCTCAGATATTATATTCTCTAAATACTCCTCTGTATTCCTAGTATTGAAGAAATAGGATAATACCTCCCTACATTCATTCTTAATCTTTTTAAACTCTTTACTGCCTCTAATTGGATTCTTTGGAAGAGATTCCAAGTCTACTTTATCTATATCCCTAAAGAAATTTATTATATCATCATTATAATAAAACCACTCTCTACCATACTCTGAATATAATAAATCCCTAAACTTATATTGGACTCTCTTTTCTATATCTTCTGAAAGATTGGGAACTTCATATAAAATTTTACAAGTAGGATTATGAAGTTTGTAAGCCATAAATCTAATATCTTTTCTAGAATCTTCTGTATAACCTATTTTGAGAAGATGAATTAAATTTTCATTCTCATCATAACCTGCACTCTTAATCAAATATATCATAATTAATTATCCTTTCTTTTTAACAATTCATAACCTCTTACTCTCTTCTTTTTTCCATCTACAACCTCAGTAGTCATATACTCTTTTACTTCAAAATAATTAAGAATATCATTAGCTTTTGGTACTGCAGTATAAGAAATACTAGAATATAAGTCTCCTAATTTAACCTTGAGATTAGATAAACTATATTTCTCCCCTGGATTAAAATTTTGATGAATAGTATTAACTAAAAGTTCAGGACTAAATGTTACTATTCCAAGATATTTTTTAATATTAGTACTATTATAATATAAATTTTTTAATTTTTCTGGTTTTAAAATTGTATAATAAGATTTAACTTCATCGCTATCATTCAACTGTCCCAAAACAATATCAATCTCCACTTCAGATAATCCATATTCGCATAGCATTTTAAGTTTATCATATATTGTTTTTAAATTTTTATATATTCTTAAAAACTCTACAACTTTTTGATTTGATATATCATCAGGAGTCAATTTATTATGAACTGTGCTAAATACAGAACATCTATCTGCATAATCATATTGTTGAATCTGAAAAGCTCTAATCTCATTTACTAATACTAAATTATTAAGTACAGGTATTAAAACTCCTCCTTGATACTCATTCACAGCTACATAATCATCTTTATAATTTTGAGTTTTTGCAAGTGTTTGATATCTTTCTGCTAACGTTAATTTATCTTCATCCAAAGAAGTTGAGTATGATCTTAATAAGCTTTCAGTTTCACGTTTTTTTCTTTCAATTTCTTTATCAAACTCCTCCTGACTAACTTTTCTATAATCACAAATAGAACGATAATAAAAATTAGCTGAATTTTTCCATGGATTTTCGAATAATCTTTGCCTTCCTAGGATTTGAGGTAAATCTTCACTAATATCAACTGCAAGACTATCAATATTACTATCACTAAAGATAAAAGATCTAGCACATAGTGAATAGAAATCAGCACCTAGGTAAACCGTTCTGGTACAAAACGTAAACATCTTAGGTTTTACCCCTTTTAATGGCACCTTTCCTATAACAAACTTCTTCCCTAATCTTTTTTGAATTTTTTTAAGATTATCAGGAGTATCACTACATAATATATTACATTGTTCAGAAGTAAGATTATTTTTCTTTATAATAGATGTAATGTGATTAACTGAATTTACATAAAATACTGCCTCATCTGATATTACTCTAGTAGGTATACCATTTCTAAGAACTACTATCTCTTCGAAATCATTATTTAGATATTTTTGAATAATTTCAGATGCTTTTTCACCAACTGTCCTCATTACATATGAATTAAGATCGGGTTTTATAAGTCTAGATGGATCTTCTGTTTCCCAATCTAATTCATAATAAGGGAGATCTTTAAATTCATCTAACATTTCTAAGTACTCATCCATCATAGGAGTAGCTGATACAAAGTATGCAGTAGGTGATTGTTTAAGATACTCTAGGAAACTTAATTCAGTATCTGATTTAAATCTAGAATCATGTAAAATACTTTGAAACTCATCTATAATAGTATAAAAATATTGAAAACGTTCCAATTTCTCAAGAATTTCTTTAACAATTCTATATGAATCATAGGTTACTAATATTTTACAAGGTAAACCATTAACAGATCTAAATATACAATATTCTTCTATCTCATGATATATTTTCTTATAAATATTTTTATTTTTCTCCTCTGAAGTTTCTATAGTGTCTTTTATTATTGTTTTATCTACTTTGGAAAGATCTTTATCAATATTGACTTCTTTCTCTAACTCATTTACCACTAAATAGACTTCAAATTTATGTTGATCCTTTTTATTTTTAAGTAACATCTTTCTAGGACTACATAGAATAATATTTTCATTACTTCTAATACAGTATTCAGTAAATCCACAACCAGGTAATTGTTTATTTATTATACATTTACTTGGAAATTTACTAAAATTAAATTCATTCCATTCTGAAATATATCTAATTCCAGACGGTACTTTAATCTTTTCTTTTTGCATATTATTTAATTTTTAATTTATTATCTAATTAATAATAGATTCTTTTTAATACAGAATCCAGTTACATAAAATCGAAGACTAAGGATACCTTAACTTCATTAATTAGAGTTTGAAAGGATAAGAAGAGCAAAATAGCAATTTAAATTTATAAATAAACATACATACACTATATATATTATTCTATTAAAAAAAATTGCATAGTAGTGGTTCTTCTATAAGAGCGAACATAGTGAGAGGCTTCGCCTCCCGCTAGGGAAAGGCGTAAAAGCCGTCTCTTATAGGAGGTTCACGATAGATTAAAATTTAAACCTAATACTATATTATTCATACTTATCGTGAACCTTAAAAAGATATCGTCCATAACGCTCTTTACCTCGTTTACACTCGGAAGAGCTAGGACTAGATACTTTTTAAGAACCACTATCTTTTCTTTCAATCCTTCTTAAAAAATCCTAATATCTCTTTATTCAATCCTTATTTTATTTTTTCTATTTATACTTCCTATAGGTTTTCTCAATATATTCTCTTGTTCAATCCAGGTTCCTTAGTCCTCAAGAGAATATTTCGAACCCTATAATCCTTATTAATGATCAAGAATTTTTATTGTGTAGTTCTTGATCTCATTATAAAAGAAATATTAATTTATTATAAGAAAAAATTATTATGAGTAAGTATTATTTTTTAGAGACAGTATTAGTTAAAGGAAATTTGAAAGTAAAAGCACTCCCTGGACAAAAATTGAAGGATGGTTCTAGTGTATCTACAAGTCTTTATGTACAATGCCCTAAGAAAATAAGAGAAGTTTATTCAGAAGGTACAATATTTATCTCAACTTCTCTTAATCTTAGTCCTTCAGGTGGAAAATTTTATACACAAAAGGGATTTCAAAGATTAACATACAAAGATGAAGAAGCTAAAAAAGAATATAAAACTCTGACTGGAATTGATTTCGTAGATCCCTTAAAGAAAGATACGATTCTCGAAACAATTCTTAAAGATGCATCACTAATTTCTCCAAGTTCTACAAAGGATGGATTTTATATGACCCCTGATAATTGGAGAATTTTAGTAAGAAATATAAAAAAACATGTTAATACGATGATTATAGGGCCTACAGGTTCTGGAAAGACAAGTTGCGTAAAAGAAGTTTGTTCTAGAATGGGTATACCTCTTCATGTGTTTGATATGGGTTCTATGATTGATCCTATTTCAAATTTACTTGGAGTTCATCGCTTAGAAGATGGAAAAAGTATATTTGATTATGCTAAGTTCACTAAAGTAATTCAAGAACCGTGTGTAATTCTCTTAGATGAGTTAAATCGTTCTTCTCTTGGGGCTAATAATGTATTGTTTCCTTGTTTAGATGATAGACGGGAATTGAATGTTGAAATAGCTTGTGGGAAAGGAGTTAGAAGTATTAAAATTCATCCAGAGGTAACATTTATTGCAACAGCTAATATAGGTTCTGAATATACTGGAACTAATATGATAGACCGAGCACTTCTTAATCGATTTTTTCCTCTTGAACTTAATATTATACCAGATACAGAAGAAGTAAATGTTTTGGTTAATAGAACGGGGATTGATGAAGAAGTAGCTAGATCAATTGTGAAGATAGCAAATAATATTAGATCACTCTCGAAGAAACAGGAAATCTCAACTTCTATATCAATTCGAGAAACACTAATGATCTCAGAGTTAGTATCAGATGGTTGGAGTGTGAAAAGTGCTATGGAAATGGTATATCTTCCAATCTATGAAGGAACTAATTTGGAAGGAGAAAGAAGTACAGTATATAAAACAATATTATCTTATTAATAGACTATGAGTAAACATTTTTCAACCTCATATTATCCTTGGTGGAAAAGAAAGGATTATGATGATTACTATGATGACGAAGATGATGGTAGATGGGGTAGGAGTATATTTAGAAAGTCCTATAAATCATCTGTCGGAAATTCTGGAGAGCTTAGTAGAACTATAAATAGAAGCTCTTGGTATGGAGAAAGTTATTATTCATATTCATCTGTTGGAAAGGAAGAGGATGCACAATTATCTAAGTTAATTGAAAAGGCTTATAGTTCTGTAAAAGATATGATAACTATAATGGATTTTCCTTTCCTGATTAGAGTAAATTTGAATGAGGGTAGTGATGAAAGTAGTTCGTATTCAGATTATTTTTCAGAAGAGAAGAGAGATAATTCCGAAAGAAGAATAGCAGTCCCTTCTAAGATATTTGACTCCACCGAAGATAATGAAACAAAAATAAATGCCTTCTGTGGATTTGGTCTTCATGAGGCTGCACACTTAAGATATACCTACTTAAGAGTTTATTTGAATTTTCTTAGTTTTATAAGTGGAAAATATACTTTTGAAGAAGGAGAGATTATTAAAATTTTCATAAATCTTCTTGAGGATAATAGAGTTGAGGATTTATTACTAACAGAACGACCGGGATTTCAAGATTTTATTGATTGTGCAAAAAGTTATAATTCCAAGACTCTAGAGGAAAAACTTAATATAATGAGGGAGAGGAAGTTGATTCTTTTCTTTAAAACATTAATAGGAATACTTAGATTTCCTGGATTAATAGAAGAGGAGGTTCTTGAGGAGTATTCTGAGGTATACAAAGAAGTTCAAGAAAAGATAACTCCATATCCAGAAAATCTTAAAGATATTTGTAGTGTTTCTGAAAGTATATTTAAGATAATTAAGGAGAAGAAATTATCTGATATAGATCCGGCGGAATTAAAAAAAATATTATTCTTAATTAATGATACTGAATCTATAACTAGTATAATGTATGGAGTTGACTTAGATTCTGGAAGAAAGATAGATAAGTCTAAAGTATCTAGGCTATTATCATCAAAGGATAGTCTAACAATGAAAATCTTAGAGGGAACAGTAGAACGTGGTGATTCTGATAAGGTATTCTTTGAAAAACCAAAAGGGGATAGGAATGATTATTTACGTGATGTGAGAGCAGTTCAAAAATATGTTCCTAGATTAAAAAAGATATTGACAGGAACAGATAAGAACTATGATTTTAATATCCAAGGTTGTAGGTCTGGAATTTTAGATACGACAAAACTTGCAGAAGCGTATCAAGGAGTTCCACAAGTTTACCTAAGACAGGGACATGTTAGAACCAATAAATCAACTATATGTGTTCTTATTGATGAGTCTGGATCTATGGGTGGAAAAAAGGAAATCCTAGCGAGACAGGCTGCAATACTTCTAAATGAAACCTTCGGAAAAAGTTTGGGAGTTGATTTATATATTTATGGACATACTGCAGATATTGGTTCGATCGGATATATAAATCTGAGTGTGTATCGAGAAGGAAGTCATTATAATCCTAAGTTTTCATTATCTAAGAGTTGTGCAAAATCCCAAAATCGAGATGGAGATGCAATTCTAGAAGTAGCAAAGAGAGTTAGAAAGTTCACGAAAGAGAATTGTATTATGTTTGTGATATCTGATGGTAGCCCTTGTGCAAATGGATATGGAGGAATTCCAGCAATAAAAGATACTGCCGCAAAAGTAAAAGAAGCAGAAAAACTTGGATTTGGAATAATTCAGATTAGTATAGATGCTGTATATCGTGTTGAAGATATGTTTGATACTTATATAGATATTGGATATAACTTAGAAGAAATGCCGAAACTGTTAAATGAAATAGTGAAAACTAAAGTAATAAAAACGAAACAAACTACAGTAAGTTAAGATGGATTATGAAAATAAGGTAATATGTAATACTATAAGTCTAAGAGGTTTAGTTCTTCATACATTTATAGCATTTACTTCGAAACTTCCTATAGATAATTTATCAAACTTTGTAATTTCTTATTATATCCCAGAAGTAGTTGATTTTATTAATAACTCTGGAATAAAAAGAGGAACTATGACTGTTGATAAGTTTAAAGATTTATATGGAATTAAGATCGATTATATAAGTATCTTCACTTTTAGAGATATACTTAGATTTCAACTTCAGGAAACTCGTACTCGGCTTGATCTGATCTATTATTTAGTTCAGATTCAAGAGAATATAGAAGCTGACTTAAGTAGATTTAATTTAGCTGATGAACTATATACTTATTTGTATAGTCGTTTTCAGAGGGCTTAAAGCCTTATTAATGAGATAAAGTAAATAATGTAAAACAATATACTCCTTAAGCAATAATAAAAAGCTTAAGGAGTTTTAAATTTTTTAAGAATATGAAAACAAGTAAATTAAGACATGATTCTTATAAAGTAGAAATTAATTTTGGAATTGGAACACAGAAAGAAATGACGAGGTGGTTTACTACTAGATTTATAAAGAATCATAAAATGGAAATTCCGGTAAAGAAAAATTCAAGAGCAGAAGAACTTATAGAAACAATAAGTTCAACATCCGGAACATCTACTTATAGAATTATTAATAAAACAACAGGATTCGATCAAGTAGTAGTAATAGTAAACATTGACTCTAGAAGAAATAGACCTTTTATTGCCAAAAAGGATTATAAAAGTTTGGTTAAGAATATCAAAACTACATTTTATCACGAAACAAGACATGCCGTAGATCAGATAGTTAAGTTAAGAAATCTGAGTTATGAAGATTTTGAAAATACAGCTATGTTACAGGCTTGGATAAATGTAGAATTCGAAGAAACTTTAATGGATTATATTACAGAAGGTGAATTAGAAGAGGTTATTTCGGAGAGTGTGAAAAAGAGATAGGAAATAAAATCCTATCTCTTATTTTTCTTTTACTTTAAACGTTCCTTTAAAACAAGAGGGTGAAAGAATTAAATACTGGACATTTAAAATAAATATACCTTCTTCTAGTAATGGAAGACAAATTAATTGGATGTTAACTTTAAGAAAAGTTGAAATACCTTCTTTTGAATTTAAAGGATCTGGAATGGGAAGTGCATATACGGATACTAAAATTCAAAAAATAGATTCAGAATTTTTTGGATCAAATTATCTTGAATTTTTATACTCGGCTGGAAGTCTATATAGTCAATTGGGAGTATGTACTCCTAGTAATATAACTCTTTCAGAGTCTGAACAAGTTTTTTATATAGATATTCGTCTTCCAACACCTCCAGAGAACAATTAAAAATTATTTTTATCTTTAATTTTATGTATTAAAAGTTATGTATATGTCATTATTAGCGCTAAAATTTCCAGAACTAGGACTAATTGTAGATTGTATTTGTTTTAGATCATCGTGATATGCATACCAAACACCAGAAGAACTCCACGAAAAAACATTATAATCATTTATTATTTGTATTGAGAAAGTTTCTGTATCTCCTGGAAGAACACCGGAACTAGATATTTCTTGAAAACCGTGTACAAATCCATTACTAGTTAAAGTAAAGTGTGCTCCATAAGGTCTACTTGGATCTCCACTCCAAGTAACAATGAGATTAACATAAACAGCTTTTGCATATTGACTTAAAGGAACGTTTATCTAAGTGAACTGAAATTCTTATATATGTATAAAGGAAGCTGGAAATCCTATAAACCAGTAGTATAATAATATTTTATAATTATTTTCATGAATTTTAATATGTGTAGAAGAATTACCTTAATCGATCAAAACGAAACAAAGGATTATACTAGGTATTATGGTTCTAACCTTGGAAATGAAATCTATACTCTTCAAGGATTAGAATCAATGCCTAAGTATGAAAAAGAGAGAATACTAAAAATTGGTAATAACGATGCAGTTCTTTTAGTTGGAGCAGAACCATTTAAGTATCTCCAAGAATATTATCATTTTGGAATACGTAATGAAAATTACTTTGATTGTTCTAAATTGAGGAGATTAAGTATAGAAGGAGGTGCATTTGTAAAATGTATTTCAGGATTTCCAGAAGATTCAGTTATCCAAGATTTTATGAGCCCAGAATTTACAACTCATAGAGATTTTTCATGGTTTAGACATAAAGTATTACATACATATCAGGAAACATTAAAGTTTCTTGAATGGATTAAGTGTTTGCCATTAAATGAACCTCTAGGATTTGACTATGAAGCTTCTGGTATGCCATTAGATAAGTGGTTTGAAATATCAGGTGCTTCTTTATGTAATAATTTATTTGGAGCATTTATATCTTTTACAGATTTAAGAAGATATTCTATCAAAGAAGAATATGAGCATACATTAGAAATATTTAGAGAAATACTTGAAACTAGAATGAATAATATTTGGGTATTTAACCAACAATATGAATTTCAAGTATCTCATCGAATGCTTAAGTTTGTGGATTTATATAATCTTTGTGATGCAGGAATTATTAATGTTTTAGATGGAAATCATTTAAAAAAATATTCTTTGAAATGGACAGCTCAAAATGTAATAGAAGCTACAGTTTGGGATACAGATTTCGATAGACTAGGAGATCTTTTGGATAAGATGTATTTTGATATAGTAGGAAAAACAAAAAAAGAGAGAAAAAAAGTTTTAAAAGTAACTCCAGATAATTATAAAAATACTCCAGAATGGGAAATGATATGTTCTTTATATCCAAATTATATTCAAGAATTTGAAACTTTAATATCAGAATATTTTGGTTGCCCATTTATGAATATTCCAAGTGATATTCTCGGTTATTATTGTAATCTAGATGCATTTTATACCCTTCAAATATATTTAGCAAGAAAAGATACATATTCTGAGGAAGCTTTCCAAACCTTTCTTGATAATTCTAGGTTAGGAGCAAGATTACATTCATCTGGTTTGTATATAGATGAACCATATCGTCTTAGGTATCAGAAAGAATGTCATAAAATGATGGCATGGGGAATTACTTATACAGCTACAGCTAGATGTATGATAAAAATGAAAAAACATTCTAAGTTAATGGCTGATATAAAGAAATATAATCAAACTTGTAGGATATTACTTGAAAATAATAATTTCTTTAATGGTAATTCTTTAGAGATTACAAAATTCATACTTACTAATAATATAGACTCAATGGATGCTTATGAAACGGGATTAAATGAAGGGTCTTTATTAATGACGTATGGAGAGAATTTTGCAGAAAAATTCATAGATATTGTGAAAGAATCTATGATTGAAACTAAATTTAAAGGAAAAATAGATCAAGGAATTTCCAGAAAAAAGAAAATTTTAGGTATTATTTCAGAAAAATTATCTCTTCTTTTAGGATTAGATAAAATAAAGATTTCAGAAAGGCACTTAGAACTTGAAAAGTATTTATACTATGAAAGAGCATATTTAGAATTATGTAATATAAGTAGAAATCAATTAAATGATATAAATAATATTCCAGATACAATAAGAGGATTCGGACAAGAATTCAATCTTTTAGATTATTCAACATTTATAAGTAATAATTATTTTAAATGTAAAAGTCCTATTGAAAATGATGAGATTGTAGATGAAATGTATAAACTTTATCAAAAAGAATCATCATTTATAGCTGCCTTATCTGAAAGCATACAACAACTTCCAGGAGATAAAAAAGAAGATTTCTTCAAAAACCTAGGAATAAATAATATTGGAGATGCTTTTAATCATTTTATGTATGAATGGGAAAAGTATTGTAATATTCCAGAAGATGGGATTTATCAAGGAGTATATCCTATTAAAATATTCAACCTAGCATTACAATTTTGGAAAGGAGGAATAGATGTAGAAACAGCAAAAGATGTTCATCCAGTTAAAGATGTTTGGGCAGATTTTATAGGATTTACTACACAAACACAATTTTTTAATGAACTCAATAGTCAATATGATTTATACAGTATTCCATTTCAAGAACAAGATTTGCAAGAGAATTTCTATTTTATGAGAAAATTTACAATAAATTATCTTCTCTATAAGAAATATGCAAAAGTACTATCGACATACATAGATGGAATGTTTAAAGCTAATAATAAATGGGTGATTGAAGGTGAAGATCATATTCCTATCCGAGAAGCAGATCCAGGAGAACCCGGAGCAGTAGAAAAATGCTTTGTACATTATGAAGTTAATACAAAATCTAGTAAAAGATGGTCTTCAGGATTTCATACTATTATCTCTCATTCAGATCTAAAAGATTGTATTATCCCTCCGTATCATTATGATGAATATGGAAACAGAGTAGATGAAGGATTTGTAGAAACTTATTTTGATATATCATCAGCTGAAGTTAAAGCAGCAGGATTTGCAAGTGAAGATCCAGATTTAATTGATAAATTTCAAAAAGGGGAAGATATTTATATATATAGTGCAAAATTATATTTAGGTGACGATTTTGATAAACTCCAGAAAACTGTTAAGAAAATGTGGAGAAAACGTTTTAAAACTATTTTTCTTGGAGTACTATATGGCCTCGGAAAGAAGAGTTTGGCAGAAAGGTTAAACTGTTCTGAAGAAGAAGCAGAAAATATTATTCAAGGTCTATATAAAAGTTTTCCTAAGTTACGTGAATACGTAGCAATTCAACAACAATATCCCCTTGAAAATTCTGGGTTTGTTAATACTATGTTAGGAGATAAACTAAAAGTTCAGGAATATGAATGGTTATTAAAAGCAACTTCTGAAAGAGAAAAAAAGAATTTAATAGCTAGAATAAAAAGACTTGGTGTAAATCTTCCCATTCAAGGAGGAACTAGTTCGATAATGGCTAGAGGATTTATGAATAATATTCGAGTATCAAAACAACAATCTTGGAAAAATCCTCTTCAACCAATTATTGTAGTTCATGATTCTAATACTAATTATGTTCCAATAAGTAAAGTATTTGAAATAAGAAAATTTTACGATGAGAATTATACAAAATACTGTGCATCATTTGGACCTAGGATCATGTTACTATTTGACTTATTACTTGGAGTATCTTATGAAAAGGCATGTCCAATGAAAACAATAGATGATGATACAATAGAATATGAAGGAAATGCCTATTCATTATTAGGAATTTATGACAAAATAATGAACTGTCCAGATCTAAAAGTTGAATGTAGTATGGAAAGAAGTGAATTAATTCCTAAGTTTGTGGAAAATCCAATAGATCGTTTTATCCAAGAAAAAGGAACTTGTATTGTGAAAGATCTTAGTAAGTATACTATACAATTTAGAAAAGTAAGTTGATTCTCCAAATAAACTTATTATTCTATTATTATACTTAAATAATAAAAAGAGAAGGAAAATAAAATCCTTCTCTTTATTTTTCTCTTACTTTAAACGTTCGTTTAGATCAAGATGGTTATGTAATTCCTAGCTATACTATTACTTTTAATGATAATACGTATGATTTTGGAACTACCACCACTGCATCTGGTTCTTTTACAGGAGATACTAACGGATCAAGTTGGGAAATAACGTTAGAAAAAGGAGCTTCTGTTGTTATAAATATAGAAGTCACTAATTCTGGAAATGAATCACATACTTATCAATTTTACTTAGATGGTGATCCAAGTTCCGGATCAGTATTAGCCGCTGGAGATACTAAAATGGAGGTTTTCTCGTTTAGTAATATATCTAGTGATCGAACAATAATGTTAGATCAGAATAATTAATAAATACTAAAATTTATAGTAGTTACTACACCTCCATTATAATTTCCAGAACTTGGAGAAATATTAAGTGAAGTATTATTCCCTATAGCAAACCAAGTAATAGGAGTTCTTGGAGGAACAGTTACATGTCCTGATCTCTCTTCACTAACACCAATAGTAGATGCTGTAAATATAGTATAACTGGATCCTTTATAATTATATCCTATTTGTAAGCCATTTATATATCTACTAGTATTATTTCTTACTGTAAAATTAATATCTGCTACTATTATCTCAACCTTACCATCTTGACTTAAAGGAACGTTTAAAGTAAGAGAAAAATAAGACTAGGAAAATAAAATTCTAGTCTTATATTCTTTTATGAATCAATAGTATACTTAGTATTCATTAAGATTGTTGATTCTTCTCCAGTATCAGGGTTTTCTATAATAAGATAATAATCTCCGGAATCATATCCAAGTCCAATTATTTTTCCATATCTTTTAGGATCATAACAATCTCTAGCAATCTTACCCCAATTTCCTGGAACATCATCTTTCGCTATTTGAAGTTCTGAATAATTCTTGCCTATTCCTGGTAAAATGAAGTCAGGATTTAATAGATCAGTAACATCTCTTATTTCTGTCCAAGGTCCAAAATATTCTTCTGTAAAACCTTTTCTATTAAAATTCTCTGCTAATGTATCTAAAAGTTTTGATTGAGATTCTTCGGAGAGAGTTTTATTTTTAATTATTTCAACTCTTTTTTGAAAATATTCGTTAGTTCTTTTCTTCCAAATATCCCAAGCTTTTACATATTCATCATATAATTCTTTTTTCATATTATTGAATAAATTAAAATTAAAACTGATAAGATACCTATTAAAAACCCTGAAATAAAAGTACAAATCATTAATCCTTTTACTATATCTTTTATTTTAAAATCATTCATGTTTATATTTTTAATTACCAACTTAAATCTTTTGCACCTAAAGAAAGTCCATATTTGATTAATTCTTCGTGCCCTAATTTATCTACTTCATCAATCCAAGATATAATTTCTAGAACATATTTATCTATACTAAGTCTTTCTAAATTTTCCCATCCAAACCCAAAAGCTGTATCATCAATACTCATTAACATACATCTAAGATCATATAATCCATTTTTATGATAAATAGTAATTTCAACTGGATTATACTGTCTACAATACATATGATAATAAGTATTCTCAGTTACTTCTTTCAAACATACAAACTTTTCATAAAATCTATTTTTATCTGTTATCCATTGTCCAGTAAGTTTAGGTGGATATATGTTTTCTTCTTCAAGTAAGTTAAATAAAAATGAATCCCATTGATTAATATCATGTACTTTTATACTTTCTGGAGTTAAATATTCCTCTAAATTCAATAATTTCATTATTCTTTATTATATATTATTTTCTCTACCATCTTCTTGTATTCGTTCGGAATTTGTTTAATTAGATCTGGACGTAAATCCTTCCAAGAAGCCATTCCAAGTTTAGATATTACAGGATGACCGAAAACTATACAAAAATCCCACATAAAATCAAGATCTTCGGTTGTTAGTTCTTGAGAGTTTATCCATTCATTGATTGATTCTTTCGACATAAAATATCAATAGCTAATCCTATAACATCATCTGCAAATTTCTCTCCAAATTCTGTCTCTTTTCTTACTTCCTCTATTATTTCAGAAATGGTCCATGAATTTTTACCAGGCATAGGACAACATATAAACGGTCCTTCGGGATCTTTAGCAATACTTTTTTGATACCCTAAGTGTTTAATAATTGATTCTTTGATTCTACTTTCCATGACGACCTAACATTAAGTTCATAAAATTACTCCATTCTTTTGAAAAGACATTAATTAGAAGATATTTTTCATAATAACTCATAAATTTCTCAGCATCTTCTTTAGAATTACTTCTAGTTTTTCTTATTAATTTATCCATCTCCGAAATAAAATTTTCCTTAGATTGTTCAAGAGGTATACAAAAAATATTATCTCTTATATAACTTTTTACTTGATCATTAATAGTAATATTCAGTATATCAGATAAACTACCACCTTCAACAGATAACATTTGGTATTCACATGAAGTACATAAGAAATACATTTTTTCCTCATCAGTTATGATCTTTTTCTCATAATCATCTGTTCTTGCTATCATACTTCTTCTAGTTAGTTCTGCTTCTAAGATAGGAAGCCAATCTTCTCTCCATCCTGTTGAAGATTTTATTTTTCTGATTGCATTTAATATATGAGAACTGTTCATTTCTTCTAAAGATAATTCCTCACCTTTTGAAGTTATCCATTTATTTTTTGTCAGCTTCTTTTTCATAAATTATATCATTTCTTGATCCTGATTTTATATTCAAATTTTTCTGCGTTTCTTCCATGATCTTATTAAATCTTTCTAATTCTTCTAACCCTGGAGTACTACTATCCAAAAAATTATTACTTTCCGGAAACATTGCATATTTTCTTAGATCTATCATTATTCCTATTTTTAGTACGTTTCTGTTCTTTTCTTCTCTCCATCTCCAATCGTTTTTCTTCAGCTACCGATTCTGGAGTTACTTTTTGACGTGGTTTTTGGAGATCTTCGGAAAATTCTTGATATCTTTGAATTATTCCCTCGTTTGACCAATCATCTGGATATCCTTGAAAATTTATATCCTCAGGGAAGGATCCGATAGTAGGATTAAGAGTAAAAATCCATTCTTTTGTTTCAGAATCTAACGTCATATAAAAACATGGCGTTCCTAGTTCTAAGAATACATCACGTTGTTCTGAGCTCTTAAGTCCCTCGAAAGTTTCAATTATTATATCATCTGTTGAAATGTAATCTTCGAGGTAGAAATATGAGCTCTCTATATCCGTGAACTTTCTTAGCATTACTCTCGCCATAGGTTTCTTGTTTGGACCTTTTCCACGATATTGTCTAAACTCCACTCCATGCTTCTCTCCTAATTTTATAAGAGCTGGGATATCAAAACAAACTCTCGGATTTTTTATAGTATCGATAACCGAATAAACTAAATTACTTCCAATTATTCGATCTAACTTATATACTTTAATAGTCGGAATAAGATAAATATATGGATAAATTCCAACAACACTATATTCAAAATTTACATACTTAGTGTCGGATTTCATCATTACTTTATTATAAGTTAAAGACCATCTAGCATATCTTACCAAGATATTTTTTGTTTTTCGTGAGTACCCATTCTCTGGAGTTAATAATTTTTCTAATCTCTCTGGAATTTCTGAGAGAGAAGCTGTTTTTAATTCTTTCATTTTATTGTATCTCCAATATTATATTTTTTATATGTATATTTCTGAACTATTAAAATTTTCCAATTGTTATCATTGTTTGGATCACTGATAATAAAATTAAGTCCTAAAGGTTCTCGACTTTTTTCTTTAACAATCCATCCAGAATACTTTTCTAGATCTACTTCACAACTGGAAATTAATATTAAAATTAGGATAATCAATAATTTTTTCATTTTCCAATCATATAATATTCTTCTAGTAACTCTTTATGATCTTCTAAGAATACTCGAGCAACTTCTTTAGAGAGAAAGGCTATTGGAAAGAAAGTTTTTTCTTTCGAAATCATTACTGCTTCACCACATCTCACAATAGCAAATTTATTTTGTGAGTAATCATTCCAGTTAGGTTCTTGAAGAGCTGATGCTTTGGTATATTCTTTAACTAACCAAATTAGTTCCTTAAAAGCTCTAGCACTATCTCTAAATTTTTCAGCTGGATAATCTTGTGGTACTTTTGGATATTCTATTTTTTCTGGAAGACCTTCAAGTTGTCTTCTTGAATAAATTTTTAAGATCTTCTCTTTTATATCCCAAGATATTGTTGAGGAAAATAATTCTTTTGCTTCTTTAAAAGTTAAATTTATCGAACTTTTAATTTCTTCATCATTAACGATATTCCAATAATTAAAGAATTCGTCTATTGTACAATAAGAAAACATTGGAATTCCATTAGAATCGAATGTCTCTGTAATAAGTTTTTCAGTAATAATTTTAATATCGCAAAGATCATTAAGTTGATCTTTCGTCATGTTCGATGATCCACAAACGCTTAAGATAACGTATTCTTTTCCAGTAGTTTTATCTATTCCTAAACCAGAAATAATTCCTATATCGGTTTTGTTAGTAATTCTTTTCCCAACCTTTGAAATTAACGTTTCAATTCCTGTTTTCATATGATTAATTTTATTTTATTTTTATACATTAATAAGGAATTGATCGGAAATAAACGTTCCTTTAAATCAAGAGGGTAAAGTTGAAAATAGAACATGTACTCTTGAAGTTACTATCATAGGAAGAGAGTCTGAGAGGGCTAGTACAACTTTAACAATTAGAGGTGATGTTGGACATACTGCTACAATAGATGGAGATTTTGATACTATAACTATCACTCTGCCAGACTCTACAAAAACATATTCTTTAAATTTTTCAGCAGTATGGATAAATTCCGAAGATGCAAGAACTCATATTGCTGATGTAAATCCAGCTTTTTACGAGGTAATTGCTGGAGATAGTTATGGATTAACGATAATATGTGGTTAAATTAATAGTAAAATTTATATTATAGAAACTTTTTGTTTTTTTTATAATTTATAAATATTAATAAACTGTAATTAATTCTCATTAATTACTATCTTATAATTATATGTATCATCACTTACTGGATTTACATTTCCAAATCCAAATATACTTCTAGTATCTAAAGTATTCCAATTATATCCATCATTTATTACATCTGACATTCTGATATTGTTTCCTGTCGTACTTCCTTTCTGTATTGTGGAAGATAAGTTTCCTGTATACGTTTTTCCTGTATCATTCCTAACCCAAGTAACATTTACTGTTATAGTTATTGTAGATGTTACTGCTTTATCAGAAGATACTGCACAAATATTATTTCCACCCGTCTTCCTATAAGATAATGTTACAGTACAGTCTTGTTTAATACCTCCTCCGCCAGTTCCTTTCTGTGATACATCTACAGTCTGAGTTTTTCCGGATTCATTTTGTGTTAGCGTTAATGTATCATTACTGCCCAATATACTAGTAGTTGAACTAGCAGTTATAGTATTTCCAGAGAATGAAAACATAGGTCTTACAGATTTCCAACTGTAACTGTATCCAAGACTCTCAGTACTTCCATTAGAACCACTTTTAGTAGATACTATAGATAGAATTCTTGTTCCTCCTTCCTTAGTAAATTCAATGGAGGTAGGTGAGACAGTAAATGTATATGTTATAGTATTACTCTCTTGATTTAAAGGAACATATAAAATATTAATCTTATTATATATTTTATCCTTC